TGTTGTTTGCTGTATATCTTATACAACTTACATACCTCAAAGTTATAGGTGGATTATATCTCGTATATCTTTGTATAAGTTCATTTAGAAACTCTGATAATCCGGAAGCAAAAACATTTAAGATACCATTCTTAAATAAATTCTGGTCAACAGTAGTTCTTATTGAGTTTGTAGATATTGTATTTAGTATAGATAATATCTTTTCAGCTGTAGCATTTACTGATAACTACATCCTAATTTGTATAGGTGTGTTTATTGGTATACTTGCAATCAGATTTGCCACAGTAAAACTTATCTCATTACTTAACCAAATACCTAACCTTGAAAAAATAGCATTCGGTATCATAGGTGTATTAGGATTGAAGTTAGTTTTATCTGTATTTATACCTCAGCTTAATAGTGAATTTGTAGATCTATTAGTATCAGGAGTTATACTTATTGTATTTATTTTAACATTCATCTTGGGTAGGAGAAAACTTCTACCCAAGTAAACTACATCATCATGAGAAACTTATTTGAAGATGCTATCTATCTATTTGACATGGAGATAGAAAAGCCTACTATTATTACCAGCAAAGCTGATAGTAATTTTGAATTACATGTCATACCAGACTATGAATACACATGCAATGATGGATTTCATATTAAACCTATTGGAATAGCCTTATTTATTTACTTGATCAAAGACGGTGAACTTGAAGAAAGAGACGTTATGGATGGATCTCATTATAATAGTAAATACTTTTTTGATTATTTAAAATGGTTTCATGAAGCACCACAACAAATGTTAAATGAATTTTATAGATCTGAATTAAAAATTATTAACCACAAAAAATAAAAATTATGGACACGTCAGAATTAAACGTATTAAGAAAGATGATAAACCATCTACCAAAAGAAGAAAGAGATAGTATAAAGAATATGCTATTAGAAGAAAAAACTAAACTTGCTATTGAAATTGCAGATAACAAAGAAGGTTTTGGGGCAGATAGTCTTGAAGAAAGATATGATACTGTCAAATATATGATTAAACAAATTGATTTTGTTAATCATAGATCTGTTGATGAGCAATTATTTCCTAACACTGTAAAAGAAACATTATGAAAAATTTAGCAATGTATTTGTGGGCGGTCCTGTTATTAGGAACGTTCACAGCCATACTGGGAAGTATGGGTGACTTAAACATCCTAGCATTTTTATTATGCTATTGTTTCTGGGGATGTATGTTTATGCCAATGCTAACAGTTTCTGATCATACCTATAGAGGTAATGATAGAAGACATAAAGAGTCTTCAGGATCAAACTGATGGAAAAGATTCAAGTAACTCAACAAGAGATACAAGAAGCTATGAAGCATAGAATACACAGAAACAAAAAGAAATATCGTAGAAAAGTTAAACACAAAAATCAACCAAATGAAAAAGAAAAATAAAGGACAACTATGTATCATACTAGGTATGATATGTAGTTTATTGTTTATGGCACCACTTTACATTACAATTTTTGGTGGCCCAATAGATCAAGAATGGTTAACACTATCAATTGCACCTGGATCTCTAGCTTGTGCATTAATTATATGTGGTAACTATATAGAAAGCTTAGAAGATCAATTATCAACCATGTCACAAACAAAGTAAACATATTCCCCGGAAAGTCCGGGGATTTTTTTCTCTCTTAAATTTAAAAAACATGATTAAAATTATTGCTACCAGCATTATTATGATTTTATCAGTCTCATTGACTGAGACAGTACAAGCACAAACACCTATATCTATTGCTAAAACTGCAGATGGAGGAGTTAAACCCAAAGGATTTAATTATAAGAAACATTACAGAAAATCAAAAAGAATGGATCGTAAAAGATTACGTAAAGGAATAAGATGTTCTTGGATGGATCCTAAATTATATAACTATCAAAATAAAAAATCCTTATGAAAACTATAATTATGAGTTACACTATCAAAAGAAAAGCTAAGTCAATAACATTTGATGTTGACGCTGGGTTTATTATAGCATTTGGATTTGCAATAGATCCTAAAAGTACATATAGCAATTATACAACCAGAAGGTATAATATTGTTATACCATTTTTAGTATTTGAAATAAATGTAAAGAAATATCATGGAAGATAAAGAATTGTATTTATACATAAGAAATGGGGTTAAGTTTATAACCCCATCTTTAGCCATTGCTTATAAAAGAAGTGATGAAGACAAAGAAATCAAAGTATTAACCCCCTAAATTTTAAACAATGAAAAAGAAAATTAGATTCAACACAACAGTAGCAACTGTATCTTGGTTCACATTTATGACAGTTCTTGCTTTAATAGTAACATAATATGTGGAGATCCATTTTTAAACTAGACCGTGGCAAGACTTTTAAAGGTCATGCCATGGAACTAGTTCATACAGACAATGAAATAATATTAGTTCATAGTTATTTCAACAATGTATTAACAGTAACCTATAACACCAACAAAAATATAACAACAAGTGATTATAATTATTATCCTATTGGTGCCAAAATACCTAAATGGTATCGAGAACTTGGAAGAAGATTGGAAGCATTAGCATTACCAAGCAAGATGGTATTAAAAAGAGATGGTTACACTTGTAATTTCTATGGAGGAACTCAAATTATATTTACTTATTCTGAAGAATACAAGGGTATTAATTTTAATAACCATTATGTAAACATAGGTACTTTTCGTAAGATAAGACATATGTACTCTACAATAAGAGAAAATGTAAAACAATTGACAGATGAAGATTTATGTTCATTTGAACGTGATGATGATCATCCATATGAAAGATTCTTAGTACTACCTGAAGATATTTTTTATTAATAATTCCGGTATACCGTATACTAACAATACCAGTATTAAAAATCAACATTGGTTAGGTTGATGAGTGGTAGGTAAGTGATGCAGGTAGGTGTGGTGCCTGCCTGCGTTCTTACCTTTAAAAAAACAATTAAATGACAAGTAAGACTAAATTGAATGCATTACTATTGAAAAATGTATTAAAACAAGATGCTTCACCAAAAGTTGTAGAATTATTAGCAGGTATATTATCTCAAAATCAATTAGAATATATAGCAACTGTTATGTATGATGATAATTATCAGTTCTTAAAGAAAGGTGACTATTTTAAAACTGAATGGGATGAGAATGAATTTGGTGGAGCTACAGACATAGATCAATTATATGATTTAGGTTTATATAAAGATGGTTATGTTTATGGTCATGTACATAATTCAGATGACTGGGGTGACAAATTTGATCCTTATTATTATAAAATGCAGTGTGGATTATATTTATATGATGATAACCTAAAACTTGCTATATTAGACGTTAAGATTTTTACAGCTAGTCTTATAAAAATAAATAAATCAGAAATTAAATACTTTAACAATGCCTCAAATATCACCTCAACTACTTGATACTGAATATGAAACATACTTAGGTTTTAAATATTTTCTAAAGAATAAACAAAATTCTTTTGGAGAAGATATGAACAGTAAGTATACATGGCAAGATGATGCACTATTAAAATTAGATGATAAAGATGCTTATGATCATATCCTAAAAACTTATGTAATAGAGAATCCTGAAGATTATAAATGAAAAGATTTGGTATAGTAAATTATGATGTGATAACAGATCCAGAGCTATCTTTACAAGCAAAAGGTTTGTATGCATTGTTAACATGCTATGCTGATAAATCTAGAACATGTTATCCTTCCATATCAACACTTGCAGATATATCAAATAAGAGTCAAACACAAATATCTGTCTATATTTCAGAATTAAAAGAACTTAATTACATAAAAAGAGTGGGACGTAAAATCAAACTTATTTGAGTTAGCTATATTATTATAACTTTTTTTTGTTTTTAAGTTCAATAACGCAATACTTTCTTATAAATTGAACGTTTAATTGTTAAATTTGGTTACTCTTATGCCATGATTATACAATTACCATCCGGAAAGATTATTGAATGCTCAGTTGAGATCTATTTAGATTTATCTGATCAGGAATTCAAAGAGCTAAACGGACTGGGAGTTCAGTATACTTCAGAAGAATCTAACAATCCATTTTATAAATCATTTACAGATACAACGGCTAAACAAGTATTTGAAGAAGATTATCTTGAAGAATATGAGCCTGAGTTACATGAAATAGATGATGAAGATAAAATGATTGATTCAGATTTTTATCCAGATGATATAGAATAATAGTATTCTAAAACCTTTTAAATTTTTTTATTATGTCAAACAGCAAAGTAACAGTTGTTGCTGATGATAACAATAATGTTATACGTCAGTCAAAGAATCCAGACATTGGATATGTAAGAGTAACCCAAGATGCAGTAAGCTATAGTGCTAATGGATGGGTTCAAAGAAAAACAAGAAGCGCCCTTATTTTGGGTAATATAGATGACCTTAAAGAATTAAAATTCAAGAATGGTCAGACGTTAGATGGTAAAATTGTAGTTAAAGAATCTACAGAACCATTTAATTCAGAGGATCCAGATCGTGATCTTAAAATTGCAGGTAGTACGGGAATTATTTGTTGTACTGCTGATGGTGAGCCAATTTATAGAACTACGTTCTATGATGCAACTGGTTTACAAGAGGATGTCATGATTCCTCATGCAAATGGTGATGCTATTAGAGCTGCAAATGCAGAAGGTGCAGGTGCAGAAGCAATAGCTGAAGATGAATTTCCTGAAGAAACGGCAGAACCTGAATTAGAAGAAGAAGAAGAAGTTGTAGCTGAAGCAGAAGGGGATGAATTAGAAGAAGAAGATTCATTTGAATTATAAAAGCCAATACAGGTGATTATGTAAGTCCTTAATGGCATTGTATCCAAAGATTGGGCACTGTAAAGTCAGTGATATTAAGCAGACGGGGGTATCTTCCAGTAAAATCATAGCTGGAAGACCCCTTTTTTTATTAATTAAAACCAATATATTATGTTATCTCAAGATCAACAAGCATTACTAGAAAAAGAAAAAGCTATAATGCAACTAAAACAAAGAGAAGAAAGATTTATGTATTATGGAATATATGAGTCTTACTGTGCAAACAAGGCTAATATTGAAAAATTAGACTACACAAAACTCAACCCACAACAACATTTCTTATTTAAGCGTGTATTACACGGCTTAAACGTTTATTCAAAAGAAGAAATTGCCAGAATGCATCCGCAAAAGAAAAAAAGAATTAGTAAAGTATGGCGTAAAGGTCAAAATGTTATTAATGAGTGGAAGCAAATAATATGTAACAAAAGGCTTAATCAGTTTTTATATGTTACTTTTGGTGAGAGAAGTCCTTTTGTAAGAGATTTAATAAATGTTCCTGTAACAGATATTGATCCTAGCTATATAAATAAGACTTCATTAAAGAGTTTAGGTATTACATATGAAGATGTAATACTAAGATTTATGTATTTAGGTTTATTACCTAAAAACTTCTTATTGGTAAAATGAAGAAAGTTAGCACAAAGTTAGCACAAGAACAGAGGGAATACAGTAAGCTGCGTAAAACGTGGCTTGCTGAACATCCCATGTGTCAAGCAAAGATTAATAGATGTACATTAAGATCTACAGATGTACATCACAAAAAAGGTAGGGGAAAATATCTATTAGATGTAAGTACCTGGTTATCAGTATGTAGAAATTGCCATAATTGGATAGAAGTAAATCCTGAAGATGCAAAAGAGTTAGGATTTAGTATATCAAGAAGTAAAAAAGAATGAAAAATTTAATAAAAGGAATAGCCGCATTTATTTTTATTATCACATGCTCTATAATAATATTTGCTGGCTATAGTATGAGTAAAATAGATCTAACAAAACAAAACATTATATCAGAAAATAAGGAATTAACAGAGAAAGCTGCAGAAGCAAAAAAATATTGTTTAGAAAATAATATGAATACAGACTTTTGTATTCTTATTGATATGAGTATTCATTCTGGTAAAGATAGATTCTTTGTATATGATTTAAACAAAGGTCTAATTATTAGAGAGTGTTTAGTTAGTCATGGATGTGGTGAAAATGGATGGTCATTAGATGATAGCAAAGATAGTCCAAGCTTTAGTAATGTTCAAGACAGTCATTTATCTTCTTTAGGTAAATATAAGATTGGAGAAAGAGGTTACAGCATGTTTGGTGTTCACACTAAATATCTTTTACACGGTTTAGAAAAAACTAATTCTAACGCATGTAAAAGAGATGTTGTATTTCATTCTTGGAGTGCAATTGATGATCAAGAAACTTATCCTGCTGGTACTCCAGAAGGATGGGGTTGTCCTGCTATATCAGATAATAACTTTCGTTATGTAGATGAATTATTAAAAAGTCAAACAAAATCTACTCTTATGTGGATTTATAAATAATAGAATTATGAAAAAGATAATGTTTATGCTAAGTATAATCATAGCAGCTATTTTTGGTTTTGGTGCAGGTGTTGGTATAAAAAAAACAGAAACAATTTTTGTACATAAACAATGCATCAATGGAGAATGCTTGAGTGATGAGGATGCTTATTATATAGAAGAAGGTTTAGATGACATAAGATATTATGTTGAAAACATTAAACAAGGAGATAAATCCCAAGACTGGTTAGAATATATAAAACTTAAGTCTGAGGAAATTCAAGAACTAGTAAAATAAAAAATTATGAAAAAGTTAATTTTATTGTCATTAATAGTAATAGGATTTAATGCAGTAGCATGTTCACATGTAGATGAAAATGATAGACCCACTAGATATACTTTAAATCAGTTAATAAGAACAGATAGTATACCAAGTTTAGAAAAAGCTGCTTATCATGCTGAGTTACAAACTAAACATAATACTGTTTATGATGGAAGTTGGGTTAAGATTGGATATCCAGGAGGTGATCCTGGATACCAACAAGGTGTTTGTACTGATGTTGTAATCAGAGCTTTAAGATGTATTGATATTGATTTACAAGAATTAATTCATGAAGATATGAAATTAAGGTTATCTGATTATAATAAAAGATATCGTACAAAAACTATAGATAGAAATATTGATCATAGAAGAACTCAAAATATCCAGACCTATCTTACAGGTCTAGGTGCAAAGATACCAGCAAATGGTAAATATAAACCTGGTGATATTTTATTCTGGGATCAAATTGGTGCCGGACACACGGGAATAGTAAGCAATATACGTATAGAAGGTACTAATGAGTATTTGGTTATACATAATATTGGAGCTGGCCCACAAGCGGAAAATTTTGCAAGCTATTATGCTCCAACTGAAGCATATAGGCTTACAGATGATATGATCAAAAAGATGCAAAAAGATTGTACTTTTGAGTACAATGCATATTATGATTTTAAATATTATGTCAAATAGAGAAAAAGTACAACAGGAAGCTTTAGAGAAAACCCTAAGTCACAAACGCTGTGGCTTAGGGATTTCAATGGGAGTTGGTAAAACTAGAATTGCTATACAGCATTTCCAGAAAAATTATAACTCCTTTATACGGGCTTTGGTTGTTATACCAAAATTATCAGTTAAAGATGCATGGTTAGATGAGCTTGAGAAGATGGAATTAACTGCATTAGAAAGTCATTTTACATTTACAACTTATTTATCTCTTAATAAACAAGATCCTAAAGAATATGATATAGTCTATCTAGATGAATGTCATAGTTTATTAGAGTCTCATGAAGAGTTTTTAGATCAGTTTAATGGTAAAATACTAGGTTTAACTGGTACTCCACCAGCAAGAAAATCTTCAGTTAAATATAAAATGGTAAATAAATACTGCCCTATTATATTTGAGTTTTCCGTAGATGAAGCTACAGATAGCAATATCTTAAATGATTATAAAATAATTATTCATCAACTGGAATTATCTAAAATTAAAGATTTAGCAAAGAAATCCAAAAATGGGGGTGTATGGTATACATCAGAAGCACTAGACTATGGTTATTTAACTAACCGTTGTAGAGATGCCCTAAGTGCAAAGCAGCAACAAATGGCTGCAATTATGAGAATGCGTGGTTTAATGGAATATAAGACTAAAGAAGAATACTTAAAAGGAATGTTAAACAACATAAGTAGTAAGTGTATTATATTTGCAAATACGCAGGCTCAAGCAGATAGAATGTGTAAACATAGTTACCATTCTGGGAACTCAAAGTCAGAAGAAAACTTAGAATTATTTAGTGATGGAAGAATTGATAAACTATCTTGTGTATTACAGCTCAGTGAGGGTATATCTATTCCTAATCTGCGTCAAGGTATTATTATGCATGCTTATGGTAATAATAGGAAAAGTGCACAAAGAATAGGTAGACTACTACGTTTATCACCAGATCAACAAGCTGTGTGTCATATATTATGTTATAAAGGCACTCAGGATGAGAAATGGGTTGAAGACGCACTAAAAACATTTGATCAGAGTAAAATACAATATTTTAATCCTTTAAATACTTAAGTTGAATTAGCGGGTTTCAGTAGGCCAGATCACTGAATAAATAGGGGAGACTGTAAGGCAAGTTTTCCCCCGCAAATTCTTAATTATTATGAATGTAAAAGAATTAGAAGAAAATCTTAAGAGTGCATTGAGTGATAAGAAATCTATCATTTTATATAATGATGATGTCAACACATTTGAACATGTTATAACATGTCTTGTGTTGTATTGTGATCATACACCTATACAAGCAGAGCAGTGTGCTAATATTGTACACAATAATGGTAAATGCTCAGTTAAAACAGGTGACCTTTTAGATTTAATACCTATTAAAGCACAATTGTTAGTGCATAAATTAAATGCAGAAATAGAATAATGGGAAGAATGAAAGAACTTTTCATGCAACAACTGGAACAAAATCCAGAAAAGTATACAGAATACATGCGTGAAATAAATGATGTTACATCACCCACAAATATATTATGTCCAAATTGTATGAAAGATAAACTGGTTCAATATAGTTCAGTAGATCTATCATGTACAAAATGTGGATATGAATTTATTAAAATAGATGATAACACTGTAAGATTTAAATAGCCACCAAACCAAACGTAATGAAAATATTGAAAAAATTACTGAAATTCATATTAATAGCACTTTTATCAACGGGAATAGCAAGCTTAGTAGTATTTACATTGCATTATATACCGGTAGGTGAATATAGCAACGGAGATCGTGAAGTTTATCTTTATGATAATGGTATGCATATAGATATAATTATTCCAGAAGATGATAGATACGTAGCTTATGGCTGGGGATCTAAAATATTCTTCATGGATGTACCCACATGGGATGATTTAACATATAATGTTGGATTTAAAGCTTTATTTACACAACCTGCATCCTGTATGCGGATTACTGAGTACTTTTATAAAGATTCAAATTGGAAAACTGTAAAAGTTACTGATGAGCAGCTAATTCAACTAAAATATGAAATAGAAAATAAAATGAAACATGATGCTTTTGGCAATAGAATTAGAATACGTGATAATTTTTATGAAGCAAATGGATCATACTATTTTCTAAACACTTGTAATACATGGGTAAATCAAACATTTAAGAAATGTGGCCTAAAAGCCAAGTTATTCATTTTAACAAGTGAGTCTTTAACTAAATTATACTAATATGATAATGTCAATAAGAATGGGGGATTATAGTTTATTATTAAGCTATGACCCCTGTGATTTATTTGATTATTTTGATGTGACTGAAATGCACGGTCTTTCACTTAAAAAGTGTAAAGAATATACAGGAGATGGATCATATATAGCAGGACTTACTAATGAAGATCCTAATGATCCTAACAAAAGGTTTATTTATATAAATTTGTCACGTTGTAAAACTGATGTGCAAACTACACTTTTAATATTTCATGAATGCATGCATCATGGGTTATGGAAATATGACTATGATATAAAAAATAAAGAAGAAGATATAATATCTTGGGCAGAACTAGAAGCTCGTATTATATATGATTTTGTTAAACCGTTAAGAGGTAAAGTTGTAAAGACTGCACTTGGTGCAGAAAAAGAAAACTTATAGTTATGTGCAAAAGCATATAAAAGTGTACTTAACTGCACTATTCAATGCAAAAGCATATAATGTAAAATACTTAATTGTTGTGAAAAACGTTTAATTAAACTAAAAAAAGATGAATGAAGATATAATAGAAATTCATATCTGCTGGTATGTAGATGAAGATGGTAAAAAGGTGTATGATATAGAACATATGCAGGAAGAGTTTGAGTATAAAATAAATCAACTTTTAGAGTTTGAAGATTTAAATCAAAACAAAGATGAATAAGATATTATTAGGAATGGGTTATTTAACCTGGATGATCTGCAACATTGCAGTGGTTTATGGAATAGGATGGGGAGCCATGAAACTCTTAGAGTCTGAATCAGTAGGACAATTCATTTTACATCTTGCATTTGGTATGGTTATGTTATTTTTAGTGGTGATACTGAGTATTCTATGCTTAGTATTAGTGGCTATGGTGTTTGGAGATGATAAACTAGAGAAAAAACTAGAGGACTTATTTCCTGGCAAGTAATGTAAAATAGTATTTACCAAAGTGGTGAATCTGTAAAAAGTATTTAAACCAAAACAAAGATGAATAAAGGCTTAACTAGATTATGTATGCAATTAGCTCCGTAATCTCTTGCACCTGCAGACAGTGAGGTGGTTAAGTCTTTTTAAAAAGTAAGGCTAAAGACTGATAAAAAGTGTAATAAAGTAAGATTATAAACTGAAAAATGATGAAAATAACACTAGAATTTGACGGAGTAGAAGAGGCAGAAGATGCTAGAACAGCATTGGATGGCTATAAATGGAAACTAGCAATGTGGGACCTTGACCAAGAACTAAGAAGCATAGCTAAGTACCAAAACTCAATTATTAACCATAATCAAACAGCATCCTCAGAAGAAATGGAAACAGCTGATAAGATTAGAGAAGAGATTAGAAGACTACTAGAAAATTATAATTTAAGTTTAGATTAAAAGAAAGAAAAATGATTAACAAATGGCTTAAGAAGTTAGAGTTAACTGATTGGACAGTTAGATTAGAACCCTTAAGTAATGAACAGGTTTTATGTGATTGTCCACCAGAAGATTGTTACTTTATAGGAGTTAAATATGATTCTTTTACCAAAGATGCAGTAATATACCATGATAGAGATCTAACTGAAGAGGATATAGTGCATGAGTTATTACATGTTAAGTATCCTGACTGGACAGAAGATCAAGTAAATTTAGAAACTGATAAATTATTAAAATGACTGAAAGACAATTAGAATTATTAGAGTTTGAAAAGCAAACAATATTAAGTGAAGAATCTGACAATGGTTATGACTACCATTATTATACAAAAGATGTAAGCGGTGTATTATTTTTATCTTGTTCAAATGATGAAACTACAGATGGTGATTGGTTTATACATATTATAGACACACCAACTAAATTCAGACACTTTGGTGTAGTCCAAGCTTTATTTAATATATTAGAAAAAGCAGCTAATGAAGAATAATATATTTTTAAAGCTCTCTGTTAAAGATGGAGAGCTTGATTTTCCTGCTAAAATTCAACAAACAAGATTCAATACATTTTTAAAAGATTTACCTGATGGTGCAAATTTAGAAATGTTTATAAGTGTAACTACCGGAAAAGGTAGTAATGCACAACTTGCAAGATTGCATGTTATGATAAGAGAGATTGCAAATGATCTTGGTTATACCTTTGAAGAAGTAAAACTTATGGTTAAACGTAATGTTGGACTATGTTTTATGAAGGATAAACAAGAGTATTGTAAATCTTTTGCAGACTGTGATAAAGATGATTTAAATCTATGTATCCAGGAGTGTGTGAGATTAGGAGATGATCTTGGTATTCAATTAAGATAACTGTTCATTAAGCTGATCCTGCATTTTTTTATTAATCTCATTAAATTTATCATAATCATTTGCCTCAGTAGCCTTAAGAAGCTCAGTTATTAAAGATTGATCTATAGTAGCATTAACTTTTATATTAAGACCCTGTTCATAAGCCTTAGCTTTTAACAGCTGTTGTAAAGAAAAGATTGTATATAAATGAGCTTCTTCTTCTGTGAATGGATCTTTTTCAGTGTCTAGTTTGCCATCAACATATTTATTAAATTTGTCAAACATTACTGAAATTCCAGAAGGATCATCCTTCTTCATTAAAAAGTATACCATCAACTGTTCAAGACCAAATATATACGTTGTACTCAAAGATATATCTTCAATGTTCTTTGTAAAATCATATGTATCTTGCACTGGTATTTTTTCCTCAGACATAATTATAAACTTTAATAGTATAAATTTATGAATAAAATTGATATTAACATAAACAATATAAGAAAAAAGTTCAAAACACAATTAAATAGCAGTGGTTGGAACAAGATAATGGATCCTATAATTGATTCAGAAGCATTTGAGATTAGCATATATAAACTAAAATCTTATGTAGAAAATGATCAGAGATTTACACCCAAATTATCTGAGATATTTAGAGCATTTGAAGAATGTCCATTTGATCAGCTGAAAGTTATAATAATTGGCCAAGATCCATACCCACAGTTAGGTGTTGCAGATGGCATATCTTTTAGTTGTAGTAAAACAATGAAATTACAACCATCATTGCGTTATATATTTAAAGCACTAAATGGAAGTCAGTATGATAGCATGAATCCAGATCTTAGTAGATGGTCAAAACAAGGTGTTTTAATGCTTAACACAGCATTTACTGTAGAAATAGGTAAAATTGGTAGTCATTATGACGTATGGAAGCCTATAACTCAAATGATACTATCAGCAATAAATAATAATAATAAAGATTTAGCTGTTGCATTATTAGGCAAAAAAGCTGAAGAATGGCAACTACGTCTTAATAATCAAAAAATATACAAAACACCTCATCCAGCATCTGCTGCATATAAAGGTGGAGAGTGGGATTGTAAGGATGTATTTAACAATATAAACAGCCATTTATTGACCCAAAATCATCAACCAATAACTTGGTAAAATCATATAAATTTATTAAATTTATAGTTCACTATGATTATAGAATTACAAGAAGAAATTGACAATAAAATTGTTGATTTTAAATCTGAAATGTTTAACAAATACGGTATAACGCTGTATGTATATTGCAATAGTGTGAAAGAAGCTGGATATGTATCATTATCTGGTTTGTGGAATCTATTTTCTGAATATGTAACAACTAATTATCCTAAGTATATAAAGTATCTTGACTTACAGAAAAAAACTAGAAAGAGAGAATGGGTTACAATTAAACAATGTTATATATACATAGCATGTGAAGATCTAGGCTTTGGTGTAAGTGAAGTATCAAGATTTTTAAATTCTCATCATGCTACTATACTTTATTCTCGTAGAAAAGTGAAAACTTTTCTAGAGTATGGGGATAAATTTTATTTAGAAATACATGATGAAATAATAAAAAAATACAAAGATTATGTTAGAACTATTTCAAAAAATACAGAAGTACGGAATAACTCCTAATCAATGCATGATATTATTTGCATTTAATGAAGGAATAACTCCATATACATGGGGAGAATTTGATATAAAAAGTCTTGTAGAAGAAGGATATATCAATAAAGATAACTCCATAACTGTTGAAGGTGAAAAAGTAATAGCTACTTTGAATAATTACTTCACTGTAAATAAAAATAAAACAAATAAGCAACTGTTAGGAAATTCCGGACAGTTGAATGTTAGTCAATACAGAGATATATTTCCCAAAGGTAAATTACCATCAGGTGTACCTGCAAGAAATAATGTTAAAATACTAACTGAAAATTTTAGATGGTTCTTTGCAGAGTATGATTATAGCTGGGAAGAGATTATAAAGGCTACTAAAATGTATGTAAATGAGTATCAAAGAAACAATTATCTTTACATGCAGAATAGTCAGTATTTTATATCTAAACAAGACAAACACAAGGTCAAAACTTCAAAACTTGCAGACTACTGTGATATGATTAGAGATGGTATAACTACTGAAAGTGATCATTTTAAAGAAAAAGTAGTATGAAAGATCAAACGGTTGAAGAAATTGATAAAGACTTGGTAATTGAATTTGTTAATGGATTAATAAAAGAACATAAGAACTTCAGTAAAGAAGATTTTAGTAGCAGTATGAATAAAAATCAAGCAATATGGGCAACCCATGTTACTTGCAAAAGACTTGCTCAAGAATCAGGAAAGAAGTTTTATTATGAATGTTTAAGATATATAATGGAAATACCGCATGAGTAGACAAAAACCAGCATGGGGTGGTCAATATGAATCATTCAATGAAGCATTGAAATATATGCTAAATAGACAAAAAGGACTTGAAAAGTCTGTATATACCCCGTGGCCTAAGTTTAATGACGCAACCACAGATGGTTTAGAGTGGAATACTTTAACTGTTATAGGGGGACGTCCTGGCTCAGGTAAAACTCTTATTAAAGATCAGATCATAAGAGAATCATTTGATTTAAATCCAGATGATAATTTTAGAGTTCTAGAATTTCAATTTGAGATGGTTGGTAGAACCTCAGCTATGCGTGAATTTAGTTCACTAACTGGAAAAACTTATAAAGAATTATGTAGTGCAGGTAGTAAATTATCTACGGATGTAATAAATACATGTCATCAATATGCAAAAGATAGGGTTAAGAATCCTGTTGATATTATCAGCAGACCTATGACCGTAAATCAGATGCGTGAACAGATTGATATGTATATGGATGAACACAAGGGTGCCAAAACTATTATTACACTGGATCACACTATACTTGTAAAAAGAGCTCCTTATCAAAACAATAGATTAGATATGCTATTTGAGTTAGGTGAGTTTTTTACACAATGTAAAAGAGATTATCCGTGTTTATTTATTGCACTGTCTCAGCTTAATAGGAATATAGATAATCCTGACCGGGCTGTAGATGGTAAATATGGCAACTATGTATTAGAATCAGATATATTTGGTTCAGATGCAATGTTACAACACGCAGATAACTTAATTGGTATTAACCGTCCTGCAAAACAAAAGATCAGATATTATGGCCCAGACAGATATATAATAAAAGATGATAGAACTCTTGTATTACACTTTCTTAAAGCAAGAAATGGTGATACACGGATGAGTTTCTTTAGAGGAGAATTTGAAAAAATGCAGATATCTGAAATGGCCACACCAGAACAACAAGATAGAAGATGATAAGTACTAAAAGTAAAGTAATGACTCCAGCCGAAAGAAAAAAGAAAGTCTCTGAACTTAGAGAAGAGCATGAAGATTATTTTCAAACAATTGGAAATCTTAATGCATTATACATACCAAAAATGGCTTATAGGCCAAATGGCAAAGATGATTTATATGTATCATTCTTTCCAAGTGAACTTGAGAAAGGTGAAGACATATATACAGAATTTGTAAGTATTGATTATGAATCAGAAGATCCTAAAAGAACATTATATCTTCATAAATATAATGCTCACTGGAAGGAAGAGTATGAACTCATAACCAGTAATTCAGGTTTTGAAAGACATCTTATACCTGTAAATGAGCTAATTGTTATAAATGATGTAACAAGCAGGAAAGAAGAATCTAAAACTATATTTGAATTAGAAGATCTTCCTAATCCTGATGATAATATGAAACAATATCTTAAAAGAATAGCAATAGCTTTAGAATCAATAGCAAAACAATTAAATAAATAAATAATGGCAGAAAGCGTTTTAGTAATTGCTGACTCAGGGTCAGGTAAATCTACATCTGGTAGAAATTTAGATCCAAAAGAAACATTTTGGATTAATATTGCAAATAAACCCTTACCTTTTAAAGGTTGGAAATCTAAATACACATTGATTAGCAAAGATAATCCCACGGGTAATATGACAAATGCGTCATCAGCTACAGGGATTATGAAAGCTATACAACATGTAAATGATAAAATGCCACATATAACTAATTTAGTTATTGATGACTGGCAATATATGTCTGCTTTTGAATACTTTGATAGAGCAAATGAAAAAGGATATGATAAATTTACCTCAATAGCTTCAAACCTAGCTCAGGTTGCAAAAATGCCAAAAGATTTGAGAGATGATTTGTTTTGTTTTTTTCTAACTCATTCAGAGGAGTCAACTGATATAAATGGCCATAGAAAAGTTAAAGCAAAAACTGTAGGTAAGATGATAGATAATGCATTAACTTTGGAAGGCTTATTTTCTATTGTACTTTTTGGTAAGGTTATCAAAGAAGAAGATGGAACATTAAGATATGGATTTGAAACACAAACTAATGGTGAGAACACATGTAAATCACCAATGGGTATGTTTGAAGAATCCTTCATTGAAAATGATTTGCAATATGTTAAAGATTGCATCATTGAGTATAGTAAATAAATAATTAATTAATTAAAAAGTATGTTAAGTACAAAAGACATGAGTGCCGGTTCAGGCAAAGCAAGACCTGTTATCGGAGTAGGTAATCAGAAAGTAAAAATTAATAGCATCACATTTGATCAAACACCTTATGATAAGGATGCATATAATGTAGTATTGCATGTAGAATCAGAGCCAGTAGGCGGAGAGTTTGAGGGTTTTCTTATAGACCCTAATGATGCAAATGGGCCTAGATATGAAGGTCAAGTTGGTAGGATTAGATTAAGTCCATATCCGTTTAAAGATGCTACTTTACCAAGTGGTAGAGAAGTAAAAAGAGATACAGAAGTTCTTAAATCTATGATTTATTTATCTGAAGTATTAAATAAGCGTGATGACTTAGATATGATTGAAGCTGACACTATTGAACAATTTATGAAATCTGCAGATTCCGTTTTATCTGGAGATACATTCATAAATGCATGTGTTGGCGGTAGAGAGTGGGAAAATAAGGAAGGTTATATTAACTATGACTTATTCTTACCAAGAAATTCTAAAGACGGAGTTTCATTAGAAGCTTTGGATGTAGAAAATTCAAAATTATATAAGTTTTCTAAAGAAGATCATGTAAAAGAGTTAAAGAAAACTCAAACTACATCAAGTTTTGAACCTGCTAGTTCTAATACAGGGGATGACTTTGATCTATAAATTTTTTTTCCTGCGTGCGCGGGTGTTTTAATGTAAAACATAACAAGCAAGTAGTTTTAGTAGGCCTAAATCACTAATTCAGGGGGACTGTTTGGCGTGTCCCCTCTACTTTTTTATTAATCCCTTAATTTTTTTATTATGAAAAAGTTATTTTTAAGTTTTATTGCGGTAAGTGCGTTAACTCTTGTGTCTTGTAGCAAAGGAGAATGCACAGATTCAGCTGAAAAAGTAGAAGTTTCAGAAAGTTCTAGTGTAGAAGAAGCACCAGCTGAAGAACCAGCTGTAGAAGCTGATTCATTATCTATAGAAACTGTAGAATAGTTTAGGGTTTGAAATTGCCGGTCTTGTGCCGGCAATTTTTTTTTAAATTTGAAATATGATTAGTACAAAAAACTTAGTTGCAAACGAATCATCTGTTCCTAGCTATTGGGTTTTTCAGTATTATTTAAAACTCAATGAACATCTTAGTGGACAGGATATAAAAATAAAATCTATTTGGAATCCTTCAGAACGTACAGCTAGTTTATGCATATATGTAGATAAAATGAAACGTTGCTATATGTATAAAGACTTTTCAACCGGTAAAGGTGGTAACAAGATTAATCTTATACAAGATATATTTGATTTAAATTATGCTTCTGCAGTTGAAAAGATGATCAATGACTATAATAAATTTGTAGCGCAAAATGGAGCAGTTAAGATAGAATTTAAACCTCAACCTAAATGGGAAGTTGAACTAGTAAAGACACGGTCCTGGAACCAGGATGATGCGGTTTACTGGTTACAATACAGGATTGGTAGCTCTATGCTATCTAAATATAATGTTAGACCTATTGATTACTATAATTTAATAAAGTCTGATAATGGGACCGTGGAAAAAAAGACTATACGTGGTAAGAACATGTATGGTTATTACAATAAACATGGTCAGATATTTAAAATCTATCAGCCTCTTCGTGATGGGTTTAAGTTTTACAAAATTGAATCTTATATTCAAGGTTTAGATCAGTTGGAGTATAAGCAGCCTTATTTGGTTATTGCTTCTTCATTAAAAGATGTGATGTCTCTAGCCGGATTTGGTTATAATCTTGAGGTCATTGCTCCAGACAGTGAGAATACTTTGATTAAGCCTTATATAATTGAGAATCTAAAGAGTAAATATAAAAAAGTAATAACTTTATTTGATAATGATGATGCCGGTAAAAAAGCAATTGCTGTTTATAAAAAGAACTATGATATAAATGGTTGTGCTTTAGATCTAGCAAAAGATATATCAGATGCAGTAAAAGAGTATGGCTTTGATGAAGTTCATGCTAATTTAAAACCTCTCCTTAAGGAGACTATACATAAATAATATGGCTAAATATTTTATACCAGGTAATGTACCTAGTAGTAAAAATGGAAGAAGATGGACAGGCAAGTACTTCATATCTAGTAAAACAGTTATGAAATATAGAAAGGACACAAAACCTTTCTATCAAAAATATGCATCTCAGTTTCAGAAGGAACTAAAGAAGCATAAACTACCGGTCACAATTGCTTTCACTTTTATTCGTGGTACTAAACATAAGTTTGATTACATAAATCCTGCACAAACAGTGCAAGATGATATGGTAACACATGGTTGGATAGAAGATGATAATATGGAATTTATCATTCCCATATTCAAACCATATCAATATGATAAAGAAAAGCCAGGAGTAATAATTGAAATTATAAATTATGGCAAAACAAAAAGAACCAATGGAACTGCTACCACTACTGAGCAGATTAATGGATCACGGAATAGAAAAAGTAATAGCTGACTTTGATGGTCAAGGTGATTCTGGAGAAGTTCATGATTATACTTTCTATGATATTGATGATAATCTAATAGACTATAGAGCAGATCAAAACTTAGAAGATTATATATATTCTTTAATTGAAGATTGTGTTAATAGCTATGGTGGAGATTGGGTAAATAATGACGGTGGATATGGCAGTGTAACAATTAATGTAAAAGATAAATCCATTGAGGCTGATTATAATCAAAGAACTGTAGATCCATACTCATGGGATGCTTTAATATTTGATGATTAATGGCTCATCCTTCTTTACATGCTAAATCCTCAGTGAGAAAATGGGGTGGCATTCCTGAAGATTACATTAAAATACATGAGTGGTTTGATGAAACTAAAAAGTGGATAGGTCATTCTATGCACAGATTATATCGTCATCACAGTGAAGGTATTTTTGAATGTGAAATAATCTTTGGTAAATCATTTATTAATTCAGACGGTAAGACCGTGTATACAAGATATGTTGGTGAACAACATGTCAAAGAAGATTGCAATAATTACATCCCATCTGCAAAGGAATGGATTGTTCATATGAACAGAAAGGAAAAACCAGATTGGATGAGAAAAACCTTAAAAATAGAGGACTAATGGATACAAAAGAAATATTAAAAATAGATTTAGAGGTATTTAATAATTTATCTAAGATGTTAAACTCTTCAAATACTGAAGATGTTGAGATGGCCTTGGAGACAATTAAAAACTTAAACCCTGAGGAAGAGATTATAAGGCTTATTCTTAAAAAAACTTCATATGGTGGCAGACGTCATCTTATAGAGATGCTTGGTCAGAGCATGTGGAATTATCAAGATCTCACAATGCAAGAGCTGTATAACAGCATATCAAAATTAAAAAGTGATAATATAGAAAATATAAAACTCATTTATGAATCATTGGTTGTTGAGCATTTTCATGCTTTAACAGAAGAATATAAATTCATAGATGGTAAATTCAAAGTAAAATGGTAGCAAATTTAGTTTCAAAAGCAAGTAAAACCCTAATTTTTACAGAGCCCTTTTATGGGCTCTTTTTAGTTGGCCTTAATAAGGTTTATACAGATAAGCTTCCTACTGCTGGTGTTAGTAAACACGGCATTGGTGTACAGCTTGCAATTAACCCTGAATTTTTTACAGGATTGAATGATAAACACAGGATTGGTTTATTAAAACATGAACTTCTTCATATATCATTTGGGCATTTGTTGGTCAGAGATCAGTATGCAGATAAGAAGTTATTTAATATAGCTGCGGATTTGGAGATCAATCAATACATTGATCAAGATTATCTTCCTGATGGAGGTATAACAATGGATTCATTTCCAGAGTTAGATCTTCCTGCAAGAGCTGGTACTAAAACATATTATGAGTTATTACAACAAGCTCGTGAAGATGGCTCATCTCCATCTCTTGATGAATTAATGGATCAAATGGATGGAAGTACTCCATATGATCATGCCACATGGGAAGAGATTGAAGATTTATCTGAAGCAGAAAAGAAGTTAATCCAAAAGCAGGTTGAGCATCAGCTCAAAGAAAATGCTGAGATGACTGAGAAGAGATGCGGTAATATTCCAGGTGAGTTGGCGGACTTAATTAAAAGACTCCGTCATGTAGAACCACCCAAGTTTGATTGGCGTGGTTACCTTAGAAGGTTTGTTGGTAATTCATCTATAGTTTATACAAAGAAGCTAAGAAGAAAGTATAATAAAAGGTATTCTGAAAATCCAGGACTAAAGATTAAATTCAAAAATCACATCTGCGTAGGTGTTGATACTTCAGGATCTGTAAGTCAAAAGGAACTTGAGGAATTTTGGTCTGAGTTAACACATATGCACAAGACTGGTCATCAGATTACAGTAGTGCAGTGTGATACAAGTATCAATTCAATTGAACCTTTTAATCCTAAGCGTGATTGGCAAATACATGGTAGAGGTGGTACATCATTTCAACCTGTCATAGATCACTACAATGAACACGGGCGTTATACAGCTCTTATATATTTTACGGATGGTGAGGCATGGGCCCCAGAGAACTGTCCAAAGAATGCTTTGTGGGTACATAGCAGTCATTGCAGAATAAACGAAGAATTACCCGGAAAAAAAATACAATTAAATTAAACAATTATGGCACAAGTAAATTTAAACATTGATGACTTAAGAGGCTTTATGGGCCACATTATAAACAATAATAGATTTCTACAGGGACAGGGAAAACTTCCTGTTGCTATAGAAGTTCTAGGTGAATCAGGTATTGGTAAAACATCCACAGTAAAACAAATTGCTGAGGAACATAACCTTGATTTTGTAAAACTAAACTTAGCTCAGATTGAGGAGCTAGGTGATCTCGTGGGTTTCCCAGTTAGAGAGTTCCAAATGTATAAAGAGAAAGTTGTATCTATTAATAACAACAAAGACGCTGTAGCTTACGGTGCAAAGACTGCCGCATCTAAAGATGTTGCCCAGCTAGCCAATAATGCTTCTGTTACAAAGAAGATTGGGCAGTGGGTAAGTGAGCTCGCAGTAAGTGACTATTTAAGCAATGGTTACAAGATGACAGGTAAGAACCGTATGTCATATGCTGCACCTGAGTGGATCTCAGACAAGAAGAAAGGTGGTATCCTACTTCTTGATGACTGGAACCGTGCAGACGTTAGATTTATTCAGGCCGTAATGGAACTGATTGATCGTCAGACGTACATCTCGTGGTCACTACCGCAAGACTGGCATATTGTGTTAACCGCAAATCCAGATAACGGAGACTATATGGTTAACTCTATTGATGCTGCACAGAAAACACGTTATATTACTGCTAACTTGCAGTTTGATGTAAACGTATGGGCTCGTTGGGCGGAAGAAGAAGGAATTGATACACGTTGTATTAACTTCATGCTACTACACCCTGAGCTTGTGACTCAAGAGACAAATGCTCGTGCAATCACCACTTTCTTTAATTCTATCTCTAGCTTTGAAAGCTTTGAGGCTAACCTTTCATATATTCAAATGATTGGTGAAGGATCAGTAGGTGAAGAGTTTGCTTCTATGTTTACTGTATTTATTAATAATAAGTTAGATAAACTAGTTACACCAAAAGATCTATTGACTCATGACAATGAGCAATATATTCTTGGTGAGTTAACCGGTTGTATTGGTAAAGATGATAACTATCGTGCAGATATTGCATCTACCCTAGCAACCAGACTTGCAAACTTTGCAGTAGTATATTCTAAGGATAATACAATTAGTCAAAAGATTACTGATAGATTGGAAACTCTTTGCACAAAAGAGTATTTCACTAATGATCTTAAGTACTTAGTTGTAAGAACTATTTTTAACGGGAACAAGCAGAAGTTTAATAAGCTTATGATGAAGCCTGAAATAATTAAAATGACTGTAAAATAATATGGCAAATAAGAGTGTATATCAAGAATACAATCAAGATGCACTAGATCATTTTAAATTGGATAAAGAGCCCCTTTATGGGGTTCTTTCATCTGATTTTGAAGTGTCTGATGTGCTTATAACACAAGATGAAACTAGATATGAGAACATTAAAAATATGCTTTCTATACAGAATATAAAACCAACAGCTCTTAATAACTATAAGAGGGCTTTTATACTACCAAGATCTCCAATAACACAGGATAGATTAAAAGCTGTAGCTAAAGAAAAAGGTTTAACAATTACTAATGATTATGAAAAAGCAGATGTAATTATTACACATGATGAATTTTTTCAAAGATTTGAACATGGAGAAAAAATTCAATCTACTGTAATGATGTACAGGCTTTGGAATTATGAAGCATTTACCGGAGGTCATCATATGATAGATAATCATGATAAAGCTGTAATTTATGATGAGAAACTTGAAGGAAGAATAAGTTCATATAACTGTTCTGGACAAACAACTCTCATTGATGAGTGGGGTATTTCAGCCTTAGCTTTAAACATAGCATATCTTATAGATATAGGTGAATTAAAAGTAATCGGTGGTGAAACATTGTTACATGCTTCTGCAAATCTAATAGATCTAACTGAAGACCTTCTTAATGAAATAACGCAGTGGGTAAATTCATATGATGAAGAGAACATAGCTGTAGCAGCTAAGATTCTTCCTACAATAAACTATACAAAGAAACCACATTTAATGTGGCAATTGGCTCAAAATATATATTCTTATATACATAAGTTTAGTAGAGATAAAGATGTACAGTTTTGGGAGGAACAATCAGATCTAAGTAAATTATATCATAATTCAGCTGAAGATATGATTCTACAGTTGGAAGTAGAAAATAGATTAGACACTGAATCATTTAAATATTTAGAGAAAATAGTTAGAAAAGATATTTCAATTCATAACCGCAATCTTTATACGTTTAAAGTGAGTGTAAAACCAGAATATAAAAAGTACTTAAAATGAAAATAGAAAAATTATATACATTAAGCATTTACCCAACTGATTCATCGTGGGTAAAATCTGTTTTAGTTGATGAAGATGCCATTACCTTTGTAAATAAACATAAAAATTATCATGTAGGATCTAATGAAGACTACTCATATATTGGGGGTCTAAGTTCTATTTCTAACGGTAGAAGATCTAATCCAGCATTTAGTATACCTAAGTTTGATAAAAACAATTTACAAGATACAAGTTTCTATAGAACTCCAAAATTAGCATTGCCGCAAGTTAAATTGCAACTTTTAAAAGATAAGTATAATATAAAAGTTGTAAGAGATATGGATAAAGCAGATTATATTATTACATCAGATAAATATTTTGAAAGTTTAACTGAATATAACTGGCATAGCTTTTACTCAGGATCAGATATAAAAGAAGTATATCTACCTAAAATAAAAGCTTATGTTTCTGAAACTATATATGATAAAATCTGTCACTTTGTTGATCATGTTATAAATAAAGATGGTTTTATTTTTATTGATAATAGAATACCTTATGGCTTTAATCATACTGTTAGAGATGCTTTTAGTGATAGACATGATAAACTTAGAGATAAAGGTCATGAATTTTGGTTAGTTACACACTCTGAAAATTTAACTTATTTAATAAATAACCCTGATAAGTTAGTTAAAGATACTGATCTTATAAACTATTGTAATGAAGATTCGGTTGTTCTTACGCCAGAAGAATGCAAATCTATATCTCAGATGATTAAATCTGGTGATAGAGATAGTATAGCTTTAGCTTTAGAAATGATGGCTAATTGCAATATTGAAAAATCATTTGATAAATTGGCTTTAATATTTGCATTCTATAAAGAGTTACTTGGTAATGCAAGAAACTGGAATAGTGTAAATGTAAAATCATTAAGGAAACAATTAGTAGATATTCCTTATGTTGAGGGTAATAATGGATATGGTTTTAATATGTTAGTTAGAGCTTTGCATGTAAAAGGTTGTTTAACTCCTTTTGCTGTAGGTGCAATATCTAATAAAATGTGCAAGACTATATTGAGTCATGTAGGCCTTACAAACTCTGAGTCTGTATTTGATATAAGACCTAAAGATTTAAAACTGAAGTCTGAATATACTGAAGACTTACCGTTTTAGGGGTAGCCATAATTGATTAGAAATGGTGTGCAGAACGTCTGCACACCACCCCTTTTTTTACTAAACTAAAGTTAGATGTATGGATAAAGAATATATTTGTAGTATATGTGGCAAAAACTTTGAGCCCATTGGGCATAATGCTGAGCCTGTAAATGATGGCAGATGCTGTGATAAGTGTAACTATGGAGTTGTACTACCAGAAAGATTAAAAAGAATCTATGATCAAAGAACAGAAGACAAAGACTCTAACAACAAAGAACAATAACAATAGTGCTAATTGCATAGCTCCCAATTTAATCTACGGATGCTTTGGTGGCTGTGTAAATACTTATTGTTACATGTCCCGGTATAACGGTACAAGAGTCTTTGTAAATACAAATGTAGATGACATATTTAATTCGGTTGTTAAATGGGAAGAGGGCTTTACTAAGGTACCTGATCAACAAGACCCTATATATACTATGGTGGATATTGCATGTAATACTGATTTAGTATTGATGCAAAAACATACACCAGAACCATTGATAGACTATCTTAAAAGATATGATGATCATCCAAGACTTAATACAACCATGGCTACTAAGTATCCAGGTTTGTTAAATTTAGATGTTAATCATTTTAATAAGAAGCCTAGAGTTAGAGTTAGTCTAATGCCTCAGATTTTTGCTGATGTTCTTGAACCTAAAATGCAAAAGATAGAAGATAGGATACATGATATTAACCGTCTTAAGAAATTAGGATGGGAAGTTCATATAAACTACAGTCCTGTGGTATTTGATTATAAATGGTCAGAACGTTATTCTGATCTATTTAAAATGGTTAGAGCTATAGCCGGTGAGAATAAGTGTGAAGTTATTGCATTAACTAATCACGCTAATCAGATGGCTAAAGCATCAGAACAAGCACAGAAGTTAATGGCTGCTTCATGTGAAGTAAAGAATGAATCTGGTGTAATGAGATATCCGCTTAAAGATAAAGAAGCATATCTTGATCATTGGAAGTTTTTATATTCAGCCTATTTTAATATTGATACAATTAGATATATATTTTAAAGTATGATTGACAAACAAAAAGAAGAGGAGTTCTATGCTAAAGACTTTAACTTTAGCTACTCCTCTATAAATAAATTATTATTCTCTCCTTCTATATTTTATAAGGAGTATATATTACAGGACCGTGAGATCCGTACTGACAAACATCTAGTTGAAGGTAAGCTTGTTCATTGCTTATTGCTAGAACCTGAAAATCTTGAAAAGAAATTTAAGATTGTACCAGGTAAAACTCCTACAGATAGTGTAAGAAAAGTATTACACATACTATCTGAGAAAACAGATGCTGCAAAGTTAGAAGATATTAATGATGAACTAATAATAGATGTTCTGAAAGAAGTGAATTTGCATCAGTCACTTAAGACTGATGAACAAAGAATTGCTAAAATTAAAATTGATGATTATGAAACATATTGGAAATTTATTCTCAATAAAACTGTGGATGTTATTGACCAAGATACCCTTGCTCGTTGCAATGACTACGTGGATATTTTAAACTCACACGCTGATGTGAAGGAACTATTTACAAATAATGAGACTGACTTTGAGTTAGATTCAGAAGAAAGATATGTGGAAAAATATTTAAAGTGTACACTTAAACAAAAAAAGTTTGGCTTACACGGCTACGTAGATTTCTATAAAATAGACCATGAAAATAAAACTGTCACAATTTGTGATCTCAAGACTACATCTAAGACTATAGTTGAGTTTGAGGAGACTGTTGAGTATTATAAATATTACTTGCAGGCTGCAATATATTTTAAACTTGTATATGAAAATTTAGATGAAAAAATACGTGATGATTACAAAATTTTGTTTAAGTTTGTTGTAATAGACAAGTATAATCAAGTTTACATTTTTGAAGTTCTTGATGATACTATGAGAGGATGGGCTTTTATGTTAACCGATGCATTGAACGTAGCTGAGTACCATTATAATGAGAAAGATTATAGCCTTCCTTATAATTTTGCAACAAATAAAATAAAATTATAATATGACTCAGGCTTATATGCAGTATTTTCAAAAATCAAAGATTTTTTTGTATCCTTTATTAGACATAAGGAAAGGTGAAGATTACGTCCCAGTAGAAACATATATCTGCTGGGATGGTCTTTATCAGCCACATGACTATAGGTATATCTGTATTTATCATACAAATGCAAACTTAAAGTTCAGAAATTTTGAGAGAAGACATTTGGATTCACATCCATTGTTAGATCATAAAGAAAGAATGAAGGACAAGCAAATTTACATTTTTGACTATTCTAAATATGAGCATGACTTTGATATGTTCGTAAAAGGACATTACTCTAAATTTTCAGTTAAAACAAAACATAAGATATTAAAATACTTTGGTAAGGTTGGTAGAATAAGTAAGTATATACAATCTTACCTGGATCCAAGTGAACATCATGAAACATATGCAGAAGCATTAGATGTAAGCTTAGATATTATAAAGGAAACACATGAACTATGCACACCTCCTGATCTAGAAAAAGAAACACTATTTGAAAAAATTCCAGATGAGTTTGCTTTATTACACAATAATTCTATATCTTTAGAAAAAAATAATTAATGAGTGTAAAAAAACTAATTGGTCAGAACATGATGTTAATATCCTCTTCATTTAGAGGAGTTAAATCATTTAACATGATTGCAGTCAGTGAAGACTGCCCATATGTGGAAGCAATGTTTGATCCTGCTAGCGGGATTATAGTAGTTATTTCCAAGAATAAAAAACAAACGTTTACCATGATGCCTAGATTAAATGATGATGGTGAACCTCAAAAATTAAAGTTTCCTAATAACGAAACTGGCAAGGTAATGAAAGAACAAAGAGTTATGGTTGAAACTTTTTCTGAATTTTATATTACAGAAAAAGAAGAGATTGAAAACTTTATTGAATTATTTGCAATTAATGCAGGCTCATTTAATTATAAAGACTTTATGAATGTTGATGCTAAGGAAACTAAAATATCTAACATTATCATGCCAGCTTAAACTATATCAAATAAAAAAGAAAAGAGGTATTATAACCTCTTTTTTTTTGCTTAAAACTTTAGTATGGATCACTACATAATGGATTATGAAACATTATCAAATTGTTTTGTAGCAGTATTTCAGCATTATAAAACCTCTGAGGAAAGAGTATTTATAGTACATGAGTTACAAAATGATTTTGATGATTTCATAGAATTTTTACATACAAATAGAGATGAGAAGCAATGGCATATATCATATAATGGTTTAGCTTTTGATGCTCAAGTGACTCAGTATATACTAAATAATTACCATATGTGGCATAGCATGTGCGCTGAAGACATAGCTGGTATTATTTATGACTTTGCTCAAGACACAATAGCTAGGCAAAATAAAAAAGAATGGGGAGTATTTGCACCGTGGCATATACAAATAGGTCAGATTGATTTATTTAAGTTACACCACTGGGACAACCCAGCTAAACGTTCTAGCCTTAAATGGATTCAGTATAGTATGGATTGGGAAAATCTTTTAGATATGCCTATACATCATACTACAGAAATCAAAACCCAAGAGGAGCTAGATACAATAGTTAAGTATTGTGTTAATGATGTTGCATCTACTAAAGAAATATTTAATAGATCTAAATCAGAGATTAAGTTACGCAAAGAACTTACATCTCAATATGGTATAAATCTATTTAGTGCTTCTGAACCAAAGATTGCTAAAGAACTATTTGCTTATTATTTAGGTAAGAAGTTGGATATGAACCCGGGGGAAATCAAGAACATGAAGACTTATAGAAATGTAATTAAGGTTAAAGATCTTATATTACCTTACATTAAGTTTAATGCTCCTGAATTTAAAGCTGCTCTTGAAAGATTTAAATCTCTTGAGCTAGATGCAATGAGGCTTAAGGGTCAGTTTAGATATGAGATGGAACACAAAGGTGTACACACAACGTTTGCATTAGGTGGCATTCACGGTGCAAGAAAAAGTGGTGTATATAAATCAGATGATGATCATATTATTATGTCTTCGGATGTTACATCTTTCTATCCAAATCTATGTATTCGGAATAAGTGGTCACCCGCACACTTTCCAAAAGAAGAGTTCTGTGATCAGTATGAATGGTTCTTTAATGAGAGAGTTAAAATCCCAAAGTCTAATCCAATGAACTATGTATATAAAATTATACTTAATAGTACATTTGGTTTGAGCAATGAAGAGAATAGCTTCTTTTATGATCCTGAACTATGCATGCGTATAACACTCAATGGTCAGCTTAGTCTGATGATGTTATATGATATGATACTGGACGCAATACCAGAAGCATTTGGCTTATTGCAAAATACAGATGGTGTAGAGATTAGAATTCCAAGAAACAAAAAAGATCTATATTTAGAGATCTGCAAACAGTGGGAAGATCTAACTCAACTAAATCTTGAGCATGACACATATCAAAGACTTGTTCTTGGTGATGTTAATAATTACATTGCAGTAAATGATTTTAAATCTGTTGATATAACTAACTGGAGAAAAGCAAAAGAAGAGAATCCACATTACTTATTTAAAGTAAAAGGTTCTGATTTTATGTATGCTCCTGTAAAGTTAAAAGGTAGATTTAATTTTCATGAACTTCAACTCCATAAGAATAAATCTAAACTAGTAGTTAAAAAGGCTATTTATAATTACTTTGTTAAGGATGTCTTACCAGAAGACTATCTTGCAAAGAATAAAAATATACTTGACTACTGTATAGGTAAAAAATCAAAAGGTGATTGGAAGCAAGTAGCTATATCATCAAATAACGGTATATATAAAGAAGAAGATCTTCAAAAGATCAATAGATACTTCATATCCAAACATGGTGAAAAAAGCGTTAAAATACTAAGGATTAATAATAAAGATGGAAGAGAAATACAAAATGAAGCCGGAAGATGGATGCAAACCTTATTCAATGAAATAAAGTTAGAACCCAAGTGGGAAGATTATAATATTGATCTTGCTTATTATATTAAAGCTATTGAATCTGAAATAAATTCAATATTACATACTAGTATTAATCAATTAGAATTATTTTAATGAATCATAAACTTCATACAATATTATCTGCTATAATATTCGGCATAATATGCTTGATTGTTATGTTTTTAATAATTGTATAATTTGGAATAGTCCAACATTATTAATATATTTACACTTATAAAGTTTAATTTATGAAAAGTCAAATAGAAGTAACAAGAGACTTTGTAGTAAACGCACCGTTGCCATCACATGCTGATACGTATACGGTTATATCACACAAATTTGTAATTGATACCACTAAGCAAATGCTTGCTAATAGTGGATTTATTGTTACAAATGAATTATATAGAGCTAATAATCGTGGAGAAGTAGCCCAAGGTATTTATCATATAAAACCTTTATCAGGTCATGATGACAATGAAATAGGTATGATGTTTGCCTGGACAAACTCTTATGATAAATCTATCAGATTCCAATGTGCTATTGGAGCACATGTATTTGCATGTAGTAATGGAATGGTTTGTGGAGAACTGAATTATGCTAGAAAGCATACAGGTACCGCAGATCAGGAAATTAAAATGCAGATATCAAGTCAAATTAAAAATGCTCAGAAAGCATTTGACCGGATTAAAGATGATAGAGATAATCTAAGAAATACTCCTCTAACATTTAAAGAGCAAGCTCAATTACTTGGACGCATGTATTTTAATGAAGATCTTATTAGTCCAAGACAAATGAGTTGTGTTAAAGATGAGATGGAAAAACCATCATATGATTACCAATGTGATCAAGAGAATGCATGGGCTTTCTATAATCATGTAACACACTCGTATAAATCAGTTCATCCTAGAGCATGGTTAAGTGATACAAAAAACTTCCATGACTTTATGGTAGCTAATGTATTAAATGGAATGGGAGTTACTCCTAGAGATTCAGTTAATACAGAAGATCAGATTGAAGATGAAATTACTGAAGATGAATTATCATCCCAATTATATGGAGTTGATAATAACCCTGAAGTCATTCATGTTCATGAAGATGAGATTAATGATGAATTTGATTTTGAGATTTGATAGACTTAGGGCTCATATTAAAGGCATTAATTGCCATCCTTTTAATTTACTTAGTAGCTAGTAGAAAGGATCCACAGCCCTAGTGGAATTTAAAAACACCATACCCAATTCTGTGTACATAATAAAGGTAAACCAACCCCATCAGTTAAGGTGTTCTGATGGGTACCTTTAAAAACTTGTTTCGTTGGAGAATGTATTCTGAACTAATATACCAGCAGAACCTTCAATTTCCCAATCTGTACCTGATTGATTTTCTAATGCAAAGTAAAAACCTCCTAATACAAAACTATCTACAGGACTTGCAGTGTAAGTTACAAAATTGTGCTGCTGTCCTGTAATTCCAGAAGTATTATCATATCTTTGAACAGGTATACCACTACCAATCACAGAGTCATTTGCATATCTACGTAATTGTAAAGTTGCATATTTTACAGGCCCTGTATTTACATTAAAGTTTACTCGGATAATATGCTGTATTCTTTTACCAAAGTATGGTTTGCCTACATAAGGTATTAACAAATGATCAGGTTGCGGAAGTGTCCCTCCAGTAAATTCATTTAATATAGTTCCACTTAAGTCTCCTGATACATTAGCTATTGATAAAGTTAATAATGTAGCTCTTGGCGCACAGAATCTTATTCTAGCATCTGTACCACTTCCTAAAACAAAAGATCTAATATTTAAAGCTCTTAAAGTATCTCCATATAAATCTTCCCAATCTTGTGCTGTTGTAAATAAATCAGTATTGAACGTAGCTAAATAATCTGACCCTCCAATACGGATATTTGCCGTTCCGCTTGTACCACTTAAACTAACACTAAGACCATAAGCTATATTGTACTGATCATATACTGTTGTACCTGCCTCATAACAAGTTAAAGTTAAAGTTGCATCACGGTTTCCAGACTCTACTGTAACTGAATCACCATTTGTATATCTGTCACCTTTATCATTAATTGATACTCCGGTAATCTCACCACTTCCACCAACAGAATCTATGTTTACTAATAAACCAACTCCAGTACCTCCAGATACTTGTATTGCTGTACCAGTACTATAACCAGTTCCAGGATTATCAATAGTTAGTATAGCTACAGATGGTAAAGACTTATCACTTGCTACATCTGTTATAGTAGCTGTTTGATCATTTGTTGATCCAGCTTGAGTTATTGTAATTGTATCACGTAACGTATAACCAAATCCAGGATTAGCTACTTCTAATTGGGTAATTCGCCCTCCTGCAACAGCTAAAATATTTACTGTTAAATTATTATCTCCTGATCCAGTAGTAGTAGTAGGAACATCATTGGCAATTGTATAACCAGAACCAGTTGGGGTGCCCAATGTCAACTCACTAGCGTATAAATCATCTCTAAAAAAAGTAAAACCGTTGGCAGTTTGACCATCAAGTAAGTTTGTTAATGGAGCTGTTCTACTCCACTGACTAGATGATATATTAAATGTATTTAATACTCCTTCTTCACCACCTGCATAAGCACCATATACACCACCATTGACATCTTTGTAATAAACTTGTCTCTCTGTTTTATCAAAGAAATAAGTTTCATTAGGTACACTCGCCCAATCAGCACTACTATCTGTAGTACCTGTGTACTCATAACCTGCTGTTGGTATATATCCTAAGTTTAATGCTGTATATGCCATAATTACCCTATTAAAACGTTACCAAATTTATCATGTTGATTTGCGGTACTTTGAATATTTGTTGTATTACCATCTATTGCTGTAGCCATACCATTAAAAGTATTACCAATTAAATAAACATCTGAAGCTACAGTTGATGCAATTCCAAAATCAGTTGAAGATTGTACTTCAAAGTTACACATTGAAAATATATTTGCTCCTGCAGTACCAGTTGCAGTTATTGTACAAGCATCTGTAGTTGCAAATAAAGAAGTTATATTACAACCATAAAAGTAATTAGCTCCTTCTGCACCTGTTTGCACTCCTCCATTTGTTAATGAATACATATTACAATTATGGAATTTAGATCGTTGAGCATCAACAGCTACTCTAGATACAGAATAAAAAGTACAACCATAAAAATAACCAAGTGTAGTTTCTACTGCATTCTCTGCAGTACTTTCAAAATAACAATTATGGAAAAATGATATTGATGTATTTTGAACTAAGGCAGGAGTACCTCCTATAGATCTTACTACACAGTTAGTCATTTTACCATTATTTGATACAGTATTTTGACAGTTTACTGCTGCAAGTGATCCAGATTCTCCTATAATTGTACATCTTTCTAATATTCCAGAGAGACTAAGATCTACATATGAATTAGTAGAAACATAACAATTTTCTAATTTACCACCCTTAACTTCAACTCTACCGCCAAGTATTATTGCATTATATATTTCACTAGTGGAACTATTTGCTAAAACTGCTCCTACTGGGGAACCACTTTCGTATATACCACCATAAACTTTACCTGCAGTACTTAAAGCAATACCTGCTGCTGCTTCTATAACTTTTACATTATCAAGAATAATTTCACTGGATGCGTTTGTAAATGCGGCAGCTATCGCTAATCCTGCACCATTTAATCTTTGTATAATTCCATTTGATATTTTACATTCAACCGCAACTGCATTATCTGTAATTGCTGCAATAGCTGCGGCATTATCTAAAGTGTAAGTATGACCATTTAAATTTATATTTACACCATTAACAAGATTCCAAGTAACTGCACCTGTTTCAGTAACATTTGTAAATAGTACAATTGTATCTCCTGCACTAGCTGCAGCATTAGCTAAAGCTATTGTAGAATAAAAAGTATAAACACCAGCCGCATTAGCAATTCCCCATATACCTGATCCACCAGAACCACCTGCTGCATCAATGGTAATTGTATCTGTTCCTGAAGTTAAAGTTATATTTGTACCTGCAACTAATGATTTAAACTCTAAATCTACTCCAGTTTTTTGCTTGAAAACTCCATCTCCAACTCCAACATTAGATGCTGTATTAACTTCACCACTGCCACCTGTTGCATCAATTGTTATATCATCTACATTATTTGTAACAGTAATGTTAGTACCAGCTTTTATAGTCTTGAGTTCTAGATCAACACCCGTCTTTTGTTTAAAGACTTGACCTGCTCCTGTACCTACATTAGAAGCAGTGTTTGCCTCACCTCCACCGGCAGCATCTATTGTAACTTGATTGGTGCCGCTATCAGTTAGTGTAATATTAGTACCAGCAACAAGCTTTACTGTATCTGTAGTAGCATCAGATCCTGTAAGTGTTATATCAACATCAGAAACATTCTGAGCTGATGTAAGATCATATGTTGTATCTGTATCAGTTGCACTGATTTCAACTGATTCATTAGCTCCAGGGTTTAAAGTATTAAATGTAACGTTGGTACCTGCTGTTAGCTTTGTATCTAAAAAACCAGGCATAGTATCCGCAGCTGAAGCTTTAACTAATTCATCAGAACCTGTATAGTCTATTTGAACATCTATTTTATTATTAATAAGATCATCTGTTACATTAACTGTAGTATTGTTACCATCTTGAAAATCAAGTGTTCTAGTAGAACCTACAGCAATAGTATTTTCTAAAATATCAACAGTAGGTGCTCCAGGTGATGGGGTAGTTCCTGTTTGTAATTTAACATCATCTATAGCATACTGAAGAGTTATTAAATTACCAGTATTATCTTTGAGCGCAGTACCACCGCATTTAACTAAAGCAGGTGGACAGTTGTATACAGTAAAGTTTAAGAAACCAATTTCACTTACACTTAAGTTTTGATTCATTAGTCCTGTAGGGACAACAACTAACTGCCATTGACCTACAGCTGTTAAATCCATGTAAGGTATTACATCTAGTAAACCAAGATATGTACCAGTACCTCCTTCCTCTGGAGGAAGAGCACTATACCCAAATACTCTAATGTAATTGACATAATTAGCTATAAAATCATCTACTAAATATATTCTAAAACTTAGTTGTGTGTATTGACTTCTATTTACTGCAGCAGGTGCTGTAAATCTAGTACCTCTTCTAATACCATATCTACCTACTGTATTAAGGCAACAAAAAGATCCCTCTGTTGGAGAAGGTGTTGTAGATGAAAAAACAGCTGCGTTCCCAAATCCTCCAGATACACTACCTAACCAATCAGATGTTTGATCTTCTCTATATACTTGCTGTATTGTAATATTTGGAGTAGTTGATGCTGCTTGAATATCTACATATTGAACTAATACTTGATCTGCGTTAAGTGCTGGAGTAACTGGAGTAGCTGAAGGAGTTCCTTGTACAACATCTACTATAGGATTATCATTAGTATCTAATGTGGCTATAATAGCATCAAATCTTGCAAAGGTAGGATCACCTGCGGCTAGTGTAAGTGTTGTCTCAGCTGATGTTGTATATTGAATTCCCGCTATCTTAAATACAAGAATAGATATATCAAAGTCTAATCCTGTACCAGAGTATGATGCACCACCTGATATTAATAGATTTCCTCCAGATACTCCAACTGAACCTAAAGGATTAGTTGGTGTACCATCACCTGTTATAGTGAAACCATCAGTTGCAACCGTAGTTAGACCACCTTCTTCATATGCATCTATAACAGTTCCGGCAGCATCTTTATAGTATACTATTTCTGTATCTATATCATAGAAATAGGTACTAACTGGTACTGACGGCCAGTCTGCCGAAGTATCAGTGGTGTGTGTGTAATTTACACCACCTGCCATTTTAGTTGTTACTACTGTTACTGCCATGTCTTATTTACTTTTTTCTTCTAAGAGTTCTCTTAGTAGTTGTTGTTCTTACTGGAGATTTTCTAGTAATAGTTCTTTTACTAGTTACAGCTCCGCCAAGTTTCATTAAACTATCTGCTTGACTTTTAGCTGCCTTTTTTACATCACGCATTAAAGATGCATCTTTTTTTATCTCCTCAGCTCTTTGTAAAGTTGACAATGCTGATTCAATCTCCCATTTTCTCATTTCTGTTTTACTTGGTTTTTTCATAATGTATATTTTATATGTAAGTATTACCTTGGTTATCTGTAGTATTTGTTATTGCTTGATTTATATTAACAAGCGGTGTACCCGCAGAATTTTGTTCTGTCTTAAATGTACAATTTGCATAACTAACATCAACAGGTATAGTAGTTGAACCTGAGCTTATACCTTTTATGCAACTGTAAAAATCATTAATTGTGTAAAAACTACAATTCATAAAGGTTGTTTTAGCAACATCATTTCTATCAATTAATGCAACATCTCTAGACCCATCAAAAGAACAATTCATGAATACCATATCTGTTGTCTGAGTACCAACTCCAAGATATTGATATACTCTAAGTGCATTTCTAGTACTGCTGGCTGATGAATTTGAAATTATAGATCTAGTAATTATCCCGGTAGTTATAACACCCATACCGTTAGCCTGTGAGCCATAACCTGCACAATTATTTATATTGACACAATCTTCTATTCTAATTCCAGAACTACCAATTGGTAATTCCTCAGTTGCAGCAAGAGATACACCTTTGCAGAAATGAGCCTCGCAGTTTAATAAAGAGATCCCGTTAGCCCTTGTACTAAATCCAAATGAGTCATATATTCTAAGTCCGTTTACTCTAATTCCGTCATCTCCTCCTGAATAACCTTTACAACTTATTATATCAAAATTTGAATTTATACCAACTCCAAGATCAGAATATCCTATACAATTATATAGTTCACCCACTTTTCCTTCAGCAGTTGAATTTATACCTATACCAGTATTTGCACCAAATCCTATTGAATTATACAAATATGAAGAAAATCCACATGATATACCAACTACTGTACCTTTACCTTTTATACCTCTTGTCTCACCATCAACTCTACAAGCTACACCATTATTATTTGTAAAGATCATATTTTCATATGTAATTATTGATGACCCACTTTGTATATAAAGAGCTAAGGTATCCGTTTCAGTTCCTGTAACCAGAGCACCTTTTCTTTGAACTATTCCATTTGATAATACAACACCAGTTACACCCAGTCCACCATCACCAATTGCACTTATATTAGATGGTTCATCTAATATATATGTAAATCCATTAAAGTCAACATTAACTCCAGTTTTTAATACTACAGTAACTGCTCCAGTTTCTATAACATTAGTATGTAGATATACGGTATCTCCAGAAGAAGCTGCATCTAAAGCATCTTGAAATGTATCATAATATATATCTTTACCTGCAGCATTAGGTATAGACCAAACACCTTCATCTATAACATCAATATCAAACTCAACGTAGTCTCCGTTTTCTTGTATAGTAAGATCTAGAGACAGTGATTTTAATCTTCTAAAGTTAAGTGTAGCTTCCCCAGTAACTGGATCCGTAACCTTATTTTTAAAACATCCTGCTTCAGATGCACCTATTGGTACATTCTCTGCATCTACAGATCCTGCAGAAATAAAGTCTGATACTTTGATTAACTTAACGTCTTTATAGGGAACCGGTGATGCTATACCTTCTATCTCAGGTTCTTCATTAATCCCAAGAACTAATACATCATTGGCTTTAGCTTGATCAACAAACTTTTTCCTTTTAATCAGACTAAGTATATCCGTTAAAATATTCATTTCTTACCAAAATAAGTATTATGAGTTCCGCCTCCTAATTGCATCTTTTTACTACAACCACAATCTTTACCTTTCATGTATTTATTATTAATTGCACCAGGCATAGTCATATCTAAACGTCCTTGTAATGAAGTAAGCAATGATGGCTGACCACCTGCTCTGTAATATTTTTTATTTGCCATAATTTATTGTTATTGTAGTTATTAATAAATATAATCTAACTGTTGTATAATCATATTGTTCATCCGGTCTAATCCAGTCCCAACCTAAAGCAAGCCGATCATGCGGCCAATGAAAAACAATTTCAATTAAAGGTACGTCCTCCATCTGCTCCTCATCTTTATTATATGAAGAAGTAGCATTACAATAATAAACGCTACTAATCCTAATATCTTCATTTTCCCTGTCCCCTATATTTCTTCTTGTAGTTTTTACTACTTTTAGATCTAGAGGTTTTACTTTTAGCGTGGACACCTGGTCTACTCTTCTTCTTTCTTTCTGAATAGACCTTTACGTTTAGTCTCATTTTTTACAACATTTGTATTCTTAACTTTCTCAATAGATCTACCACCAAAGTATGCTCCAATAACAGTAAGCAATGTGATCTCTAGTAAGTTAATCCATTTATCTTCTACTTTAAAGTCAATAAAACCCGCATCAATAAATACTAAAATCATAGTGCATACAACCAAAAAAATCAGAACCATAGGTCTGACATTTTTGGATAACCATGAATCAGAGCTCATATCTGCTTTCCAACGTTCTGTTACATTCTCTTGAACAACAGCCTCACTGTCAAGCAGCATTTTTTGCATAGCATTTTTAAGGGTAATCTTTTCCTCTTTAGAAGTGACTACCTCATCTATGATTGTATCTGCTTTACTAAGAAGACCTCCAAATAATTTTGTAACCCAAGGTGCTGCCATAATTATCTTCTTTTAAACATTCTATTAGATTGATTAGCTGCTCTTTTATCAGATCTATTTCTAGCTATATCTGCATTAACACTAGAGATTTTTTCTTTTGTTTGCTTTCTTTTTAATTTAGAATCCAATCTGTTTTGTTTTCTAGCTCGCATAGCATCACGCTCTTGTTCTATTACATTAAGAGCTTCAATGTTACTGTCATAAGCACCACCACCTTGCATCATCTTTTGACGGGCCATCTCTCTTCCGTAAGCTGCTTTATCAGCATAGTAACCCATTGGATTACCCACATATTTAGAAGCATCTGGTGATTTCATTGCTCCACCTTTCTGCATTAAGCCAAGATATTTTAAGGTACTTTTAGCTGCAGACTTCGCCCCTTTGTATGCAGGGTTTTTTGCAACTGAAGGATATTTTTTTTCAATTGCATCATCTACTGACTTTGCTTTATTTACAGCTTTTTTTGCTGTTTTTTTTATAGACCCTCCATCTTGGTATTTCATACCAGCTTTTTTCATATTATAAGGCATAATTTCTAAGTTTTAATTTATTTTTTGTTTAACTTTCTTAAGGTTAAAGCAAATCTAGCACGTTGTGCGGTTTTGCTATTTCCTCCTTTAGCTTTTTCACGTAGCCAAGACACTTTAATAGTACCATCCTTCTTTACAGCTCCTGCTCTTTTTGCAGTGGCAGTTAAAGAACCTGGTTTCTTAATTGCTTTTTTTATGTTTAGTTTTTTTTGCGCTGCCATTTGGATTTATTTCTTTACCTTTTAAAGCATCAACAACATCACCCATTTCGTCTGCTGCATTTTCAGCTCTACGTTTTACTTCTTTAGCTACAGCAATAGCTTTTTCATCAACTTCAGTTTTAGACCAAGCCCATTTCCAAGCCATACCTAACCATAGAAAAATATTTTGAAGTGATATAGTCCATATCACCTTAAAAATTAATTTAATAACTTTCATAATTGTAATTTTATTCTGGGACATAATTATTCCCATACTACTATATAAGATAAGAAAAAATACTAATATAACAAAGACTATCATATCATTTATACATTCCGGAGTCTTTCATTTTCTTTTTCAAGAAATGCAACTTTAGTTCTAAGTACACCCACTTCTTCTGTTAATGACAAGATCTGTTGACGCATCTCATCTTTTTCATCAGCACTAATGTTTAATAACCTTTCAAGATTTCTAACACGTTCTCTAAGATCATCTCTATACATGTTTTGATCATTTTTTTCTCCTTTCATTAGTTCTGATTTTAATTTCATTCTTGTTTCATAAAATTTCCAAGCTCCTGCTGAAAAGAGTACGGTAATTAATGTAACTACTGCTGTTGTTAGATTATCCATTTTGCAAAGATCTATAGTAATGATTAGTAATTCTTTTTAGATTGAAGAAAGCACTAAAGCAAATTACAGCCCAACCCCAATGAGTAGGGCAAACAAAGTCTCCTTTGATTAGATACATTAAAACAACAATTGTTGAAAATAAAAAAGTGCTAAAGGCTAAAGTTTTTCTTGTCTTTAGAGAATGATAACAAACTGAATATAGCCCACAGAATCCTATAACCATTGAGGTTACAACCAAAAATAAATTTAGACCGTGTTCTACTGTATATATTATAGGGAATAATATAAACCATATGATGCCCTGCATAATTTCTGTAGGTTCAGAATCATAGTACGTCAAAATATTTTTTATTTTTGAAAACATTTTTCAATAAAGTAGAAACAAAATTCAGTACTATCACTTAGTACTCTATACTATAATATACAAAAATCATTGGAATTTTTGTAGTTTAAATTATATAACTTTAAATTTTAATATATGTCAAAAAACTCTTTCCACATGGTATTATTACCTAAAGCCCCTTTGCTGGGTATTCAAATTTTAAATAATAAATTCTTAGATGAAGATCAAAATGTTCTTGATACTTTTGGTATTGAAATAGGGTTATTATTCTTCAGGTTCTCATTTATGAGAATATTAAATTAATCATCTTGATTTTAAGACATATTTTTCTTAAATTAAGTATATGAGAGTTACAAAAACTAACAAGGCATTTTTTCAAAAAGTAACTCAAATAAAAATCAATTATTAACAACAAAAATTATTTAAATGGAATTAAGTAACAAAATTCTTAGTGACATTACTGTCCACATGAAATATGCCCGGTACATCCCTGAACTCAATAGAAGAGAAACCTGGCAAGAACTTGTAACTAGAAACAAGGATATGCATATCAAAAAATATCCTGAGTTAAAAGATCAGATTGAAGAAACCTACAAGTTCGTATATGATAAAAAAGTATTACCATCTATGAGATCAATGCAATTTGGCGGCAAGCCAATTGAAATATCTCCTAATAGAATATATAACTGTGCTTATTTGCCCATTGATGATCGTGAGTCCTTTAGTGAAATTATGTTCTTACTACTAGGTGGGACTGGTGTAGGATATTCAGTACAGAAGCATCATGTAGAAAAACTACCCCCTATTAATAAACCTTATGTAAAACGCAAAAGAAGATTCTTAATTGGTGATTCAATTGAGGGTTGGGCAGATGCAATTAAAGTTCTTATGAAGTCTTATCTTAATGGTAAAAGTTCTCGTATAGAGTTTGATTACTCTGATATTAGACCAAAGGGTGCTAGACTTATAACATCTGGTGGTAAAGCTCCAGGACCTCAGCCATTGAAAGAGTGCATTGTTAAGGTAACAGGTATCTTAGATTCAAAGGATGATGGTGATCAGCTTACTACATTAGAAGTTCATGATATTGTTTGTCATATTGCAGATGCAGTATTGGCAGGAGGTATCCGTAGAGCTGCACTTATATCTTTGTTTTCAGCAGATGATGATGATATGATTGCATGTAAGTCTGGATCTTGGTGGGAACTTAATCCACAAAGAGGTAGGGCTAATAACTCTGCTGTCTTAATGAGACATAAGATTACAAAGAAGTTCTTCATGAAGTTGTGGGACCGTGTAGAAAAGAGTGGAGCTGGTGAACCAGGTATCTACTTTAATAATGACAAAGATTGGGGAACTAATCCTTGTTGTGAGATTGCACTACGTCCATATCAATTCTGTAACTTATGTGAAGTCAATGTATCTAACATTGAATCTCAAGAAGATTTAAATGCTAGAGTGAAAGCCGCGGCTTTCATTGGAACTTTACAAGCAGGATATACAGACTTTCATTATCTAAGAGATATCTGGAGAGAAACAACTGAGAAAGATGCACTGATTGGTGTATCAATGACAGGAATTGGATCCGGATCTGTTTTAGGTTATAATATGACTGAAGCCGCTGAAGTTGTAAAGAATGAAAACGCAAGAGTTGCAAAGTTGATTGGTATTAACAAATCAGCTAGAACAACTACTGTAAAACCTGCGGGTACAACTTCTCTTACATTAGGTACAAGTTCAGGAATACATGCATGGCATAATGATTACTATATACGTACTCTCCGTGTAGGTAAGAATGAAGCTATATATAATTATCTTTCTAAGAACATCCCGGAGTTGGTTGAAGATGAATACTTTAGCCCTCATACTACTGCTGTAATTAGCGTTCCTCAAAAGGCACCAAAAGGAGCCATCATGAGAACAGAATCACCATTTGCTCTTTTAGAAAGAGTTAAGCGTGTAGCTACAGAGTGGATTAAACCAGGTCACAGAAATGGTTCTAATTCACATAATGTATCTGCAACTATCTCTTTGAAAGAAGATGAATGGGATCTAGCAGGTGAGTGGATGTGGAATAATAGAGAGTTCTATAACGGACTATCTGTATTGCCATATAATGGTGGTACATATAAACAAGCACCGTTTCAAGATATTACAGAAGATAAATACAATGAGATGTTAAAATATCTCAAAGAAGTTGATTTATCTAAAGTGACTGAAGAGACGGATGAAACAAATCTTACAGGTGAACTAGCGTGTGCTGGAGGAGCCTGTGAAATCCAGTAAACATGTGTTGGATTGAGAAACTTTATTATGGGTTTCCAATATAGTCAGGTGTTACACTGGCCAAGGTAGAGGACGTAAAGCCGCGCAGGTTGAAGCCCTGGACTCTACCTTTTTACTAGCTACAATATAAGGTGCAGAGTGGTGTCTGTACCATCTGGAGAGAGAAAGAAAGGGGGATGTAATGTCCCCCTATTCTTTTATTTAATAAAGAAGTTATTCATCTCAAGATAATTTTGCCATTTCTTAATGCTATACCAAATAGGAACAACATCTTGCCATTGTTTCTTTAATTTTAATGAGCCCTTACGTGAACCTCTTTGATAGTATACATTTGAATTACCTTTAATTTCATTTTCATCTTGGGTTAAGAAATAAAACGGAGTTTCAATTGATCCCCATAAAGCCTCACCAAGTTCACCCATGGTTCTTGTTGATGCAATTGGAGACTTAACCATTTGCATTTGTTGTGTAGATCCGAATACAGGCCAGAATAATATAAGTTCTTTAAATGTTCTATCTGCTTGATACATTGCTATATTTTGAAATCTTTTAAGTATTTCATTATCCTCATCATCACCATCTCTCCACAGTGTCTTCATTAATTCTAATATAACAAGGGTTAACATTGTTATACCAATTTCACCAGTAGTTCTATAAAAACCTTGAAGTTTATTTAAAGCTCTTTGATTATCTTGCTCGTCCCCATCTTTTAAATAACCATAGTCATCTAAGAAACCTGAAGCATATTTATTAAAGGCCATATTTCCTTTAGCTAATTGTTTTGAAGCATACCATACAAACTTACCCCAAGACTTATATCTTCCTTCCATCCAGCCAAGATTTTCATCAAAATATTCTCTTTCAAATCTTGCTCTATATGCAGGTGCAATCCACTTATGGAACTGTGCTGCTAGCTTTCCTAAAGTATGAGATTGAATAACCATTCTATCTTCATAGGCGTAGTTACCATGAATTTGTTTATTTACTTCACGGATCTCATTTCTTAGTTGATATCTAAAATCATCATTATATTCTCCTATTTCTTTTAGTACTTTAGAATTTCCATTTTCATCTACATTTTTTGGATCTATCTTAACTATAGTTTTAAAACCTTCTTTTAACTTTAGTTCTTTTGTATTTCCATCAAAATCAAATGCATCATATAAACTTAGTATTTCACCAGTCTCATTGTTTCTGATTCTAGTATCTATGATCATAGCCATACCAACCTTAGTTTGAACATTCCATTCTGCAGCATCTTGCATTACATAACCAAAATCTAAAAATCTTCTCCATAAAGATTTTCCAGCTCTATCTATAGCTGATCCTGATTCACGTATATCTGATGCATCATCCATCATTCTATACAGTTCTACAAAAGCTTCATATTTACTAGTAGCTTTTTCTGGATCATAATCACCTTGTTTTAATTTACCTAACTTGTTAACAGATGCTGACAATCTATGGATTAGATCTGGCATAGCTCTTTTATTGTATTCTAAACTAGCACGGGCATATGAACTAGCTGAAAAGAATCTACCACCTATTGCTTCAATGTTATCATTGACCCGACCCAGGACGTAGTTATTAAAGTTACCAAATGGGTTAAATGCAACATAAGATAATGATGATAACTGAATAAGTCCATCAGAGACCTTTTCCCAGAAACCTTTTGTTATCTGATCATTATCATAATACACCATGTTCATCCACTTCTTAGCTCTAGTTAAAACTCTAGAATCTGAACCTTTAATTGAAGCCTTTTCTTGAAATCCTAATACAGTCCTCACACCTTTTTTTACAGAACCTTCGGGTGTAGTATACTGACGCTTTTCAAGTTGGTATAAGAAAGCTTTCATTGTATCTTCAATTGTACCCATTGTTTCATAGTGCTCAGCCATACCTGCAAATTTTAACAAAGCATTACCCATATCTCTGTTTAATTCTTCTTTGGTAGGTTTATTTTCTAACTGAGCTCTTGTGCCTTCAAGTTCTTTAAGTTTCTTTTTATATGGTTCTATTTTTATTTTACCATCTGCTCTATCTTGTTTTAAAGCTTCTATTTCTAGATCAAGAGCTTCAAGCTGAGCATCTGTTCTAGTGCTACCTGTATAAAATATAGGTAATGAGTCAACTAATTCACCATCCTCATTAGCAAACATTGTTCTATTTTGACCAGTCTCTCTAAAAAGATTTTTGATGCCACGGGTTGTTTTAGCAAACATCTTTGTTACTATACTAGGTTTTGCCTTTAGGTCTTGAGTTATTCTACCTCTAATAACAGGAACTCGCCCTATCATTTTATCTCTTGTAGATTTAGGTAGTTTCTTTAATAGATCTTCTTCAAACAATTCTTTAAACATTAAATAGAACTCTTTCCTAGCCATACCAAGAGCTGAAGTATCATTCATTATCGCATTATACTTATCACTTTTAATATCTTTACCATCAATCTTTACATCATCTCTAATCTTTCTATATTCATTTCGTACAAATGGTTTACCAAAGTCATGAATTACCTCACCGGTAAACTCTCCATCAACTCTCTTAGCAATCGTTCTTGTTTCTACTTCTATACCTGAAGTAAAATATTTAGCTTGATATCTATCCCATTCTCTGTCTGATATATTATCTTTTCTTCTCCAGTAACCGTGATCTCCCGCAGCTACAAAATATTCGTACTTAGCTCTAGCATCTTTAAACTCCTTAGTATAGTAATGATACTTACCATCAATTGGTTGTTCATTCAATCCTATTGTTTCAGCTCTAAAGAAGTCAGAAAAATCTTTCTTCATTTTAGCTAGTTTAATATTCCATTCAAGATCCTCTACACTTGCAGTTGATGCATCAGTAATATCTTTAAACTGTAAAGGATTACCCGCTGCATCATAAAGTTTATCTCGCAGTTCATTAAGCTTATCGTAATAAACGCGGCCTATCTTTTGAACATAACGTCCTGTAAATTCACCATTCTCATCAAATACAAGCATAAAGTCAAACATCTTTTGAGCATCTTTTTCAGGAGCTAATTTTTGCAACTTTAATGCTGTTCTTCTAATTGAATCCTCTCGTGTTTGTATTTTATCTAGAAGTTCTTGTTTCTTGGCCTTATATATTTTATCCATTATAGCAAGAAGTGTATCCCGCTGTGTAGCCATATCTCTAGTACCTAGATCCATGATTCCAATTTCTTCTCCAATCTTCATTATTCTATCTAGCTCATCATCAGTCATATCTTTTTTACTCTTGTCTTTAACAACAGTTCTTACATAATCCTGAATAGCTCTATCAATAATACCTTCTTTATAATTATCAAAATTTCCAACACCCACTAAACCATTAGCTTCAGTTTGTAGGTTTAGTACTAAACTTTTTTGAGTGCCGTTTAACTCTGAAGAATCTTGCAGTGTATATAGACCCTGGAAAGTACCTAAGAAATTATTAAAATTTAAAACATAAGTTATATACTCAGGTTTACCAAAGTTTTTTGGATCTTGGACATATGATTTAAACTCTCTCATTTGAGCCAAAGCATCTCTAAGCAATGAAGAATATATTCTAGATCTAGCTTGTGGGGCAGAACTTAGCGCAACATTAATAGCACTAATTGAATTTAATATTTGCTCTTGAAGATCTGCTGTTGTTTTATGTCTACCTAAATATACTTGTTTATTCAACTGATCAATGGCATCATTCTTTTTTATTAATCCTAATTGATAAGTTTTTAAAGCTTGAGTTACAATAGCAAATTCAGGATCTTGTATAACACTATCATCTGGAACTTGCTCTTCTTTTGTTAAATTGTTTAGCTTAAATGAATGATCATAAGATTCTGGTGAACCATCCATGGCTTCATCTATCTTAGACTTTCTATTTTCATTTACATTAGAAGGAACAATTGCATCTACATATTCTTTATTTTGATCTATCGGGTGCTCCCTAGACTCTTCAACTTTAAATGTGCCTTTAAATTCTTGCTTCTTTCCTTCACCTTTTACATCTACTTTAACATGAATTGTAGACGTAGCATTATCATTTGTTGATATGGTATAACCCATATTTTCCAACATTCTTCTATACACATTTACTTGTGTATTATGCTGTTGTCTGGTTGATAATCTAGTTACGCCAAGTTTTTGTCTAATTTGACTTTCTTCAGATAAATCCCATTGTGTATCATACTTCAATGTTCTTTGCGTATATCCTGAATAATCCTTAAGTCCATTTTTTGAAGTCTTAAGATCTACTATTCTCAATGTTCCATTTGGCTCTATTAATAATAAGTCAATAGTACCAGCCATACCAGTTGCATCATCATATACTACAACCTGTGGAAGAGCAATTGCCTTTCCTTGCGGTGTTGTCTTTAATATCTCTAACTGATCTGATAAATCATTGTATGCATCTCTAGCTTGCTGATCATCAAGAATTTTCATTTCATTAACTACATCTTCTACACTTAAACCTGCAGATAGTGCATTTAATAAATTATCAAAGTCATTTCCAAGTTCTCTATTTAACTTGTATTTTTCTTCTTGCTCTTTTGACATTTTACCTTTAATTGCAGTTGTAGTGCTCATCCAAGGTCTTGTCAAATTATTTAAGTCTTGATATGTATGAGTTGCTTCATCTAAAACTAAAATTGGCGCTCCATCTTCTAAAGTAGTTGCTGCAAGATTTCCTATGTTTTCTGGAGAATGTACAGCAGCATGAAATAAAGTTTCTATTATTTGTTTTTGTACAGCATTTGAAGAACCAATTGCATTATCATATGCTATTTTTGCGGTACCAGTTAGGTTATATCTAACTTTTCTATCCGCAACTTTTTCAAGTTTAAATTGAATATCTGATGTATTTAATAACTTAGCTATATCTGTTAAGTTAGCCTTAGCTGATATAGATCTAGCACCAAGAGGTTTACCCGTTAAGTATTCAGATAAGTTTTGAATAATTTCCATGAACCAATTCAAGAACTGCTTAACTGCATCTTTAAATGATTTAGTTTCATTTTGTTTATACTCTTTGTTAAAATGCCTACTTAAAGCTTGAGTAACTAATTCAAGATCTCTATGCTTTTGAGTAAATCCTCTTTTGTCTGAATAAGCATCATTAATCTCTTGCCTTAGCTGAGGAAAGTTTTTTCTTGACTCTTCTAAAAGATTATTAAATAGTTCTTGATTTTCTACATATACACTATCTATAAAAGGATGTAACATTTCTTCTATAGCCACATCATCAGTAACCCTACCTTTTATTAAGACGGCTTGACCATCTACATAAAAAGAATTAACCTGGTCAAATGGTACATTAGCTTTTTGACTATCAGGTAAAGAATCATATAATATTTTAGCTTTAGATACGGATAGCATTGTTATGCTTACCTGTGGGAACATCCGCATAAGATGTCTTACTACTTCTCTTGAATGAGGTGTATTAAATCCTCTAGTTGCTGGTAATATATCCCTAGGAGTAAAAACATTATCCTTTATTTCTATTGCTAGACCTTTGCCTTTTTGCATTGTAACAATAGATTCTTTTGGTATGTTATTAACTCTTAAATAGCTGTACAATCTTCTTAAGTTGAAGTCACGTATAGAAGGATCAAATACCCTGTTTCTAGATGAAACAATATAATAACTACCATGATATTTAGAAATTATACCAAGTCTAGTTAAGTTTCCATATAGTGATCCCGCAAACTCTTTTGTTTTTAAATTATGATTAGCCATTGTGGATTTATTAAAATCCAGGGCCTCCTTTACAGTAGGAAGTGCATCTGTTTTATTTGAATCCTGCCATCTTACAATTAAACTGTTTGCTTGTATTGCTGATCCTAAAGCATCTGCAATATCAGTAAACTCACTTAGATTTTTATTTATACATCTTACTGCCATAACTATTTAAAACATGAATTTATTTCTTCAATGAATTGATCTATATTTTGATAATATGATTTCTTACTTTCTTTAATAAGATCTTCTAAGTTATTAATTTTATATAACTCTTTTAATTTTGTTTTTTGAGGGATTGCTAAACTATCCCAAAACTCTTCTACTTTTTCCTCAGTAATATCTTCTGGTATACCTTGTGTATCACTAGTTTCTCCAAGATTAAAACTAGTCTTTTTCATATTACTTGTATCTATTTTAGATAAATCTATATTTTCTTCAGTCATTGACTCACCTGTATCAAATTTAAAACTTCCTGATTTTGTCATATTCTCAGTATCTATTTTTACAGTTTTTGTTTCAGAGTCATATGATACATCTGCACTATCGCCATTATTAAATTCATTTATAACAGCTACAACTTCTTTACTAGGTATTCCACTTAAACTCATATTTATCCAAGCTTGTATTCCAGCCTTTTCAGTTTGTTCAACCACAGCTTTAGTTATTAAACCTCCGCCTTCTTCAGCTTGTCTTCTCATTGTTTCAAGAGTCTTATTATAAAGATCCTCCATTTTTCTATCAATTACCTCTATGGTTCCATACTCATAAGATTCATTATCTATTTCACCACCCTGTTCTATCTGTGGTTCATTAGCTATAGATACTATTTCCTTAATCTTATCATTTGTTTGTCTTTCTCCAAATATAAACCCAATTGGTGTCTGAGCAGATGATCCCATAATATCTACTTCAACATATTGAGCATATGTACCAAGAGCTGTACCTCTAGACAATCCAGGTCCTATTTCTCCATATGCAGGTCCAGCATATCTAACCAACTGAAAATATTTGTTTCCTTCACCCTCTACATTTACTCTTATTGTCTGTGGGAATGTTGCAACATACTGAACATACTTTCCTTCTGGAATACTATCAATTTGAAATATAGTCTTAGCTGTTGCTATTTGCTGACTTCTTGTTGTAAATTCAAAACCTTTCTTTTTAGGGTCTGCAAGTTTTCTTTCAGCAAACAAATCATCTGTATTTTTAAAAGAAGGATTTACTGATCCGCTCAAACCTTTTTCTATATCTACAGTTAATACAGCTCTACCAGATACGGTATTATTTATAAACACAGATTTCTTTTTTGCCGCTATATTTACAGCCTTTCTTTCAGACTTCTTGTCTTTATCTGTCAAGCCTTTTGGTTTATAACCAACTAACTTATCTAATTTACTTAATAAGTTTTCATGAAAATTCGGAGTGTATTTTAATATACCTTTTAACTCTTCTTCAGCTATTCTATCTTGTATTACTACAGAATCATAACCTTCTGCTGCTTGTTCTAAGTAAGCCATCATAGCTTCCATATGTTGTATTGCTGCAGATTCTTCTTCTTTATTATAGAAATCTGTTTCAGCACTACCGGCATTCTTTTTAATATTAATGCTTATTACATTAGGATAGTCTCTAACCTCTTTGTTATTTGAAGATCCAACACCTGCTTGATTATCAAATATTACAAAAAGCTTATCTGGATTATTTTCTACAGTGGACTTTTTAAACTCTCCAAAACTCTGTGTAAAGAATGCTTTAGAATTTAGTACAAGTTCTTTAGGAGCCCATCCTGATTTTAATAATCTTGCAGTTTTTGGATGAAGACCATATTCTTTTAAGAAGTTAAGCTTTAACTCTTTAAATGACATTCCAAAATTACTTTGCATTTGAGCTTCACTCATAGTTGCAAAGACATTTGATGTATTTGGTAATGTCCCTAAATATTCTGCAAACATTTCTGGATCAACTGCATTCATTATACTTCTATATAAAGGTTGTAGACCATCTTTAACTATCATATAATTAAGCACCTGCATTGCACCATATCTAGTTGCAGGATCTACAAACAACTCTTTAAATCCATTTTGTACATCTATCCTTTGTGAATCATTTAAAGTTGTTAATGTATTTGAAGTTAGCATGCTAATACCTGTTTTATTACCAGGATCAGTTGCTCTCTCAGGTCTCACAAAACCATCTAAGAAATAATTATACTTTTCTCCATTTACAGTTTTAAGTTTTTCATATACGTCTACAATATCAGTTTGACCTTCTTCAGGATAAATTAATTTATTTGTAGGCATGCCTAAAACAGAAGATTTATTCTGACCTAACCAATGCATGTAACCAGAAATAGTTATATATGATAGAAGATCTTTTTCTACCATAGCTCTATCTTCTTTGTTTAGATATTTAAAGTTATCTTGAAAAGATGTAAATATATTATTAAAAGGTTTGCTTTCATTAAGAAATACTTTCGGTAGTAAGCTATCAACAAACTCATCATATATATCTAGCATTGTTGTTTGCCATCTATCACTGCTAAATACTTTTCTAAGATCAAACATTGGAACCTCGTTTGGAGGTAACTTTGCCATCTCTTGATCAGTTAAATCAAGCTTTAATTTTTGTCTTGCTTTTTTAACTTTAGCAATAGAAGCTGTATCTACACCAAAACCTTTTGATAAATTTAATAAATCTCCAACTGGTCTTAAGAATGATGCAATATCATATGCCTTTAGGAACTCTTCTAATATTGCTATATCTAATAGCATTTTATTTCCTATATCTTCTAATTCAAACTCTTCTAAGTTATCTAACTTTTGCTCCAACTCTCCATCATTTCTAAATGAAAGCATTGGTTCATTAACAGCTTTTATTAGATTATCTTGATTTACACCAACAGAAACATCATCTTCAAATAATTCATATTGATTACCGGCAAGTTTTAAGCTTGTTATTTTTTCTTCAATATGTTCTTTAACATCAAATTCAAATTCAGGAGCTCTTTTTTCTAATTCATATGCTCTTCTTATTATAGGATGATTCATCATTCCTATTGATGTTTTAATTGGAACACCCATTGCTGTCATAGCAGTTACAATACCTAAACCATTTTGACTAAGACCTAATTTTTTTGCAAGTCTTTCTTTGGCGTTATCGGTCATAGCTGTAATCAAAGCAGATATAATATATTGTTTTCTAAAACCTTCTGATCCATCTTCTAGTAATTCTCTAGTTCTAGCCTGTTTTTTTATTGGATCATAATTATAAAAACCATCATATACTTGACCACCCAAGTTTAATTCATAGCCTCTACCTTTAGCTAATCTTATATCTACCTCTTGCATTAAACTTAGATACAAATTTGGTAGTACAGCAGCACCAATAGATTTGGCTCCCTCTTTATTATTTCCAAATGATATACCCTTACCACGTAAATTATTTATATCTAAATTGTCTTCAGCTAATGTTTCAGCTAACTCAGGCATTTCAGTCTGTATCATTTCCCAAACGCCAGTTCTATCTTTAGGGTTAGTTAATGGTAAAAGATTCGCTGCTTCATATGAAATAGGCGTACTTCCATCTGCAGAAGTTGTTACACCATCATGACCCATAAGCCTAAACTTAACATCTAATATTTCATTATTATACCCTGCCGCAAAAGGAGCTCTTCCTGTTGTTTCTACATATTTATTGTATTCTGGTTTAGTTAAAGGAAGGTTTAATATTCTTAAAGCATGAATTGCCTGAACATCAAAACCTCTTTTTTTAGCTGCTTCAAACTTTGCGTCAGATAAAAGTTTACCTTTTCTTTTCTTAGCTTTCATTGCAGCTTCAGCATAAGTACTTCCTTTCTTCTTAACTTTTTTATTAATATATCTTACATAGTCTTCAAAGTTGTTTTTATACTCAAAGAACTCACCATCCTTAAGATAGTATTCTTTCATTTGAAGATATAACTTATCAATATCAAAGTCAGCTCCTGATACCTCAACAAGTTCTCTTGATGCAACTATCGTTGATCCATTAAACACAGGTAAAAAATCTACAACCTTAACATTTATAGTAGAGTGATTATCTTGGGATGGAATACGTATACCAAACATCTTACCAACTGAATCTGGAATTGCTGCATCAGGTTTTAAAAGATCTAAATTTTCATAAACTTCTTTTGAATGTGCAGGCATTAAAGCCTCGGAATATTTAACTCCAGTATATTCACCTTTAATGTTATATTCTTTCATATTAGGTCTAAGTCTATCTTTTACTATAATAAACTCACCCTTCTTAAGTTTATTAACTCTTTGAGCTAATACATCAAACTTATCATCATTGGATAAATCAAGAACATCATTACCTTCCATTTGCACATCACTCATAGAATAGTTCTGAGCAAAATCATTTGTTCTTATTATTTCTTGTCTATCTATATAGTTATTTTCATCTACACTATAAACCTTTCTATATTGAGAAAAACCATAATCAGAAAGCAATGCCGCACCGGTACCTGGTATTTTTTCAGCCATTACTCCTTTACTAAAATAGCTTAAGAATAACTGCTTAAACTTAGCTTCAACCATTGGTGAATCTTGGACAAAATCAAAAGTAGGATTGCCGTCCTCATCAAATGAAAAGAACTCTAATAATTGTGATGATGACTGACTTGCTAGCAATGATGTCTGAGCATAATTCAAGAAAGAATATAAATCAGGTGTTATCTTTTTTGCTTCAATACTTTTATGTAACTGATCCATTGCATATTCAGGATCAATATCAAATATAAGATTTCTTTTATCTATATACTTTTGAGTTAGCCTTGCACTAACTAATTCATTGTATCTTTTTCTTAAAGCTCCTATTGAAACTACCTCGCCATCAATTCTTACTGTGGCCTTGTCATCTTGCTCACCAGTTAATAATGTTTTAATCTGAGTAGGATCTATAATCTCTTCTTTATTAGAAGGGTTTAATACTTGCAGACCCATATAATTAGCATCAAGATCCATTACATTATCCGTAGTAAGTCTATTGGGTTTACCTGACTTAACTGCCTCATATGAAAGGCTTCTACCCATATACTGAGCATCAGTACCTTTACCTTGAGATTGAATAATAGTTTCATTAGGATTTACTAAATCATCAATTAATGAAACATTCTCCTTCATCATTTTTAAAGCAGATAAAGGGGCCACCATTGCAACAGTATCAATACCTTGATCAAGCTGATCTTGTTCATACTGCTCCATCTTTACCCTCATATTATGAAGTATCTCACGTCCTGGTTTTGCAATCCAGTTTCCGTTTTTGTCCTTCATAGATGTCATTGCCTTACTAAGAGGTATTACCGAGAATTTGTCAAACACTTTACCATCACCATAAACAAGTTTTTTAGAGTTTAACATCTCTTGCTTTTTAACGGCACCGGCTGCTCCAAATATTTCCTCTACTGAAATCTCAGCTCCAGCTTCTATTTTATCTAGCAATTTAGATTGAGTTTCTGTAAGTTTTCCAAAGCCAAACCACATATATCTAAATGCTTTTACAGTCATCCAGTTTTGTGCATCTGCTTGCTCTATATTTTCTTTAGTATGTATTGAAGACGCAATTGGATCTGTCACAGCAAACATTGATATCTTTTGCAGAGGATTCAATACATTATGTTTTTTAGAAGATATTCTGCTTGCTGCACTATAGTATGCAGCATTTTGCATTTTGGCTCTTTTAACTGCATCAACCCCATCTTTAAGGGACACTGCTTGATCACCAAGCAAAAGATCATTTATTGCTGTAGTATTAATCCAGTCATTAATAAAGATTTGCTTTAAATTATGAGTTCTATTATTTGTAAGGTTTAACTTTTGATTTGCATTTTCAAATGCAGCTTCACTACCTGTTGAGTTCTCATTTCTCTTAAGACCCGTTGATATGAATCTAGGTAAATCTAAGTATACACTACCATCTTCCTCTACTCTATAGAATTCATTATTTATGTCTTTATTAAATTGCTTAAACTCTTGATCTATTCTTTCAGTAATAAAAGCTTTTAAAGAATCTAGATTAATGTCTTTATCGCTAGGAATTTTAGAAAGAGCTTCTTCTAAAGTTAGTGTTTCATAATCTTCTTCAGATTTTCCTTCTTGTTCTTTAGCATGTTCTTTTAAAATTCTTTCTAATTCAGATGCATAATTTATTTCACCATATGATCTTAGATCTGCTATTTCTTTAGCTTTAGCATAATCTTCTTGATCTACAGCTTCTTTCTCTAGTATGTCAAGCTCTTCGTCTGTTAGATTAGTTAAGTCATTTTCAATTACTTCATAAACAAAGAACTCCTTTTCACCCAATAAAAATGCCTTCATTGCATCAGACTCAACCCATCTTGTTTGATTTCCAATCTCTACTTCTTTAGTATGGGTGTTTGTCTTTTTATCTGATATAGCCTCTCCTAACATATCCTCAACATTGAATAATGTTAAGTTATTTACAGATTTCTTACCAATTAACTTAACTCTATGGAATGTAGATTTGTCTTTAGCAGCTTGTTTAAATACTCTTCTTTTACCTTTTCCAACTTTAGTTTCCTCACCTATTCCTATTTCTAAATTAGTACTTTCTCCTTCCGCAAAGAATCCCATTGCTACTGCTGCAGCATCTGTCTTTATAAATAGTTTTTGACTTCCTTCTCTAATTCTAGTTATTGTAGAGCTACTATCTAAAAGTTTTCCAGATTCTACATCAGGAGTTATTGAATTGGATGGAGTTAATATAAGTTTATTATTAGCAAATCTGTAAGCTCTTCCATTTAGATCTGGTTTTTGACCTTTCTTATCTGCATTATATCCAGGTTTTAAATTTTTAGTTTTTGTATATGGATTTAACTCTCTTTGTATTCTATCAAACTCTGCAGTTATATTTTTTACATATGCGTCTAAAGCTTGATCTGTAATTTGAGCTTCACCCTTTGCATTTTCTTCAACTGCTTTTATTATAGGTAAGGCAGACAAGTCACCAGTGTTAGATGCTTCAATAACTCTCAGTAATACCGGAGCTAATGCAACCATATCATCTTGACCCTCTGGAATTACACCAGCTTGCAATCTACCAGACTTTGGATTAACACCTGATATATAAGCGCTTAGCAAAGAAGCCAAGAATTGTTTAGGATCATAATCTCCATAAACAGTTCCTTTTTCATTTCTATCATATCCTTCAATTACACCTCCATCACTATCTACTTCAATACCTTTACTTGATTTACTACCAGATATTCTAGTTATTTTAAGCAAGCCTTCCTTAGCCATTTGACGGAATGCCGGATCATTTAATAAATAATTAGTTGCAACGTAAGGTTCATTTTCAATAAGCTCTGCAACTTTAGTAGGATCGCTAACAATATCATTTAGCTCTGCCATTTTTTTCAAGTGCATTGTAGGCAATTGATGAGAATAAACTAAATCTCCATTAGCATTTTTGAAGACTGATGCTCCAACTGTTTCATCAAACATTGCATTACCTAAACCTAATCTCCTCAATCTATTATAAACACCTTCGTCTTCAGCCTGTGACATTAAATCTGCATCTCCATCAAACTGTTGCTTCATATACATTATAGCCTCTGGATCTATTAGAATAACATCTTTTTGAGATTCTAATAATGCTGATTGATATTTAGTTGGTTTAGTAATATTGTTTGCAATAGTATATGCAATATAATCAGGATGGAGTTTGATACCCATTGTTTTAGCTAGCGCCTCTGATATATTCTTTGATACCTCTGCTAATTTAACATTAGTCATTTTATTTATAGGCTGATCAGTATTGATAAACTCCAATAGTCTAGCAAGTTCATCAGAAGCTTCTTCTTTTAATTTAGGATCTGCTAAGTATAATCTTCTTCTATGTTTATACTCAGTTTCCCATCTCTCAATTTGAGTATGAGCATCATCTCTATTTGCAGCAGAATAACCTACTACGGAACCATCTTTTGTATTTGTATGTAAGAATAAGTAATCAATCTTAAAGTTTTCAAAACCTTTTAGCATTGATTGGAACAATAAATTATTGCTAGTTTCTGCTGGTATAATACCATCTTCAAGTTGATCTTCCCAAACTAAATTTAAATCTCCATATAACCTTTCTACAATTGCTCTTGTTTGTGGGTTATTTTGTGAAAATATATATAACTTTTGTAAAATTCTTATAGGATCTGTTGTACCAGCTGCAGCTTTTAAGAAGCCAGAATATGCTACACTAAAATCTACAGGAACAATTAAACGTTCTCCATTGCTCAAATACTCATTCCCAAATTCATCTTTTTCTGATAATGTAGTTGATGCAATATACTTTCTTAAAAATGAAGATAGTGATCTAGCTCCTCCTATTTGAGAAGCATCTTTACCGTATTGTTCTGTAGTTCTTAAACCATATTCTACTTCATTCTCCTCATCTAATTCTTCAATTACTTCTAGCTTGATATCATAAATTGCCAGAGTATCTACAACACTTTCTAATATATCTTTATCATAATTAGTAAAGGCTTCATAGATATTACCTACATCTAAAAGCTGCTGTATAGATAAATTTCTATACTGAGCATTATCTGGATTATATAAATCCTTGTATAACTCTATTGACTTTTTTACTGCATCCTTAATATCAAAGTCTGCACTTTCATTTTTCATTTCTAGATCAACAACTCTAGCTGCAATAGATGATATAATACCAACACTCTGTTTATTTGGAAGGTTTTTATATAACTCCTTTCCATTTTCTAAAACTTCTTTTTTATACCTAATAAGCTTACTAGCGTCAATAGTAGCGCCACTAAATAAATCATCCGTAAATGGGTTTGACACCACTTCAGCCTGTCTATATTTACCTGAACTAATATCTTTATACAAGAGGCTAAGCTGAGGCCCGTTGAAATTCCCAAGAACATTTCTAATCCACTCAAGTATTTTATTAAAAAGAGACTTGATCCAAGAATCTGTCTTTGTTTTTCTTGGACTTTGTTTGAAGACTTCAAATTCATCTGCCATGTATTCTTCCAAATACTCTTTCTCCATTCTATCATTTGAGTAATCTTTATATTTAGCAATGTCTGTATTTCTTAAACCTTCTATTTCTTCTTTTAAGCTTTTACCTTCTCCACGTAATTTAGCTAGAACTTCTTTCTTAGCTAGTTTATAGTATTGTTCTTGTTGTTCTTTTGTTAATAGCAATCTAAATACAGAATGGAAAGCTTCATGGTATGCATACTTAGATGTTGCTCCAACATATAACTTACCGCCTATTCTCTCTTTACCTGCTATTTTTTCAAGAGACATAACAAAAGCACCCACTCTTTCTCCACCAGACTTCATATTGTCTGTTAAAGTTGCAATATTATCTAGTGTAATAAATTCAGGTAAATTGGAAGCAGCCCATGCAGCAAACTCATCAATGTGCCTTACATCATCTAATGATAAATCATCTGATATTTTATTAGCGCCACCTTGTTTTAATCTAACCTCTTGAATTTTCTTTTCAAGACTCTTAACAGTGCTATCCTGTTGTATTGCTTTTATTAAAGCTAAACCAAAAAGATCAGAGTTATTTTCTTTAACTTGATTCATTCTAGCGTCTAACTGAGACTTAAGATCTTCTAATTGCTTTTCAAGTGATACCTCTTTCTTTTGATTCTCAATTGTACTTGCACTTGTTGCATTAGATTTAGGTTGACCTTCATTTATCTTATATGCCTGAGCTCTAACATTAATTAAACTAGACGCAGGAGAACTTAATACGGTTAGCTCTCTATCTGTTAACTCCTCTTGTTTTAGAGTTGCAACTCTTTTTGCTAAATATTCTTGCTGATCTTTAGTTAATGTTAAAAAGTCTTTTGATTGTAATTCAGTAAACTCATCATCACTAAGCTGTTCTAAGCTTCCAATTTCTCCAGCTATATTTAATGACTCAGTTGATGTAGTCATAGCAGGCCCTTTAGGTATTGGCTTACCTTGGGCATCTGTAAATCTTTCACTTGGTGTAAATACACCACTAGTTGTTCTAGATATAATAGGTGTAGATTTTATATTCTGAGAATCTACTCCACTAATATTTGCAACTAAGGCAGACTTTTTTCTAACACTAGGTCCAACCTGTGTTGTTACAGCATCAGAAATTTCTTCAGCTGGAGCAAGCTCTTCAAAAGATTCTTTAAGCGCATTCTCTTTTAATGCACCATTTTTCTTAAGATTTGTAAAGAATGCTTTCTTTTTTGTATCTACTTTTTCAGGATCAAGATTAGATAGATAATCATTATAATTAGTTATTAATGCTTTTATAAAATCTGCTTTGTTTTCTGATTCGGCATATGTAGCCACGTCTTCTGCAGAAAGTCCTACATATTGAGATTGTTGTAATTTTCTATCATAAACTTTAATTGATACAGATCCATTTGCTGTTACAGCTAATTCAAAAGTATATCCGGGTTTACCTGCAATATAGAATTTAGGAATATCTTGTGACTCATTAGAATTTAAGTCTGCATTAAACGTACTATTATATTGTAGATTTTTAAGTTTTGTCTTTTGTGTTTTTCCCTTGCCTTCTAAAGTAAAGTTTTCTTTGGCTGTTTCTACAGATCTTTTTATAAGAGTGTCAGCTATAGTTTGCAAAGACTCATCGGATAATGGTGGTGTTTTAACTGGAAAGTAAGAATATACTCCTGAAGCACTTTTTACAACCATTGTATATCTAGACGTTCCTGTAGCTCCCTCATATAAATTAGGATTTTGAGCATCCATTTCATTTTTAATCTTTCTCTGAAGTGTTGGACCCTCACCGCGTTCACCATTATGTATTAATCTAGTAGCTACCTTGCCATTCTTTAGCTTAGTATTTTCTAATATAATAGTTAGACCGTCAACCGTTCTAATATTTAAATCATTTACAGGTTTGTCTATCCCATCAAATAACATTGCTCCTGGAGTACTAAAGAAATTAACACCTCCTATATCCTCAAGGCTCATTTCCATTTCTGCAGAATCTCCTAGCTTTTCTGCAATTGAGTTCATAATTGTAAACTGAATTGCAAAATTTTGCTTAATATCTTCAGCAGCTTGTTCTTTGCTGCTTCCGGTAATATCAAATAAATCCTTTACTTGATCTGCTGTAATACTCAAAGGATTTATAACAGTACCATTAGTTCTATCCAAAAGTACAACGTTACCGTTAGGTATATAACCTAATGCATTACCTTCAGGTTTTTTAATTTCTTTTGGTAATTTTTCAAGTATAGGTGAAAGTATCTCATCAGGAACTATTATCTCTATATCATAAGGAGCTCTAGTTTTTTTAATAAATGGATTTGCTGCCTTATCTTCAAACTTAACATAACCTATATCTTTCCCACCATCAGGTCTTACTCTTACTTTAACTTTTAATTGTTTTAACTGCTCTGGTGTAAGATTTTTAATTATAAAATCATAACGTCTTCTAGCAAGCTCTTCATTTTCAGGGAAGTTTGTATCAAAGTTAGTTCTATGAGGAATTAATCTTGTAGCTTCTCTTACGTTTAATTTAGTAACATTTGCAGGTAAAGAAGCTATGCCAGCATTCAATTGTTCCGTTGCAAATCTTTTCTGAAAATCACCTTCAGATAAATTTAACTCCTTGCTTTTAACTGCTTTGGCTATTGCTTGTTTGGGATTAAGTTTACCTATATCTTCTATTTTCATTAATAGAAGATTACCATACCTGTCAACTGTATTTGCATCTGATATAATAACATATTTCTTTTTAGTATTTATATCTTCTACAACATCAGCATAGGTTAAAGTCTGACCATCAAAAGTAAAGCTTGCAGTTACAGGAACTAAATTAGCCATTAGCTTTATTGCATCATTGGCTTCTTTCCTTGTACGGAATCCAGCATTAGCTCTTATTGGATCTATACCTACTGATGTATAAATTTCTTCATCTATTATATTATTGTTTTTATCCGTAAGAATAAATATTGTTGTTTGTTCTCCTGTAGAATGATCAAAAATTAATCTAGTCTGAATATTGATAGAGTCACTAGTTTTTGAATCTACTTCTCTTTTTTCATCTGACCTAATTTCAGCTTCTACTTCTGGTATAAAAGCTTGAATTCTTATAGCACCAACACCAATAGCACTTTCTGCTAAAACTTTTTGTACAAGATCATTAGTGCCTTGAAGCTTTAACCAATCAATAAATCCTATGTCTTTATTAAATCTATTCATTCTCTCTTCTTCCGGTAAGGCTGTAAGAGTTTGATACCAAAGTTTTTTAAGACCATTATAAGCAGTTATATGCTCTTTGGCTAAATCACTTTCAAGAAATTTTTCCCAAGATGGATTTATAGTAAAGCCTTTTTTAAGACCTAAAGCCTTCATTTCAGAAAACAATCTTTGCAGAGTTTGATCTAATACAGGGGATTCTTCTTTTGTTTTACCTATAATCTTAGACTCGGGTGCATCTACACCTTCTTCTGCTAATATTTGATCAACACTACTTGATGCTTTTTCTGCAGTTCTAGCTTTAGCTTCTTCTTCAGCTTCTTTCTTGGCTTTTTCTGCAGCTTTTTTTAATGCATCTGTTGCAGTTTGTCTATATATATCAATTGCATTTTCAATCTTTTCATATAGCTCTGGATCATCTACTTTATTTACTATACCTTCAGCATTATAAAATGACCCTAGATCTTTTGGATCTCCTGTTTGTGAAAATAGTATTGTACTATCCATATCTGGATATACACCTAAATCTGCAAGTGCATTTAAGAGTTGGTTTATCTCTTGCTTATTAATAAATTTTTCAATAGCCTCTCTAAATAAAGCCTTTCTATTTTCATAAGCAAATTTAAAATATAACTTACCAGCTGTAAGCAAATCATCTAGATATGCTGGATCAGTCATTACTCTAAGAGCTCTATCATACATTGCTTGTCTAACACTTAAATGATTATGATCAATAATACTCTTAACAGTATCCAAAAGCATTTCATTATCTACAAAGCCATTTCTAGTTTTAGCTACATCATCTAGATAAGCGCCTATTAATGGCATAAGTTTTCCAATTCTCCTTTTATCAAAGCTCCCATCTTTATTTAGATATTCTTCATTGTATAGTACATCCGCTATCTTTTCTAAATGTGCTAGCTTTTTTTCTTTCTGTTTTTTTGCTTGTTTTGAACCTGGATCGCCAAGAATTTCTACCTCACCTTTAAGTTGTCCAATCTCTGTTAGTAAAGCATCTTTGGTTAAAAATACTGTAAGATCATTTGCAGCTAAATCTTTTATTATAGGATCTGTTGCTAGTTTTTCATATATAGCATCTGTTCTTTCTGCAGCTCTTTCAAATCCATCTTTAGTAAATAGATATAAATACTTAGCATGTCTTTGCGCTAAAAATTTTATTTGCTCATCTTGATGTTCTCTACTACCTTTTTCAAAGTTTTCCGGCTTTGCTGTAACTTGAATTTTATCTTTATTTTGAGCAAACCATTGCTCCATTTTATCAAGCTTAGTAATCTGATTTTGTATACTATTCCTAAGCTTTCCTGATTTTGCATCTGCTTTTCTATCTGGAAATGCTTCAGCTAACTCTTGATCTGTTAATGATAAATAATCTTCAAGCTGTTCTTTAAAGAAATCTGTTTTCCCAGTTTCAAATAAAGTAAACATATTATGGAACTTAGCATGATCCTTCATGTCAATAAAGCCCATCAAATCATCATTTGCTTGAGCTTCTTCCATTGCTTCTGCTGCTTGTTTTTGAGTAGCATATTGCATTTTTTCAAGACCAAATAAATTAGTTGGATCTTGAGCAAGTGCATCACCATACTCATTCATGGAATCTACTATTCTAGTTACTTCAGCTTCTTTTTGAGCTTTATAATTTTGATATTGTTCCTTGTTAAATGTTGCCTGATACAATTCAGGCATTGTTTGGAATATTAATTTTTGAGGTCCCCCAACTAAAGTACTCATGAAAAATCCAGATGCAAAAGTATGTAAACCTTGAGCACTCATTTGTGATTTTATACCATGACTTAATGATGCATTAAACATATCTGATCCTCCAGCTAAAGGATCAAATGCTAAATTAGTATAGTAATCTTTAATACCTTCTGCTACGGCTTCTTGATAAACTTCCTGAATACCTTCAGATAAATTATTTGCAGTAAATCGTAGAGCAGCTGCACCAGCCATAGTAGCACCGCCTCTTAGACCAGCTGATTTTACTTTCTTAAGTGTAGATCTCCAGTTCATAAAACCATCTTCTACACTTTCATATAATTGTTTTTGTACTTGTCTTTTACCTTGCTTTCCAGCTTCCTTTCCTGCTTGTTTTTTAACAGTATCTTTTATAACTTTAGTTGCAGCCTTTCCTCTAATAACTCTAGATGCGGCACCCTCAATACCTTCTCTAGCAATTTGATTTATACTTCTTTTATATCCACCAAAGGCATTTCCTAAAAGCAACTGATTAGACAAATATATAACTGGAGCATTAAACAATGTTGTTGTTAATGCTGCAGCCTTAGCTCTTTCATTTACACCTTGCAGTTGCTCATATGATAAGTTATCCCCTAAACCGGCTTCTCTATTTTTATCTAATGCAATTATAAATTCTTTTTCCCATTGTTCTTTATATACAGAACCACCTTCCATTCTACCTTCAGACAAAGCAAAGTTCATTGATCTAAGATCCCTATAAAAGCCTCCAATTGTCTTAGAAACTTTTGCCATGTTTGTTATATTTTCACCAGCTTTTTTAGCACTATTTAATTGTTTAAATGCTCTTACTGTTTCAGGTGCAAGTATCTTACCTAAAACATTTCCGGTTCCTCTAACAGCTGAATGTAAGTCTCTTACTTTATCTATATTCTTAAAGCTGTTAACCATTGTTCTTGTAGCCTGAAATGCCTTACCTATTTTAAAACTTTGACCTATAGATCTAAATGCTTTTGCCAATCTGCCAGCATTATATGCAGTTCTTGCAGCAGCAGCTGTACCTGTTGCTACAGCAGCAGCACCAGAAGCCCCGCCTGTAACAGGAGTTGCTAAACCTAAAGCTACAGTAGCTCCCCACATTGCAAGTTCTTCAACTGCAATTGAACCAATAATACCTAAAGTATAACCTGAGTTTAATACAAAGTTATTAAGACCAGCACCAAAACCGCCTCTACTAGAACTACCTATTCTTACAGCGTCTTCATATTCAATAGCAGACTTAAGATCCATTACATCATCCTCAAACCAGCTTCTATAAGAACTTAGATAACCAGTTCCCATAAGTTTATTTAGTTGGCCAAACATACGTTGAGCATCTTCCCAACCACTACTATGGGTATTGTAAAACTCTTCATTATTTCTATAAGGACGAAACCCTAATCTAGAAAAAGCAGGATGAGCATAATATCTATCAAACTGCGTTGCAGCTATACCAGAATATGTTGGATCTTTTATATTTACAGTATTATCTCCAAATATATTATCCGTCTTACTTATTTGAGGAGTTCTTTTATTAATATTCTGAAATAATCTAATTTTACCTTCCATTGTATCTGGAGAGGGTATTTCTTGCTGAGCAGCAGGATTATATCTTCCTCCAGCCGCACCAGGTAAATTATTCATATTAGCTATCGGAGATGCAATAGTTTTGTTAATCTCATCTGAAGCAGAGTTTAACATTGCTTGATACTGCGGATCTACAGCTTCATCAAAAGCTTCAAGATCTGCAGGTATCTCTAAATCTGAAATTGTTTCAAATGTAAACTGATCCGGTGGAACACCAACTGGAGTATTTGCAATTTCATTATTAAATACCGTATTATCTAAATTTGACATATGTTTAATTATTTGCAAATAACATTTCTGGTTCTTCAACTAAAGCAGTAGGATTAGCTTTCTTCCAAGCATTTTTTAAATCTGTTTGGCTAGTTCCAATTTTTTCAAATTCATATAAAAATTGATTCATATAAAAATCTAAGTAATTTCTATTGGCTTGAGTTATTGGAACACCCCTATCATCTTCCATTGCTTTAACAAAGACGCTAGACATAAATTTACCTTGTTCATTATCCCACTGCAACAATTGAGTTTTAATATTATACTGACCATCTACACCTTGGAAAATAGAAAATGAACCACCATTTGGAATAGATCGTGTGAAGCTTGCATCATCACTAGTTGCTATTGAAGATGCAACATATGAATAATTCATTTTACCTAGTTTTCTAGGATTTTGATCTTGCTCTCTATCTATAATGATACTAAGCTTGTTTCCTTTAACGTTGTGCAAAAGACCTCCTTCTTTTCTTAAACCATCTAAATACTCCTCACTAAATTCAATTTCATATCCAGCATAAGGAGAATTCATTTCTTCTTTATTATTTGAAGTCCATGACGGATAGTATGTAATTTCAGCTATTGGATAATCTGATACTGATTTACTATCTGTGCTTCTTCTTTTTGTAAGGTCTCTTATATACTGTTTAAGTAAAGGTTCTGCTTTGTCGTAATTAAACATATCATCATTATTTTTATCTGAAATTATATCTGCATCATCCCAATAACTACTTTCTTTAGATGCTTCATTAAAAGCATACTCACCAAATGTCATTTGCTCTGTCATTTTTTGATTGACAAGTTTATCTATTTCTTTTATAAACATTGCAGCATCATCTGTAACAGCCCTTGGATCTAGTAGGACTCTATATGCAGGAACATTCATTATTTCACCTGCAGTCATATTAGCTTTATCAACCCCGCGTAATGCTTGCTCAACATCATATACATCAAACTTATTACCAACTGAGGCAAGATCTCCTTTTTTATCTGTAACTGTTTGAACAGACTCAAGCTTTCCTCTAATAGCTAAGTTGCTTAGTTCTTTCATTGATGAATAAAAATCACGGGCTTGTGTATCAGATATATCTCTTTGCCATTCTAAAGTAGAGCCTAACCTTTTAACAGGAACCTGCATATAAGCTCCACCAAGACCATCACTTACTCTTCTAGTTTCATACGTAATAGTCTCACTTTTACCATGACCTAAACCTGCCCAGGTATCACCAACAGCCATTCTTTCAGAACCACGTCCTGTATACCAAGCAGTATCATCATACTTTGTATCTTTTATAGATACTTTATTTCCATTCTTTTTAGACCATTCAGCAAATACATCTAAGTATTCATCTTCATCATACATATCAACAACGCCATTCTCATTTGTATAAAACAATGAAGGAGCGCCATATTCCATAACTGCTTTTTGAAGTAACTCTTGAGTTTCCTCATCATAGTCAGTATCAAAGTTAGTTGTAATAGCTATATCTAGATTGCTTTTAGAAGTTTTATATAACTGTTCTAAAGCATGATTAAGTTGAAGTTCTGTACTTTCTATATTATCTAACTCACTACGTAATGCAGCATATTCAGCAGCTTCATTTCCTTGAGTAAAATATAATGGTGAACCATCCGCAAATGCTTCAACCGTTGGATCAATATCTCTTATATTTTTAGAAAGACTTTCAAATGCTTTATTAAACTCACCTTTATATTTATCATTTAACTTCCCATCAGTTATTAATAATTTTTGGAGTTGTTGAGAAGTCATTGGTTCTAAGTTTCCAAACTTAAGTAAACCTGATCCGCTATTAGTTTGATCTTTTTGTTTTTCTAAATTTTTAATTAAGAAGTTGACTTTTGAGGCATTAACTTCTTGTTGTCTATCTGCAATTCCGCCTTTTTGATTATCTATATAATCTCCGTCCATCTCAAACTCTCCATCTTCATTTGTGTAACCGCCTCTTACAGTTCCATCTTCTCCAGTTATTACATCAGAACCTAAACCATCCAACTTATCTATACCAGAAGCCTCAGCTTCAAGTTGAGCTTTTAATGCAATATTTTGTTTATCATATGCATCTTTGATTTGCATCTCTCTCTTCTTATACTCATGCTGAGCTGCAAGTTTATCCATATCATATTTATGCCTTTTTGCTAGCACTGCATATTCATTGGCCTCTAGTTTTACCATTGCGTCCTTCTTAGAATAGTTTAAAGCCGCAGCCTGTAAATCTGATTCCATGTTATAGTTCATGCTTAAACCATATGCTCTGTATAGTAGAGATTGTGTATCTGCAGGATCATATTCACCCGTAGTCTTAAACTTTTTTTCTGATTCAGGTTGATCTGCTTCTAAAAGATTTAATTCATTAAGCCTTTCTCGTAATGCCTCTAAATCAGATTTATTGCTATTCTTTAATTTTTCTTCTTCACTTCCTTTTATAATGCCGTTTTGCTTTTGCGCATTTTGCCAAGCTGTATTTTTTTCTTCTGCTTTCTTCTTTTGAGATTCTAATGCTGCTTTTCTTTTTTCTATTTCAGCTTCAATCTCCGCAATTTTATTTGTAGCCCATTCATGTTGACCTTGATCAATTGTTTGAAATCTGCCTTCTTTGATACCTTGGTCCGCATATTGTCTTGACTTAACAAATTCTGCAGCATGATAAGCATTAACAACCATTGGATCATCCTTAAGTGCCTTTTGCACCATAGTTAAAGCTTCATTAGTTATTAAATCTCCATTCTTTCTATGGATCATCCACTCACCATTTTCAGATATTTCTGTAATTACATCTGTACCAAGTTCAGATTCATTTAAATAATTCATGGCCATTTGATACAAGTCTGAATCAGGAGTATATTGAATCATTCCCATTCGCAATGCTTTATCCTCTTGTGCATCAACAAAATCTTGCATTTCATATTGCATCTTTTGAACACCAGTTTGCCAGTACTTTTCTCTTTCTTCTTTTACTGTAGAATTCTTAAGCATGTCGGCATATTGCATTTCATTCCTATACTTCTTAGTCATAGCTAGATCTTTAACAATAAGATCTTCTTCAAAGAAAGGTCTGAATAAACCTTTAGCTGCTTCAACATTTTGAGCCATTGATAAATCAGATCCTGCAATTTGTTGAAGTTTAGGTGCTAAGCTTTCAGCGTACTGATCACGCATCTCCTGAGTATCTTTTCTAGAAAGATTACCATATACAACTTTACTGTAAACATCATTTAATGCTTTAAAGTTAGTTTCATACTTTGTAGTCTTTGTATCTAAAACATTAGACAAGAATTTATAGTCCGGTGTAAACGGTTTAAATTCTGGTAAATAACTTCCTACTCCTGGTATATACGTTGCCATAGTACTAAATTAATGAAATTTGATAAGTTTAAAAAGCAAATTAAAAACACTTTTAAAGTTTATACTCCCATCTTCCCTGTATAAAATGGACTAGCCCATTTCTTCATCTCAGGTTGACCACCTGTTTTTCTTGTCTGAGCTCCGGCCATATAGTTTCTATACTGCTGTCTCCATGCTTCTTCTCTTGGATCTGCATAGTTACGCTGACCACTTTTTGATTGAAGTATTCCTTGTATAACTGCAGGATCAACATTCCCCTCTTTATTTACAAGACCCATTGTTTTAGCTCTTTTAGTTGCTTCCATCCAATCATCCATAAATGCCCACTCATCTTGTTCTGGAGTAGGTTGGAATGCTTTAGCACCTACTTGACCTACAACACCTCCTCTTAGTGGATCAATATTAAAGTAGTCATACATTTGATTTACATTATATGTGTTAGCCATATTTGTAATTGTATTAGCTATAGCATCTGCGTATTGTTCTCTATCAAAGTTCTTTTCATCCATATATGTTTGTAGAACTTTTTGAGTATTATCATACTGTCTAACTTTACTTGCATCCTCTAATTGATTAAGTTGCATTTCTATGTTTTGATTAACCTCATTAGCTCGGTTAACACTTGCAACATTTCTTGCATTTACACCAGCAATTATATTTGCAACATTATCTGCAGCTTGTCCAGCCATTCCAGATAAATTTGCTGCTAATTGATTCTTACCTCCAAAAGCACCAAGAGCTTGGGCAGAAGCTGCATATTGAGCATTAGCTGCATTAATTGCTCTGTTAGGATCTTCTAACATTACTTCTAAGTTAGATCTTCTAACTGCAGGTTCCCATGGAAAGAACATATCTCTTTCTCTATTTGCAATAGCTTCTGTCTTAATTAGATCTTGAATCCATGGTGTCATTTCAGGAGGAGCCGCCATTTCTGGATCATCAGGCTCTTCAATTTTTCGTGCGTCTTGACAAGGACATGGTTCAGATTCAGTTGGCAGTCCGGGAACTTTACCTTCTGGACATGTAGGACAATCACCACAAGGGCAATTACCATCCTCATCTCTTTCAGGAACTTTTCCTTTATCTGGTCCATCAGGACAAGGTTTACAAGGATATATAGGTACAGTAGTTTGTTCTCTTTGACCTACAGTTGTATTACCAAATGCTGCATCTTCAGGAGATATAGTATAAGTTACACCATTCCATGTAAATGTGTCATCATCAATACCAGACTGAATAAACTTTAGAAACTCATCATTATCTGCTACATTCATTATTTGACCAGCTTGATATCCTGTTTGGAATATTCTAATTCCTGCGTCATCTAACTCTTTAAATAAAAGTTTATTTAATTCTTCATCAGTGATATCGGGATTGTTTACCTTAGCATCTTGTTTAATCTTATCATTGATTTGTTTAATTGCATCTTTATATCTAAAGTTTTGACCTCTTTTTGTTGCTGCTCCAGCTTTTAAAGCTTGTTTAGCATTCTTATACTTAGGATCAAACTCCCATGAAGAATCCCAATCTGTTCTTTTTAAATAATCTGGATCACCAAAATCAAAGTTTTGTATAGCATTGATTTGTTTCTGAGCTCTTACATAAGTATCATGAAATTCTTCTTCTGTAGGAAGCTTGCTTTTATCAAACGTCTTTCCTTGCTTTTTTGCCTGAGCTTCTTTTAAGAATACGTAAGTTTCATATCTTTTCTTTCTTCCGTCTTTATTCTCATCTGACATATACCAATCAGTCCAAGCATCAGTACCTCCAGTTAGCTCATCACCTACTTTCCAAGATGGTTCTCCTCCATCTTGCAACATAGGTATTTCAAAACCATGCTTACCATAGTAAGAAGCATTTCCTCCAAATGGAGAAACACCTTGCATAATTGAAAATACATCACCAGTATTCTCATCATAAGTACCTTGAGATAATATACCCGGCTCTGATATACCAAACTGATTATCTGCCATAGTCATCCTCTGCAGATCATTCTCAGCTCTTTTTCTTTTTCTATTTTTTGCCATCTCATTTATAAAGTCAGCACCTTTAGTTGCAAAAACAGAACCTTCACCAAATGCATTCATAAGAGGGCTATTCATCATTCTATTTATACCTCCTGCTAATTTTTCTCCTGCATTTCGTGGATCTGGATCTTCTGGAGTTACTTCATTTCTATTTTTAACATCTTGTTGTAGTTTAAGATCTGGACCTAAACTTTGTACATTAGCATAGTCATCAGTTTGACCAAATGTTTGCGGGTTAAAGTTTTGGAAAAAACTTGCAGGATCATTCTTAATTTGCTCAGCTTGATTCATCATTTTTTGCTGATACGGTGTAGGACCCATAGGGCCAAAATCTTGTTGTGATTGATTAGGAAAATATTTTGCAAGCTCTGGTGGTAATTGTGTAAAATCAAAGTTTCCAAATTGAGCTTTTCTTAATCCTCCACCAAGTCTTTTATTATAACTACCTGTCATCATCATTTCGTTAATACGCTCTTGACTTCCTTCAGGTAAAGTTGCTCCCGCATCATAGTATCCAATACCTCCGCTAGCATCCATTCCAAACTGCATCCCTTTTGGCATATTTACCTTTTCGTTTTGAAAATCAGTTAGGCTTTCACCCATATATCTCATTTGGTCTTTTTGATCATCAGATAAACCTGACATTTCTTTTTGCATTTCATTAAATGACTTGTAGCCTTCTAGATCAGGTGCATGCATTAGTTTACGCTTGCTTTTCTCTGTAAAGATATCTCCCGTTTTTACATTAGATTGATATCTAGGATCATTATACTGGACATCATATCCCATTGTTTCAGGATTATACTTTAGCATAGTTTTATCACCCATATTCTCCATTCCCTCTGTAGTCTTACCTTTTAAGAATTTATGAGTATCTCTATATCTATTAGTTTTAGCTTTTAAATCTCTAAAAGCACCATCAGCTAAACCATCTCCATCTTCATCTTGCTTACTAAATAATCTACCAGCGCCTTCTACAAGATTGTTAAATGCACCAATAGCATTCCCTTTCATATTAAGATTCATTGGCATATAAGCACTCCTTATATTAGGACGTACCATATCTTCACCAAATACTTGATTGAAATTTCTATAATTATCAAAACCCATTCCGCCAATGTTACCATAGCCAAACTGAGCTTGATTTAATTCTCTACCATAGGCAGCCATTGCACTCATTGCTTGAGCATCTGCTTCATTCATTGGTTGAGCTTGCTGATCACCAGAACCTTGCTGCATGCCTTCCATTTTTTGAGCAAACTCAAATGGGTCCATACCTATAGATTGTATATAAGGATATGCGGCTAAAGGTACGCCTTCCTCAAATCCTTTCATCATCTCTGATTGAAAAGCTAACTTAGATAAACCTTCTTTGTTTTTCTGCAACATAAGATCTGCTGTATTAGCTTGTATCTTATCTGCATACTCATCATTTAGAATACCGTAATATTTATTTAAGTTATATTGTTTAGATACTTTAGCAGGAGTCATCTTCTTTCTAGACTGAATTCCATGTTCTGCTAACATACCTTTACCCATTTTCATTGCCTGGGTATCAGAAAAAATAAATGATTGTTCTGGTAGTAACATTGGTACACCACCGCTAGAATGTCTAGGGCCAACTATATCATAAAGACCAAACTGACCATCATTATTTAAATCAGTTAAAACAGTTTCACCACCTTCAGCTTCTATATTAGCTATATCTCTAGGTACAGATGATAAGCTATACTTTACATCTGTATCTTTTGGGCCCATAGATTCACCAGCATGTGGATTAAATGTAGTTAACCCATACTCATATTGATCACCGGTAACATGACCACCATGTCCTTTTTTAACTAGTTTGCCATCTACTAATTGAAATCCATCAGGTAAAGTTACCTCAACCCTATGTTTACTGTTTTTAACTTTAGGCATATTATTTAAATTTAACGCTACCACCGGCAGCCATTATCTTTGCTATTGTTTCAGTATCAAGTTCTACTGTTCCTCCAGATTGCTTTTGAGCACTCTGCGTTCTATAAGTAGGTTGCATTGCCATTTCTGCTTGCCCAACTTCTTTTTCCGCTTGTTGCGCCTGCATCATTTGTTGCATCTGCATTTGCATTTGTTGCATTTGCATCTGTTGTTTTTGTATTATAGCCATTAATTCTTCCGTGCTAGGTGTACGTTGAGGACCTTGCTGAATTTCTGCCATACCTTCACCTCCATATTGCCTAGTAAGGTTTGCTATAGAGTTTGGATTTGAATCAACTACTGATTGATCAAGAGGCATGGTTGCATCATATGCTTGCTTAGCTTTATCCATTGCTTCTTTTAATCTTATTGAGTCTCCAACATATCTCATTACACCAGAATCATTTGTATAAAAGTCAGGATCACTACCTTCAAATCCAGATTTTTGATATCCTGAATACACACCTCCTGGGTTATTATATAGATCTAAAATTTCATCATCACCATACCCTGCAGAAAGCACACTATGAAATGAACCGCTACTTGCACCCGGACCTGCATTATACATATGCCCTCTAACAAGATCTCCAGCTTCTGTTGGCAATGTACCTTTGGGCATAAGTTCAAATCCTAACTTATCAGCGTAAGAGTTAAATTGAGCATTACCTGGTATAATAGGAAGCTTATCTCCAGGACGATATGTTCTACCATTCATTTCAAATGGTTCGGTTCCTTGTGGAATTGTTGCTCCAGCTTCTCTCATAATCTGACAAGAATATGTATTACAAGCAAAACCTGTATCATTAATCCAATTTGCTAATCTATCTGATATACCTACATCTGAGTAAGATGCATTAGCATCACCATATTTTCTAGCTAACTCTGCAGTCTTATTTCTAACACCCTGCACTCTAGCCATCTCAGCATCATATGCAGCTTTAGCATCCATATATGCTTGTTGTTCTGCAGATATATCTAAAGGTATAGCTTCTGCTATTTCAGTTCCCTCCTGAGCATTCCTTTTTATTTTGTTTTGAACATATTGAGGTAATGATCTAAAGCCTGGGTTATTATAACCACCTCCATTTTTAAATAGATTTGAATATTTCATTTTATTACCATTTATTATACTTGAATATTTATTTGGTTGTCCCCCCTGTTCAAAAGGCCAAAGACCGCCAATTCCTTCTCTTTTCCAATATTTTACTGTGTTGTCAAACATGTCACCCGCAGATTGATCTAAATCAATTAAACCACCAGTTGCATCTTTTATGGGCTCATAAATATATTCCCTTGCTCCAGCATCTAACGCAGTTGGTATAGTACCATCTGGAAGAGCCATATATCCTGCAATTCCAGTTGCAGCACTATTCTTAATTAAATCACGCCAATAGTTACCAGTATTTGTAAGCATATCTCCGAAGGACTGATCTAAGTCAATACCTCTATTAAGAACCTCTTTTGTTTTGTTACCATAGTGAGCAGCTATTGGTGCATATGTTGCTAGATTTTGTGCCTCTTCTCTAGATATATTATCTACAAAATCAGACAACATGTTTATATTTTTATCAGATAAGCCGCCAATTGTATACTTATTAATTCCAGATTGATCAATTACATTTTTTAAAAACTCTTCTTTACTTGGTCCTTTTTTTCCTTGTACATTGCTTATATTATTACCTTGTAAAATGTAATCCATAACTTTTTCTGGATTAGTTATTCCTGCAGATGTAAACTGATCTCTATCTAAACCTAATCCTCTACAAACACCATCTGCACAATTGGAAGTTAAGAAATCATAATTATCATCACTACCCGTACCAAAAGCCATAGGTATTTGGCTAATATCAGGGTTAATCATCTTTAAGAAATTCTTTTGTTTTTCATTTAAATTCTTATAAGATGTACCTTTGAACTTATTAGCCTCAGCGATAAATTGCATCATTTGTTCTGGAGTCAAATCTAAGTCTGCACTTCTAACACCTGGCATGTTTAAAGCATCAAAATCTACCAGTGCTTGAGTATAACCTTCATCTCCTGTTATTCTTGGACCATCGCCACCATAACCTGAACCCCATCTATTAATTCTAGTTGATATCCCACCAACTTCATTCATTGGTTCACCTGTTTCTTTATCATAGAATACGGCTTCAATGTGTCCAGGAGGCATACCTTTATATTCATATGGATAATTTATTACCTTAACACCATATTTTGAAAAGTCTATACCTTGCTCTTGAGCTGCAGCCTCTAACTCTTTAGCTTTTTGTGCTGCCATCATATCCCTATAGCCTTGCTTTAGACCTGCTACATGATCCGCTCTTTCTGGAGAACTTTTCCAATTTGTCTTGTCATCACCAAAAATATCTGTAATAGCTCTATATGAATTACTACCTTCTTCTCCTGCATCAATCCAGTTTTTACTTCCCTTTTTTCTTCGTTCATAAAAAATCTGACCTGTGTTAGGATCTGTAGTTTTTTTGTATTCCCAATTATCCTTTATTACCTTACCTTCTTCATCAAGTCTTTCACTGATGACTTCTTCAATAGGTTCTTGGTATTCTGGGATATCTGAGTTAATAGAAGGTCCTACATTATTTTGACCTTGTTGAGCAAATCCAATTTCAGCACCTCCTTGTGCCATTGGCATTTGAGCTTGCTCAGGCGCCATTTCTGGAGCAGGTGCCCCTCCTTGTGGTTGAGCAGAAGGTTCAACAGGTCCTTCTGTTTGTTGAGATTGACTTTCAAGTTCAGCCTGCTGTTGTTGCAGCATTTGAAAAGCTTGCTGAATTTCTTCTTGAGCTATACCTGCTGCCATTAAAGCTTGTTGGATAGCTTCAATTGGAACTTGATTTTGCGCTAAACTAACAATAACGTCTGGTAAAGCAGCACCTTGTTCTAGAGCTGACTTTATAGCAGGTATTAGTTCATCTATAGGGGATTGCTTTGCTTCCATTTGTGGTGGCGCCATTTGTGGTTGACCACCTCCTTGCATAAATTGCTGCATCCTCATTGCATGCAAACCTCTATTGTTTAAATCTCTATAACCCATTTTTTATATTATTACATACAATTATAATATACAAATAATTACTAACATTTACTAATTTATAATTTAAGATATCAGCTCACTCATTATATAGTTAGCCGGTTTCATGTTTTTGATTTTGGCTTCTCTATAGTAAACTCTATTAAGTTTATCATAGTTTCTTCTAGCATCCTCACTCTCATCTTTACCCACTATATAATCTTTATACATTTGGAATTCTGGTTGAAGAGTTGGGCCACCCATTTTAAATTTATAAGGAACCGTATCATTATATGCATCAATAAGTGATTCTGTAAGTTGCATCTTCTGAGCAGGATTCAAATTATATTGTTCCATTTTAGCTAACTCTTCTTCCAACGTTTTTTGTTTTTGTTGAACATGCTCTGGAGTAATTTCACCACCAGCTTGCATTTTTATCTGATCCATCCAACTCTTAACATTTTTAACATAACCAGATCCACCCTGAGCATCCCCAGATGTTAAGGCATAAGGTGAATTCCAATTATAAATAAATGCATCTATAGGATCCATATCTGCATTACCTAAAGTCTTTTTATCTATAACAATTACTTCATCTCCATCATCATCTGTAGTTTTACGTGCTGTGTATCTACCGGGTATTCCTTCAGCTTCAGATGCAGCATCAAGTTGTTCTTGAATATCCTCTAAGTCTTTTGTCCAGCCAATACCCGACCAATTATTTCCAGTAAATAAATCTATTTGTTTTCCACCTTCTGTTATAAATGTTTTTCCATCATATACTTGGTTATCTCCTTTTAATCTTTTAAGTGTGCCTTTCCAACCTGGAGGATAATATGTTCTAATACCTTCTTTTTTTCCCGCCTTTAAATTCTTTTGTGCGGCTAAATAGTTTCTTGATCCATATATCATAGAAGCAATAGCAGACTTTTTAGAATCTTTTAAATCTGATTGTTTAGTAATTCCATACTTTTCAGCAATCTTCTTTAATTTTTCATCGTCTGCAATATTAGACCACATTAATTGAGTTAAACCAGAAGTATCTTGACCTGCCGTACCAGGTAAAAGTTGTTCTATATTATGTTGGAAACCACCTCCACCTTCTGTTTCTTCCATTGCAATGCCTATAAGTGCAGCGGCCATTTGATCATATTGACTTTCTTTAAGGTTAAGATCATCCATCAAATTAAACTTTTCATCTTTTAAACCTGCATAAAAATCAGGAAGCTCATCATCATCTTGACCCCATCTTGATAGTATAGGTTCTAAATTAAGATTTAAATCTTTAGGATCTTCGCCTGTCCAATAACCTTTTTCTTTTGCCCATTCTAAATTTTTTCCTATATGTTCTTTTGGTATAGTGATATTACTTATTTGATCTATACTATATAAACCTCCCTGTTCTAAACCAAGTTTATCAATTGGAAGATAATCACCATAATCATATATTACAGGAACACCTCTTTCATCATAACCAACAACTTGGGTACTATGACCAGAACCTGTTAATCCTTTTTTAGGATTGAGTCCTTTATTATAATTATTAAAACCTATTATTGTTCCGGGAGTCATTTCTGAATAAAGGTTTTTTAATTTCTCAGGAGTCATTATGTTACCCGTTTTGTTATAGTTATCCCACTCAGTACCGCCAGTAAATACATTCTTTCCACCTTGATCTACAAGAATCCCATGTATATCCCAGCTATCAGCTGTAAAGTCATATCCTCCACCTTGCTCTTCTCCCTCATATCCTTTTTGGAAATAATCTTTATACTTCATGATCCAATCATGTGTGGTAGATCCAGGCTTATATCTTTTTGTTTCCTGGTCATTTTTATAATAAACAAAATCATTTGTTTCTGGGTCCCAGTCATATCCTGTTCCGGAACGAGAATCCCATCGGCTTGGTAAACTTTGCAAGCCTAGAGATTTTTTTAAACCTTGCTCCGATAAAAATTCATCACTTCTATATCTTTGTCCAACAAGTTTATCATATGCATCATAAGAGCTTGCTAAACAACCTACATCACCCGGGTTACAATAATATTCATTAGGATCATTCTTTGTAGATGGTCTATTTAAATAAGCTAAATCTGAAGGTGAAACATAAAGATCATTTAAGTTACGTCTTCCGCTTTCACCACCGCCTTGAAACATTGTTGTTCTTAATTGGTTGTTTTGTTGAGATATTTGACGTTCATTTTTTTCATCATCAAATACTCCTGATTTATCTATAGCCTTTAAACCAGCCTTTGTTCCATACGTAGCTAAACCTGTTGATTTAGCAATATTTGCACCTGGTATAAAATTTAATCCTGCTTTGACAAAATCATCTGTACTACCTTCACCATGCACTATTCTATCTACAGCATCTAATGAATTATACATTCCATATCCAGTAGCTGCACCCCATAAGTCATTTGATAATCCAAGCTTTTTAGTAGTATTAAAAACATTATCTATATTTTTTTGCATTGCTGGATTAGATGATGATATTATATTTTTCTTTAGAACATTTTTATTAAAATCACTCAAGCTTCCAACACCGTATTTATTTAAAATTTTACTGCTGCTTTTAGCATCTCCAATTTTATTTAAAGTTTTATTAATTGGCTTTAATGCTTTATTATATACATCTCTTCCTGTATCTATAGCTTTTGTTACGTTCTTTCCTGTTTTAATAAGTTTACTACCTTTTCCCACAAGATTTGCACCTTTACCAAGCATACCAATACCAGGAATTAAACCTGCTACAGTCAACAAATTACCTCCATCAGTTAAAGCACCTATACCTTTTTCTTCAACATCCATACCTAATTTCATAATATCAGTTACACCAAGTACATTCATTGCTGTGGTCATACCTGTATAATCCATTATCTCCCCAAGTCCAGAGTCTTGCATATCTGCATAATATTCATCTGGAGTTTGACCTGTGTATTCCCATCCACCAACTACATTTCCACCAAAGCCATCATGACCCATTTCTAATCTATCTTTTTCTCTTTCTGCTCTCCATTTAGCATGCTCTTCATCAATTTCTTTTTGTCTTTTTGCTTCATATATTTGATCTTCCTCTTCAGTTCTACCTACATTACTTAAATAATTTTGTCTTGCCCGTTGTGCAGCAGCTTTTCTTTCTTGTGGAGTTGCCGCATACTCTGCAAAATATTTATCTTCTTGATCTCCATATGGATCAAAAAAATCTTCTCTATACTCAGACATATTTTTAATCTGTTCTCCAAAAGCAGGTATGCCTAATTGTGGATTACCATAAACTAAATCTAAAGGATGATTTGCTTTATCTAAAAGACCTCTAATATAATTTTGGTCCTTCATTCTATAGTTCATCTTCATTTTATCTAGAAACTGAGCTCTCTCTGGTGAGTTTGCATAGCCGGTCTTGTCATCCCCAAATACATTAGTTACAGCTCTGTATCCTGTACTTCCCTCTTTGCCCGCATCTCTCCAAGTGTTAGAACCTTTCTTTCTTTGATAATAACTCATTGCCCCTGTTCTAGGATCTTGAGATCTTTTGTACTCATAGCTATCATTCTTCCTATCACTAATAATATCTTCAATAGGTTGAGAATACATCATATCTTCTTCTATCTCACCACCTGGTTGAAAGTTAAATCTTAAACCACCTTGTACTCCAAAGCTAGGATGGCCACCATGCATATTAAATGTAGGGCCTACATTAAAGTTTAATCTATTATTACCACCTCTATACTCTGCACTTAAATGCATATCACCTGAGTTATGTGCTATTTGTTGTAAAGGTTTTAAATAAGAGCCATGTAAACCAAAATGCTTTGTATCAAATCCTCCATATACTCCCATATGGTTAACAGCATCTCCTGTTATACCAGCAAAAGCATGTATATTATTATGATGATCTTTATGATGCGGTTGCAAGCTCTCTAGAGTTCTGTGAGGTATTTCTAATACTTCATTACCTGGAAATTCATATTCTTCATCTGGCATCATTGTCATTCTATATCCAAGATTATCAATACCCGTAACAGGAAAGTCCACATCTTTCATTGTAATTCTTCCTGAATTAATAAGATTAAATGGATTGTTTACATCTGGACTAAATCTTTTATAGCCTTGAGTTGAATAACTTAAGTTGCTAAAATTTATTTCTTCATTGGGTCCACCCGGTAAACCTCTACGCTCTATGTTTGAATATGACTTTTTCATTATCTAAATGATAGGTTAAGTTTTGAATTTACTAATGTAAGAAGCATCTTTTTATTATTTGAAAAATTTCTTCTTAATAACACTTTGTTATAGTAGTGTCTGAATTTCTTTCTTTGATCTTCAGCCTTGTTATAATTTAAATTAAACTCATTCAATTCTCTAATATAACCATTACATTGTGTTATTAATATATTTTGTTCAGCATTACTAAACTCACCTCTGTCATTGGTTGTATCCCAGAACTGATTGAATCTATATTTTTGTTCTTCTTTTGAATATAATATTTGAATATCATTTGCATTTATAATTGGATATGTTAATGCATTGATGGGATCTTCTTTTGGACTTAGCTCTAATCTTAATAATCCTGATACTTGCTCACTATTATAAATAATTGACTCATCAAAATTGAAATCTAAATCATGCCATTTATCATCACCGCATGCATTGAATTGATTTCCTTTATATACGAAACTTTCTAATTGGTACTCTATACTTCTTAGTGTCATAACATTTTGACCCGTACTTTCAATTAGCTCCACTTCCCATGGATAATCTACATTATAGTAATTTGCAAATAAGTCACATCTATAATTGTGTCTCCAAATTCCACCTACTTTAAAATTAGGTTCTGCTTCTTCTTGTAATTTATAAATACACTTTCTTGGATTTGGATTTATATATAATCTATTTCCGCTTGGTCCTGATTGATAAACATCATCACATTGACCGCTTTGAGTAACAATAGCATCTGGATCTGGCCCAGGAGGGCATAAACATTCTACTTTTCTACACAATGGTGGAGGAAGTTCTTCATTAAAACAATCACCATCAGGTAATGTAAAGTTTTGTTCATCTTTATTAAAGTAAACTAAAGTGTAATCTTCTGGACAATTACAACCTTCTGAGGGTTCTGCTGTTTCAATTTGAACACACTGTAGTTCTCCTCCACAATTAGATAAAATAAATCCTTCTGGGCAATTACAACCACTTAATCCTGCCTCACCAATATCAAATACAGCCCCACTACCAATTAAATCTTCTGTACTAAATACTTTTACAGCATCAAGTTCTCCTATTGTTGTAAATGCGGCTAACTCTAATGCTGTAGCATCATAAACTTCTGCAGCAAAAGCAGCAACAGAACTATCATTATACCCTTCTAGTTGCAATATACTTGTTCCTGCAGGTAATAATAATGGAAATACCCAACCATATTGAAAATTTTCAACAGGGCCCGATAATCCAAAATCTACAATCAATTGACCATTTAAACTAAATCTTGTCCTATTATCTGCAGCTATAAAAACACTATAAACTTTTGTTTCTGGAATTTGAATACATGTTGTAAATCCAATCCACTCATTTACTGGATCTCTTCCCGATAGTGACGTTCTAGATGGACATGGGCCACCTGCGCCATCATTACCCCATACACCTGCTGTATTTAATCTTTCTCGCCATATATTTATAAATCCGGTTGGATTATTTGTACTATTCACTTGAGCTACTAAAGTTAATGGAGTTCCATTTTGGTATTCAATATTCGTTGAACCAGCTCTTTGTATTGGAAGATTAGCTGGATTTGGATCTACTGGCTCATAAAATCTAGCTCCAAACTTTCCATAGTTTCCAACTATTTGCGTTCCACCACATACCTCATATACTGTAGGTTCACATGTAAGTGGTGCAGTTGTTATCTTCTCGCACAATTGCGTAAGTTCATTAAATGTAAACCCTTCAGGACATCTATCTGGAACTCCAATTGCTAATTCATCTACAGAAACTACAGCATCTTCTGTTACATCTATAAGTCTTACACATTTCTCTAAATCTGCATTATATACAAATCCCGGAGGACATTGAGGTATATCTGTTGTACCAGACTTTATAGTTAAGAAATGATTTATACTAGACATGCATAATTCAGGATGCCAATCATGGAATGATATCCAAGCTTCTGCTTTTGGATCATAACTTACCGTCCAAGAACAATCATCAAAATAAACGGGATCTCCTATTTCAATACATCTTTTACTACCTGGAGTTACTGGTTGATTTTGATCTATAGATTCACCTTGACCTGGGACAACTACTGATATTGGGGGCGGTAAAATTTCTATTCTCTTTAAAGGAAGATTTCCATTAGTTACAAAACAATCTAATTCACTATCATATGTAACTAAACCTTCATACTCTTCTTTTAATGAGAAATCTTTTTTACAGAAGTATGCAATATCATCTGTAATATCATATATAACTTGACAACCAATTCCAATAACTGGATTGTCTGCAAGTACGCTAAATTCAAATTCAGGAAACTGACGTATAAGATTTGATGGTAAGTATTTATTAAACCACCATTTCATTCCTTTATTAGATATTGGATTTAAACCTTGACCATTCTGTTGGAATATCTTACCCTGTGCTTGTGATATAAAGAAGAAACCAAATGGAGTATTTATTATACCTCTTTGACTTTCGCAAGAGCCATACTCATTTGACATTTCAGAATTAACTAAATTTTGAAATGCTTGACTAAACAATCCGCCATCTCCTAAAGTAATTTTAGTATTAAGATCTGTTTGTAACTGATCAATACCTTGGAACATTTGAGGAGACTGATAAGGGAAAAATATAATAGCACCATTCTTATTAATAGGCTTAATAACATTAACCTGATCTTTAAAGTCTCTATAATTATTAGGTAAGAATACTCTCCAAAAATCTTTCTTTGCTTCTTCTTGGGCTTGAAGAGAATATATTAATCTTTTTGGATAATAAGAAAAACATGTCTCTGCAATATCTGGATCATAATCTCTAGGTTGTATTACGCCACTAGGAATTAAGTTAGTAACAAATCTAGATGCACTTAATGAATAGTCATAAACATAATTGTTATCTTCTTTTATAATTTGAGCATGAAACAATTCATCTACATCTGTATATCTAAAATTATCATAATGTCTTTTACCTCTACTGTCTTCCCAGTCTCGGTTGGGTAAAAGAACTTCTGACTCAACAAAGAAATCTAATATGCCATTTACGTGAGTATACATATAACCATATCTCATTGCAAATGCACTATTACCTCCTTTGTCAGCCCCAAATAAACCAAGTAAACTTGTTCCGCACTTACCACCTCTATCTAAATAAAACAGATCATTTGGTAATGCCCCATCTAATCCTGGACCATTTGATAAAGTTAATGTTGATAGTTCTGTTGCAAGCTCCGAAGTATCATACTTTCTAGTATCCATCCAAAATCTTGGATACGGTATATTTATTCTTTGTAGATAGTTATATGGGTACTGATCGGGTTGTCCATACAAGAAATCACTGAATATTGGCATAATTGTTTTTTCAGTGTATCTTCCTACATATGTATCTCCACTAAAGATCGGTCCTGTTTCATATCTAAATCTATCAGGCTTTGTTGTATCAATTTGATATAGACAACCACTCATTGATACTTGCTTTATACCTTCTATCTGACCATACTGATTATCATAATTAAATTTTAATGCGCCATACAATGCTGAGATTTGCTTTGTTTGTGTAGCATTTGGATTAGTTATATAATCATCACCATAACTACCACTAGCATCTCCACCTACACAATATCTAGATCTATCTTGAGGTGCCCCAAGATCTTGAGGTATTTGAAAATTATCATTAGTTTGAATAACTACAGTATCTGGTCTAAATAAGTTATTTATTTTAAACTGTGTATTAAATGCTGTAAATGTATTTCCAATGTAATTTGCTTGAACATTTCTGGATCTAAATCTTATACCACTTTGTGTTCTATGATATGAATCAAATAAACCATAAGAATTATATTTAAATGCAAAGTCTTCAGCTGAAATAAGATTATACATTAGATCTATAATCTTTTGAGCACCTATTGCAATATTTGTTCTAGAATTTACAACACCTGTTATAATTTTTACTATTACGGGTAGTAAAGATGTATCTTTATCTTTAATATATGTTCTTTCATAACCACCGCCATTCATACCTGGAACAAGACCAAGACCTTGTTGAATAGCTGCCTGAACATAAAATGCAATATCACTTCCAGAACCACCACTAAGCGAGATATCAAGAAGTTTGGTACCTTCATCTAATAATGCATTTAATATTATATTTGCTGCTACTGAACCCGCGCCAGTTCCTGTTGATGTTCCGGCTGCTACAGCATTAACTCCTGGAACATTTGTTCCATTTGCTAAACCTGCAAGAAACCATATTGGTAACCAAGGTGTATTTGAATTTGTAGCATCAACTTTTTTAACTTGTTGTGTACCTTGCATTTGACCTATAGCATAGCCTACCCCGATTATACCTGCTATAATAGCAGCACCATTTCTTAACAGTTTATTTTGAGGATGCTCTTCACTAGCTTTAAAGCTACCAACACTTTCTCCTGAATAAGCCCCATACATTCTAATCTCATAAGGATTTAAAAATGGACGCTTAAACATTAACTCTGGAGAATGAAATGTAAATATATCTCTTCTGTAATCTGTTAATGGAGGAAAGTTACTTAATGAATCACTCCAAGTATCGCATCCATCTGTCCTAGGAACAGGATCTGTTCCAAGAAAATTACTTGAGCTATTACCTGCCCAAGGCCAATTTATATTACCGGCAGAACCATCATAGTGGTATACATCGGCTCTTAAATCATTGTATGGAAAGTTTGGATACAATCCAATTTTTGGTCCAAATACACCTTCATTATCAGGAATCTGATACTCCCGCATATTTCTAAATATACCTTTGGCAAGTATTGACTTATTACCTTGTCTAGATCCTCTTAATATTTCATATCCTACTATATTTGGTATGTATGTACCATCATTAAACTTAGGTCTTTCTATATTGCTAAACTCTACACCAAGTATCCTAATACGTGTGCCAGAATTAGCAGATAACTCTAAACTTGAACTTATTTCTTCTGTGGGAAATTTATGATGTCTTATTGGTTCTCCGCACAAATCAGCCCATCTAACGGGATCAGTGGCAGGGTATCTTTCGGTTGATTGCCAATAAGCCATACCCCCTCTAGCAATAATAGTTCCGCCATCATCCGTAGGTTCCGTTAAATTAATAGATGTAACAGAAGCAGTATTATATACTTGAAAATTAAATTCCTGACCTGAGTTACTAATTACATCAATACCCGAAGCAGGACCTTCATCAGCCAACGGCTGACCAAATTGATTTGATGAATTAAATCCAGGAGCTCTTCCTGGTATATGATATGATAATGATCTTTCTCCTGTATTATAAACCCAACGTATAAAAAAGGAATAAACCTCATCTCTCATAAACTGAGCTTTATTTCCACCTTTATAATAATATTCTGCATCATACTCTGCTACAACCCAATTTGTTTGAATATTATTTGCTATTGGTTGATAGTTAAAATCAAATTGTTCTGTTGGTCCTTGTCTAATCAAATAGTCATTAACTACATACATTGAATCAGACTTCTCATAAGCAGGTCTTCTTAGAAGTAGATCTCTAAGTGATACATCTGTTGCTTCTGAATTACTAATAAGATCTATTGATATTGCAGATTGTTCTGTACTATATGTGCCAATTCTTGTTGCAACTTTTTGACCTTGATTATCAGCTAGAATTACAAGCTCATATTCCTCAAAATCTTTATCTAAATTAGTTACTTGAATATCTAATGATCCTGCATTTGTTAAATGTTGAAATAATGGCTGAATATTTGAAACACCAATATAATCTGTTACACGTTGTGTATTTACAACATATGCTACATATGCTTGATAACTTCCATTTCTAAGTTGACCACCATCTACGTTTTTGCTAAGTTTTACACATGGCGTATCCAATAAAGGAGCTAATCTTATCTTCTCACAATCTAAAGCTGTTGTATCCTCATACAATACGCACTCTGCACCAGGAGCAGAAACAACCTCCTGTATATAAGGAATATCATCTATATTTAAAGTTCTAGATGGATTATTTCCATCATCCCAATATACCTGCCAAGTACAATCATAGTTTTCTTTAGCTGCACCGGTTATTAAATACTTTCTATTAAAACTTAAACATCTATCATTTACAAGCGTGGTATATTCACATTTATTATCATCAAAAATACCTATCTCTGAATCTATATCATCTGTTGAATATATAACCCATTGATCTCCATAAGTGTGAATAGTACCTATAACTGTATAAGGTATTATAGCACAAAGTAAATTAGCAGGCTCATTTCCAATAACACCTACATCACCATCAACAGAATTATTTGCAGCATTTCTTGCATGACTCCATTGATCTTTAGGAGAATAGGTAGGAAACAAATCCTTTTGCATCCCTTTACTTGTAGCATTTACCTCAGTAGAAGATGTTGATTGCTGCTTTGCCATTTTAACTTAAATTATATAGACGGTTCCCATGAGGAGGGTAACTCTTAAACATATTATAATAGTTATGGTATTGAGCCTTTCTGTTAAGCAACCATACCTTTTTAAGTTCTGCAAAGTCTGGAGTATTAATAAATCCTAGAGCATTATTTCTAGCAGCTCTCAGTCTTTGCTCAATTAGACCTAACTGTTGAGATACATTCTCACCAGCAAATATCATATTTTCAAGTATGCGTTGCTTTAATGCATACTCATAGTATTCATTGCAATAAGGATGATCTAATACTAAAAGATTTCCATTATGATCTTCCATTGCACCTTGATAGCTTATATATACTTTACCCGTTGTAAAACTTGTAACCATAAAGCCATCTTTTATTTCAGCTATATCATGAGCTTGTATTCCTACATTAGGGCAGTCACATGTTGCATCATTTACAGTATCAATCCTTAACGGCATAAATGCTGTAAAGGTTCTGTATTGAGATGCATTTATTCTTTGTACAAGTTGGTGTTCATTTTTACCATCACATGTTTTAATTACACATACATCTCTACATTCAGGATCTTCACATGGTCCAGACTCACCTGGAGCTGGGACATATGGTACATCATTAAATGTTTCTATATGGGTTCCTGATGGTGGCCTATCTGCAATAGTATATTCACCACATTTAAATGCATAATTTAAATATGCAAAATCAGATGGCAGTTTGGCTTTACCGTGTTCTATATCAAGAACCACTTCTTTAGTTCTATGTATTCTTAAGCCCAGATCATAGTTTACTCTTGTAGCAACTTTGATTAGCTGAGCTGGATCAATCATATTTTCCAGAGCATAGTTTGCAAAGTCAACAGATACATCTTCATACAATGAATCAAAGGTTCTATATTTATGTGATATACTCATTACTTAAAATTTTAACAGTTCCAAGCTCTTAATGATTTATTAATTCTTGAATTAGGATCATTAGCTGTTTTACTTGATGTTAGTTTCTTTTTCATACCTTTCATTCTAGCACAAAACGAAGCACGTCTTTTATTGCCAACTTCTTTGCTAGGGGCTTTAAGATTACCACCAGTCTCTTTATTGTAGCTAGCTCTACCCTTTGCATTCAATCCTCCTTTGGGATTTTTACCTTCCTTACGTTGCCAAGCAGGAGTAGAACCTCCTTTCTTGTACATGCCGGGAACTCTAACACCCATTGAATTATATACTGGCTCCATATTATTTCTTTTTAATCATTCCTGGAATTCTAACTCCCGTATTTGTAAAGCAGGCTTCTCCGCCATGCTTTGCTTTTGAAGTTCTATTTCCCATTCCTACTTTTCTCTTTTTAGCAACTTCTTTATTTTTATCAACTTGACTCCAAGTTTTAGGAGTCTCGCTAGAAACCTTTCTGCTAGGTCTGCATTTCTTAATACCCTTAGTTTTAGGACTACCGCATTCTCTACCATGCTGGTCTGTCCATTTCTCCTCAAACCATCGTTTAAGAGCTGCACCCTTTGCTGTTTTTCTAACTGCCATTATTTTCCAGCTTTCTTTTTTCTACACTTTGCAATCATACCACTCGCATAAGCAGAAGGAAATACTTTATGAGCAGCTTTTGCTTTATAGTAACAAGAGTCTTTTTTAGTAGTACTACCACCTTTCTTTTTATGATCAGAATCTTTCATTAATGTACCATCTGGCATAAAATGATATCCTTTAGGTGCAGATCCTCCTTTCTTAAACATTCCTGGGACTCTTACTCCCATGCTATTATAAATTGCATCCATATCTTATCTATTTACACTTACTTTATTATCTCCATCTTCAACCGGTACTTGTACTGTTAGCATCATTGCTTGAACAACAGCTTGTTCTATTTCCGCAAATAATGCATCTGGTATATTAATTTCTTGCTCATACCTTGGAATACATTCTTCTTCTTCACAAAGCCATGCTCCAATGTTATCATCAAATACACCTTCAAATTTAATTGCATCCCAATCAACATTTGGTAAATACAAATAACCATTTAAGTACCACCAATATTTTTTCTTATTATATTTAAAAGAAGTGGTTTTTGTAATTGAAGTGTAAGTACCAGGTTGAGTTCCTTGAGCTTCAATAGATCCATCAATTGAACTTACTGTTCTGATTAGTGGACCCCAATAACCTTCAATCATATCAGGCAACTTTTCTTTGGTTCTTTTTATTGTACAACCACTTTCAATACCTGTACATTGAGCTTCTACCTTGTCCACTTCAATAAGTTCTACGTATGGCAAAGATTTCCAAACAGCATTAAACTTCATTAGTTTATTTGCATAATCTTGTCTACGCATAAACATTTGAGCATACTTTGTAACTAAGCTATATACATAGCGGTCTGTTACAAAGGCATCCTGCACCTCTGCTTTTACTTGACCACGTATTCTTGATATAACTTCTCCAATTGTTGTTGCCATAATTACATATCAAATTCATTATAATCTTCAAGCAATTCTGGATCAAGCTTATCTTGATACAGATGTGCTATCTGATATTTATTTTGTATAACTGTATACTTTGTCCAATCCTTTGGATATTCAGATGCAACAGATCTTTTAAACTCTCTGCAAGCTTCAAATTTCCAAAGCTCTCTATTTTTAAATTTATACCTTGTTGACGCATTAGTATAAAATATCTTACCAATGTGTCCATCAGTATCCCAGTTATTATTTTGCAGAACCTTGCCATATTTATTTGACTCAGCATAGTTTATATTCTTCTTGTTATATTTAGCGGGAGAACAACTCCCAATAAACAAGTAACCTAATGAGTCTGGCAATTCTACACCATCCCTATTCTCAATAACACCATGCCATAAATTCTTATTATAAAGCCTTATTATCTTTTTAAGTCTTTCATTATCTATACTCTGATACTTAGGATATTTCTCCTTAAATTCATTTAATAATGTTTTGTTTAAAAGACTTAATCTCTTCTCTCTATATCTAGGAGCGCTTAGATCAGGCTTTTTAAAAAAATTAGTCATAGTTCTTATATTATAATTTACAAAAAAAAGAGCACTTATAAAAGTTAAACCTTAAAGTTTAATCAGCTAAATAAGTAAGCTCACAAATATTTCCTTTATCAGGTAGCTGAAGTTCTAATTTACCAGATCTTCTATTTCCTGTATACTTTTTATGATAGTGATAATAATCCGTCTTAGATAAACTTGGTAATGTCTTATGTATAAAGCCTGCTGTTTCAGTTGTAGTTATATACTCTACTGTCCTATTTTGATGAAAATGTCCGGTAAATAAAGTTCTATTTTTAGCAGTACCCCATTCTATTGGAAATTCTGTAGCATAAATTATAGGTGTATTTTTGCTGGTTGCATCACCATGCTCAAAAGCATTAAAGTTATTATGCCATACATGAACCTTTCTCTCTTCATACTTTGTATCCCATTTGATGTTTTCATCATCTATTGATTTTTCTAAAGCATGAACTAAATGAAAAGATGATAACCTGTCATGATTACCAGGTACATACACTACAACAACTTCTTCACAATACATTTTTAATAAGTTAATTGCCCAATGCATTGCATCAAAAGCTTGCACATATGCGTCTGTTGCAGTCATACAATTATCTAAAGGAGTTCCACTTGTAGTGGTTCCACTAAAAGTATCCATATTTATTAGATCTCCACCAACCACAAAGTATAAAACTTTAATGTTGTACATTACAATAGATTTATTAAGTAAGTAACAAATTGCATCTTCAAAGTCTTTATCTATAGTTTCATTACCTTCTTTACCAAAGTGTATATCTTGAAGTGACATTATACCACACACATCTTGTCTCTCAGGAGCAATCTCAAAACCTTTTGGTCTATATAATTCAGGCAGTTTATATTTTTTGGGTTTCCACTTATCAAAAAGATTCTTAATTAATGTTTGTTGATTTGATTCTTTTATCTGTGTTACTAAAGCTGAAATTCTCCAGCCATTATACATTTGTTTATTCCAGTAATTAGATAATCTCCACTTCTTAGTATCAATCTTTAGAAGTTTTATTATTTCTTCTGAATTTTTAGGTTCTACCGCACAATCTATAGAGTATGTAGCGCTTCCATTATCTAAATCAACTTTAGAATTATACTTTGGATTAGTTGCTGTTTTTAATTGTTTTTTAATTTTACTATACTTGCTAACAGTAATCCCAATTCTTTTAGCGCAGTAAGAGTTATCCTTTTTCCATTTGAATGACTCTAGTACTTGTTTTTCTAGATCCGTCATTAGATTTTAGTTTAAAGTATAAATATAATTAATTATCAAAAAAAAGCCCAGAGTTATCCGGGCTTTGCAACTTTGGCAATAAAAAACCAACAAATTATCACCTCTGTTATAATGTCGTAAACAATATTTCTACACTATCACAAGTAGCAGCTAAAGCATCTGTTGATGTTAGTTTAACTTTATAGTCAGTTGCCGTAACCAATCCTGTTAATGCTAATTGTAAAACTGTAGGACTAACTGTACCCGCAGTAACATATCCAGATCCTGAATCAACAAATACTTCTATTTGAGTAGTTAGTGTTGATTCACCATTCCATAATATTACCGCAGAGTTAGATGTTATATTTGCAGCATATACATTGTAAGGTGCATGATGCACATCATCTGCTGTACAAGCGCCTACGCCAGAACTTATCATTAAAGCTAGTTTTTGAACTATTGAATCTAACCGTTCTCCAGTTTCTATTTTAATTATTTGCCCTGTAGTTCCAATTTGAAACGAAGTACCGCAATAGCTAACACACTCTGCACACTGTACATCTACACATCTTTCACTTCCTACACTACAATCTGTATATGTGCATGGATTAGTGATTGCTGGATCTGAACAACCGCAAGGCTTAGCGGGATTACATTTATTACAATTACATGCCATTTTTTAATTCTTTTATTTATTAAGGTGTACATGATCCACATACATCATATCTGCTATCTAAATCTGTTGCTAATTCTACGGCTACAGCAGAACAGTTGTCAATTACTGTAACACACTTATTAGTTAGTGTTGTCCAATCTGCTCTACCTCCACCTGGTGAAAATGTAGCTCCTGGATTATTTAATTTAATTACACTTCCGTTTGCTATTGTACCACAACTTTGATCTGTTATGCTTACATAATATACATCACTTGTTGAACAGTCTTCTACTTCATATACAGACAAAGCTGGTATAGTTGTAGAAGGATAAGCATCTGCGCATCCTTTTAATGCTCTTGTTAATCTTATTCTAAAATCTCCTGTACCATCTTTGATTTCATTAAATTGAGCTGCGCTGTCTTCTTGATCAAGATAAGCTAATGTTCCAAAGTTAGTTTTGTTAAATAACTGAGTTATTGTATTTGTTGGAGTTGTAGCTCCTTTGTAAGGCATAGATGCTGCAACACCTTGGAGTATATAGCTTGTTACGTCCGGTGCAGTTTTAATACCATATTTACTTGGTGGTATTAACTCAGCTGTATAAGCTGAAATCATTTGCAATATGTTGGCTGCATCTGCAGCTCCGGAACCATTTACAACAAGTGGATATAATGTTGTTGATAACCCATCAGGAAACTGATTTTGAGTAAGACCTAAGCCTTGAGCCCATAAACTCGTTTGTGTTCCATTCAACATATCAATTAATGCATCATAATCTTCTTTGTAGCTTGCTGTTGGTTGAGCTGATAAGCCACTTCCATATCCAGAAGCTAATGTAGAATCATGATAATCTCCACTTGAGTCATTAGAGAATATTATAACATTTGCTGCATTTTTAAATACACCAACTCCCCCTGACCAAGATGTTGGTAAGGTTTCTAAGGCTTGCCATGCTAAATCAGCAGACTGAACCCAGCTTGCTCCATCATCTACAATAGCTTTAAAATAACCAAGCCATCTTTTAGAATCTGTAGGTATAAAATAGGTATTACCTGAAAATCCAAACTCTGCTGCCCAATAACCTCTAAGTTGTGAAAATCCATTTTTAATTAAACCTCCATTGGCCGATGAAATACCGTTAGTATTAACAAATACATATAGATCTTGATTTGTATGCTCTAGTTTTACATCACAGTTTACTGTTTGAACTTGTACTGTAAATGTATCTAAAGAACAATTTCCTGTTCCTGGAACTGTAGGTTGTAACTGAACTTGGAATGTATCAGCATAATCTGTATTTCTTGATGGATTTACAGTAGTGTATGTAAATTGATTTGCAATAGCACCTTGTCTTACTGTACCCAATACTGGATTAGTTATTACACTCATACTTGGTTCTCCTGCTCCTAAAACATATGGTAATGTAACATCTACACTATCTCCATTCAAACCACATAATACTTGAATCTTATCTGATAGTATAAATGTTGGACAAGCACAACATTCAACAACTGATCTAACACTGTTAGTAGCGTTATCCCAACCTGCATAAAGATATCTTGTTCCTATGTTGGGAACTTCTCGTTTTCCTACATAGAACCAATAGCTTGCTGCTGATCCTCCAAATACTGTATAAGTTTTAGTTCCGCATTCTAAGTACTGTCTTGCAACTTCTGTACCTGCAGGACATGCGTTAGTTAATGATGACTCAAGACATTCCTGAGGACTTTGTAGTGTTGTCCATACTCCTGTTGCAAAGTCATATCTTAGTTTAGAAGGAACACTTTGTATTGGTCCTGTACATGTTGTTTGAACCTTTATATAAACGGACCCATTAGTCTGACCAGTTGCTATAGTTCTTAAACCATCGGCACCAGTAGTTAAACCATTATATGTTATATCATTAATACTCCATGATATTTCAGCACTAAGAGGAGAAGGTTCTGTACCATAACTTACAGTAACTGCAACGTCCCCAGGTGTACCTAAATAATCCATAGTTGGACTAGAAAGTATTGGAGAGTCACATGGAACTGTTGCACCAACGTTTTCTTCTTTAATTAAACCGTCAGCTGCATCATACCAATATCTATTAACCGTGACACCGCTATCATATAATCCTAAAAATACATCCGCAGATTCTACAACAGCTGTAGATGGTGTTGTTATTTCTACATCATTACAAATTACACCTGGTATACTTGCACTTTGTTTAGGACATGTAGTTCTAGATCCTCCTGAAATTACTACAATTTGAACATCATATGTATCACCTGGAGTAGCTCCTGTAAATGTATAATCAATACTTGCTGATGGATTCTTAAGTGTAGTAGTTCCTAAAATTCCTCCTGAAGATTGACTTGTTGCTGTTAGTTCATAAGATACTTGATTACCCAGTGTATTTGGAAAAGTAACTTGTATATAACTTGCACCTGCACTTACAACAACGCCTGAAGGACATGGTGCAGATAAAGGAATAATTACTTGTTGTCTATCTGCGCATTGTGAATTACCATCCGTTACACAAAATGGAATACTCAAATTTAATGAAGAAAGTCTATTTAACTTTTCAATATTAATATTTACACCACTGCTTGATGATATCAATCCAGATACATTAATATTTGAAGTAACTGTTGTCCCATTTGAATCTGTTATGGTTACCGTAGTTGATCCATTACAATCTGTAAATCCTTCTGGAATTTTAGTTGACTGAAAATTTAAATTTATTGCATCTGGAACACCATTGCCTGATGTATCCAAAGTATTATATGTAAATACAAAATCAGCAGCACCGCAATTTTTTGGAAGAGCTTCTTGTATATCAGAAACAGCTGTATACAAATCATTAAGTAGTTTCCATTGGTTAGTATTAGATTCTGCTAAGTTTTTAGGACTAGCAATCCAACCATCAATATCACCTAATGTACCCATTACAGATAATCTCTTAGCTGAAGAACCAACACCCTGTGCTGATATAGCTCCATTTATTTCAGTATTGCTTCCAACAGCTGTAATTTGTTTACAAAGCTCTTGTTCAATTGCTAATATTAAAGTTGATATACTTACTTCTCTACCTTTGAATAAACAGCTAGATACAACCGTAAAATCAGCTTCTGAGTTAGGAGTACACGGTAAAACACATGCTTCTAATGTAGCAACTCTATCAGATAAGTTTTTAAAGTTTTGATTTATGGTTGTTAATGAAGATATTACATTACACAATTGATTACCTACATATATAGCCCAATCTGCTAAAGGAAGTGCTGTGACTAAATTAGATTCTTTTGAATCTCTATAATAAAGACATTCTGGTAAAGCTAGATCTGATATTTTAACCTGAGCTTCACCAGTTTTAAGATCACAAATCTCATCTACAAATAATTGTAAAGTTGTAACTAGATCTTCTGGAGTAGGTGCTGTTAAACACTTAAAATCTAAACCTGTAAGATCTGGATCACATGAGCAAGAAGCATCAATAATTTCACATAGCTTTGTGGCTAGTTTTGCAACAACATCACTAACCGTATCACCATTACATAGATCAATGCATGCTATGTCTGGACCTTGCCATATTACACAGTTTGATGAAACTGGTGTACAAGGAGAAGTATTATTTGTTTTTGACGGTAACATAGTATATATATAATATAATAATTTTTATTTTTTTATCCTAGATCATCACAATTAATTGCCTGGCTAACTAAACCTTCCGTCCTAGTAAGAGTCTCATTTTTCAACTCCTCCCAATTGCATGCTTCACGTTTAATAGTAATAGATTGAAAGTCATAATAGCAGCATGGTGTTAAACCAAACCTTACAGCCGTAAAGTCTTTATACGCTGCATTTGCAAATTCACTTTCTATCTTTATCTTTTCTTCAGACATTATTTTATTAAATTAGACTTAGCTGTATTTAACGTATTAGTTAAACTATTGCTTGATATATTAAGCGTTCCGTTATACTTGCTAAGACATGATTTATGTACGGTCTTTCCATCTTTTGCTTTAGTCTTTTGACATCCGCAGGAAAACCCTTTATTACAACTTGCACAATTCATATATATTGGTTTTAACAGTTAGCTGTTGTAGTACAAAGTATCTTTCTCAAACGCTTTAAAGCATAGTCATACATTTCCATTCCTTTCTTTGGGTTAATGCAATATTCAACTTGAGCTTTAGCTGAGTCAATTAAAATACGTAAGTAATTAACTTCTTTAATTAGATCTTGCTTATCTGATGATGGTTCACAATCAGCTAAGTTTAATCCACATAATACTTCGTAGTATAGATTTAAAATTGCAGTGGTACGTAAATGGTTATATTCAACAAAAGCCTTATCATTTGGTGATAGGCTATATCTAATAACATAAACTCCATCTGGCAGTGCTATATTTTCTTCTCCGCAGTTTGCAGTTTGTATTTGCAAATCACATCCTGCTAGATTTAGATCAAAGCCGGGTGTAACCTCAATTAGTGCAGGCTTATTAAACCCAGGCGTTGTAATAAGAAGTTCTGGACAATCTTTTGCTACAATATCAGAATACTGACTTGTATCTCTTATAGATAGAATTTCACAGTTTGCAACAGTGGGAACTTCCAAACTTAGGATATGCTTTTCAGCCATGGAACAAATTTTATTATACGTACAATAATAATATACAAAAAAACTTACAGAAAAAAAAGAAAGGTGAGACATAAAATCTCACCTTCCAATTTAGTTATGATTAAGGATTAAAGTCCAGTATCAACCTCAACTGTATAATTACCTACAGCTGCACACTCTGCTTCAATCGCTGCCCATAGTGTATCTAAGTTTGAAACTGCAGCAGCATCATCCTCATCAACGTAAACGCTGTATAAGTACTGATCATTGTCAAACACTCCAGATGGATTGTTCAAACGTGGAACACTGTGTTGTAAGTAATAAACTCTGTAGAGCTTAGTTCTATCAACTGCAGCTAAGATAGGATCAAATCCTTCAATTTCACGGATTCTAGAAGAATCTCTGTTTCCTTGATTAAATGGATTTTGAGCATATCTCTCAGTTAATAATAAGTCTCTCAATACAGTCTCACCCTGAGTTTGAGCCATTTGTCCTGGAGTAGCTGTAGCAACACCACAGTTATTACAAGGGTTTCCTGTCTCATCCATCGCAGAAAGAATAATAGAAACTGGTTCTTTGTTATAGAAATCTCTAGTATCAAAAGAACAGTCGTTAAATGAAGTACCCACAAATGCACCAACTACAGTAACTTTAGCAGAAACTTGATCAGTTACTGGATCAGTAGATGGAGTATAAGTACCATTAAGGATTTGAGAAATTGAGTAATTAGTAATAGTACCAGCAGTATTTACTTCAATTCCATAAGCTTCTAAACTTACAACGGTTAAAGTCAAGTCATTCGCTGGGCTTGCACCACCTAAGTCAGTACCAGCTAATACAATAGTATCACCAACTTCATATCCTTGAGCTACACCTACTGCAGAATCAACAACAACACTTGTTACTGCATTACTAGCATCAATTACTACAGTAAATGTAGCACCTGTACCTGAACCTGAAGTAGAAGCTTGGGCTACAGTTGTATATGTAGCAGCACCACCAGTCATTGTACCTGCTGTAGTAAATGTAGCAGGTGAACCTGCTGTACCAGCACCTTCAGCAATAAATGGAGCAGTAATTGGATCAGCCAAGATCATTTGAATAGAAGCAGCTAAAGCTACAGCTGGATCAAGATATTCTTGTCCATCTACACAACAAACACCTGGAAGTGGTCCTCCGTTAGCAGCAGCATCACCTGAACTATCTCCAATAGCATAAGCATTGTGGTTCAAGAAACGTAGTGCAGGAGATCCTTTAACATCTGCACGAACAAATAAGTTCTGTCCGCAAGGAGCACATGTAGATCCTACTTCAAGAGTAGCAGTTGCTTGAGCAGCTGGAACTACTTCAGCTACACCAAGTCTACTAATGTAGTTAAAGTTAATACCTTTTGATTTGATTGATTCTTGGTATCCTCCATGTCCTGGATTGTTACCAATGTTGTCAGTAGCATGATAGTTACCACCCACTAGATAAGCTAAATGTTTTGCAGCAGCAATATTAGCCGCACTATCCACTAGCCATGTTCTACCATCTACAAGAGCAAATTGACCTGCAGTCAAATTAGCTGTATTGTTAGGTACATTGGTTGGAGCAGCCCCTTTAGCTAGCCAAGCCTTTGTAAAAGCATGATTAAAATAAGCCATAATTTTAAATTTTAATAATTAGAAACAAAATTCGTCCTCTCTGGACATATATAATATAATAAAACTTTTTTACTTAGACAATTACTTAAGAAAAATTAATTTATACTTTGTGCTATCAATTAAAGATTTGATTACATCCAACTCATTAATTATTTCTGAATACTCGCAAGTATCTTGCACTCTGGTAATTCCATCATGTAACTTTCTTAAATACTCAACAGCATTTTCAGGAGTACTTATGGGAACTACTTCTACTGTAGGATAATGTAAAAGTTGTTCTGTTGCTCCTTGATATTGTTCAGCCACTGCATCAACTAAATCTGGTAAAGCATCATAGAATTCATTAAGTGCCATATGAGCAGAAAAACTTGTAGTTTTTAAATGAGTCATATGAGTTTTAGTAGCACCATGTAATAGCTCTGCTATAAGAGCTCCCATTTTTGGAGTTTGTCTTTTTATTGTCTTCATTAGTTAGATCTTTCAGCAGCTGCTTGCTCACGCTGCATTTGATTGTAGTTATCAATATCACCTGCAATAATAGCAGCAGTTTCATCTAATATTAGTTCAACAATATCATCCTTAAATTCAGATTCAACATCTACAGCAGATACTACACCTGTATATGGATTTAAAACACCAGCAAACTCAATATACGTAGGTCTTCTATAGTATGTTAGAACTGGATTAACAATATCAAAATCCGTATTCCTGTATATTCTGATCTTATTTCCTAATAAAGTACAGAATGTTTCCGCCCAATCAAAATCAGGTCTTTTTAAAGGATCTCTTAGATTTAGATTAACGTTAGCCTCTTCAGATAAATAAACAGACATTGGAAGATTATCTGGGCAACATTCACTCTTTGCCTCAGCACTTACCCTTTTAAATTCTAAGTAATCTGTTATAGGAAAGTTGTCTGTTTCAAAGTATGTATCTGTTTGAGTACCGGTTAATGGCAACTCTGTCAATAAAACCTGAAGGTCATCAATTCTTCTTTTAGAGAATTCATCACCTTCTTTATAAGGGTTACCGCCATGTAGCTGCCTTCTAGGCCATTCTACTTGCGCCTTATTAAAAGCTTCAACCATTTGCCATTTCTCAATGTTATCATAATCATTGCTGTCCAGCTTGTTGAGCCTTTGCTTAAGTTTTATTTGTAGAGTTTCATTATCCATTATGCATTCCAATAAGGTTCTATCTTATCCATCAAGGATTTTAATACTTCATCATTTTCTGGATTCTGAAGATATTCAACAACTTCACTAGGTACTTTACCAAGACGTATGCTGTTATCTAAAGGTTCTATCCATCCGTTAGATTTTACCATAATAAATCTATAGAACATAGCATCTTTAACTAAAGATCTTAGTTTTAGATTTTTCATAGTGTCTTTAGATGCTTCAATAAATGATTCAGCTGCACGTTTCTTACTAGATTCCGTGCCTTGTCCATTAATGAAAGCATCCATATTTTCATATATAACATCAAGCTGTGTTGATTTACTATATTGTACACTATCTGCATCAACAACTTTTGCAACATACATAAGCTTACTAGAGTTTTTATCATAAAGTTCTTCTAACTTTCCAATTGCTCTATTTCTAAGTTTAGTAAATTCAGTTCTTGTAGATACAGTTTCTTGATGTTGATCTAAATAAAATTTCTTTGGATTTGGAGACTTTTTAGCATCTTTCAAAGATTTAGATATCATTGAAAATCCACCTGCATTAATTGCATATATTTTAATTAAATCATAAGGATCCCTAGCTGGATCTAAAAATACAGGTTCGTTTCCGCATCTCAATTCTATTCTAGACCAAAACTTATCATTATCAGGTTTTAACAATTGCACCTTATTCCAAAAGTCTTTGTCTTCTGGATCAATAATATTTGCGGCAAGTTCAGCTTCTAATTGAGCAACTGCTTTTCTGATTTCTTTAATTTTAAGTTCTCTTTCTCCAGGCGCTAATTTTTTAACTTCTGGGGCAAACTCATTTAGTCCAGTAACATATCTTTTAATTCCGTTTAATTCAAGACATGCTAATGATTCTTGGTGCCACACTCCTTCATGAAGTGACATACCATATTGCTCTAACCCCATATTTTCTTTATCAGGATTAAAGTAAGGCCTAATTGCTACAGTAGTATCTTTACCTTGCTGATACTTTTCTACAATAGTGTAATCTTCCATTTGTTTATTGGTTTTAAAAATTAATTATTACTCAAAAGTACATAATTATGTACATTATCAATTAATATTTCTAATGCCGGTTTACACCGGCAAAGTTTTTTGAGTATTATGCTGTTACAATTTTTACCGCACCACTTGTAGTATATAGATCACCTTCAACTAATCCTCCAGCAAGAGCTGCCGCATTACTAGCAAATTCTTTCAAATCTTTACCACTTTTTTGTGAAGCAACAAGTTTAGAAGCATCTTGATTTGTAAACTCAGTAACTTTTTCAGTTTTTTTTCTATTTCTCCACCACATCTTTTATTGCTTTAAAGGGTTAAAAAAAAGGGGAGGATTGACCTCCCCATTTAACTATTCTTAGAATGATCCTCCCGTTACTGGGTTTCTCATTACAATCTTCAACACTTTAGTTGGATCTTTTACCCAAATAGCTGGCATACACTGAGTCATATAAACTCTGTATCCATTGAACTGTCCAGTAGAAGCAAACCCTTGAGTTCGTCCCATGTAGTCCATTGTACCATTTTGGTAGAACCACTTAAGTTGATTATCCCAAGATAACTTCAACAAGTGAATGTTATCATTTCCATTATCAGTTACATCAAAAATGATAAAGCTGAATGAGCTAAGAGGACGTCCATCAATCAATGGATTCTCAATATCATTAGTGTGTAAGTTATCAAATGCTGGGTTAAGTACAAACTTAACGTTAGCAAGGAAAGGAATTGTAAAGCTTGTATAAGCAAATCCAAAGTCTAGATCCATTCCTTTACCAGTTACTGCACCAATATCAGTTGCATTTTGAACTAATCCAGAACCATATACTTCATCAGCAATAGCTTTGTTAATTAGTTGCATACCACCGATACCTGTTTGTACAATAAGCTGACGTTGTGGATCTGGTCCTTTAAACTCAACTTTACCTTGGTAGAAGTTATACAATTCAGATTTAAACATATCAAGTGTAAAGCTAGACTTGTTGTATACTCTTTTAAATGAGTTATCCAACTGTGACCAAAGACCAACAGATAATCTAATATCATCTGGACCATCTTGTCTGATTCTACCACCTTTACCCCACATTAGGTAAGTTTCAATGTCATTTGCAATTTTAGATAAGTGAGCAGCTTCCATATTTGTAACGAAAGTTCTTGATAAAGAACCGCTTTCAAATGCTTCTCTTGCTCCTGCTTTACCCATACTTGCAACTAACTCTTCAATAGAAGAAACAGATGGATTGTTAGGATCTTGATTAAAGTTTCTCCAGATCTCAGTTACTGGAACAGTACCATCTGCATTCATTCCTCCTTTAAGCATCAAATCAGCTCTTGAAGAAATTGAATAGTGTACGTGTGCTTCAGCTCCTCCTACAAAGTTGTAGAACTCACGGAATCCAGATCCAGTCTCAAGGTCTGAAAATCTTTCACCATACTCACCTCTAGCAGAACCTTTTCTAAAATACTTAGTTCCAGGAACCAAATACAAAGAAGCATCTAAGCTAGCTGCATTGTTGTTATTCACTAACTGAACTGTGTAAATGAATCCATCACCAGCAGGAATAATATCCTCAGCAGTGATGTACATCTCAAGTCCATTATACTTATCATAGGTAATAATGTCACCATGACCAAAAGCTCTTTTAGAAAGTTTAATTCTAAAAGTAGTACCGTCTGCACCAAGATCATTCGCTGCTTCAATGTTAGAAACAATGAAAGGAAGATCTTGTGCAATTGGAGTTTGCCACTTATACTCACCACGAGCATTATCTACCATGATTGTGTTTTTACCACCAAATGATGCCATTTGATAGAGGGGCATTTCAACTTTTTGAGTCATTGCCCATAGATCAACCGGCCCCATATCCATAGGTTCAGAAGAACCCAGCATTTGAGACAAGTGATAGGAATCAACATGAGAGGAAGCTTTGTAAGCTGTATCTCTCAGGAATATCCCATTGTTTAAAACTGGAGTTGCCATAATTGATTGTTTTTAGTTGTTATTTATTGTTTGATTGTTAAATCCTTTTAAAAATGTTTGTTGGTTTAGGTATTGTTCTCTTTTTTGGCTTTTCTTCTTTTTCTCTTTCCGCCACACCTAGAGAAGCAGTTCCCTTATTAGCTTGTTCCATCTTAAGTTTTCTAACTGTCTTTTCAGTATTCATCTTAGCTCCTAACTCCATAATTCTAGACTTATATCCATTTGGATCAGCTAGTAACCATAGAGCTTCAGAAATCAAAGTATAGTTAGGCTCCTGGAACTGATACTTTTCTAATAAGTGTCCTAGTAAATTAGTGTTTTTACCACTAACTGAAGGATACGCTGGCTGAACTAAACCATTATATAATAATGCTTGAGTCTTTCTGTCAAGTCTCATATTCCCAAGAGTCCCATCTTTTAGAGTATGATAAACATTATTCATATATTGTTTAGAAGCTTCAGCTTGCTGCTTTTGTTTAAGCTCTTGTTCTTGTAGTCTTTGTGCTACAACTTTTTCTTGCATCTTATCTAACTTAGGTTTAAACTTCATAGCTTGCTGTTCTAGTTTACCTAAGTCTTTCCATATTTCTATTTCTTCTGCAATTTCTTCTGGAGTACCATACTCTGTATTTGTTAAGTACTCAGTAATAATTCTTTCTTGTCCAGCCTCGCTTGATGGATCAATCTCAAAAGTCTCTTCGGCTTGTGCTAAAGTTTTAAATAAACTTTTAAGATCTGTACCACCATTTGCAACATATTGTGCCGCTACTTTTAATTCATTAGGAAGAGCATCAAAAAATTGTTTAGGTGTTTCACGTCTAACCTGATTAGCTCTTTCTTCTAAGTTAGCTTCAAGAAGGTCTTCAATATCTTTAGCTGTGTATTCCTCAAGAGGTTTGTCATCATCAAATGCAAATAATCTCTCAGATTTAACCATCTTATTAATTACATCTGTAAATCCGTTAATTGGTTTTCTACCTCTAGTTTCTGCTTTTAGTTCTTCTAGGTCTTCTTCTTCTTCATTAGATATATCATCTAATATTTCATCTCCTTCAGCTTTTATTCCAGCTTTAGTTTTTTTAGTTACAACTTCTGGAGTTACAACATCTTCCTCATCCATCCAATCTTCTTTTTCTACTTTTTCTGTAAATGAAAAATCAGCTTCAGGATTGGGTCTTTGAAACATATTAGGTTTCTTTGGCTCTTCTTCAGCTAACGTAATGTTATCAGCACTTGCACCAAATACTTCATCAATGTCAATGTCTACTTTTTCTACAGTAGTTTCTTCCATATTCATATCACTCATAATTGTTGGTTTTAAAATTCAAATGAACTATCATATATAATATAAAACAAACTTTCCAAATAAACTTATATTATTTGATTTTTGTTTAAAGTTTTTACTAGTATTATAGCTAACGTTAAAAAACACTTTTGAAAAATAAATTTATTTTATTTTTTCTTCTTTTTGTTTTCTTCTTTTTTAGCTTGAACATCATACTTATTTTTGTTCTCTCTAGCTATTTCTAAATTAGTATTGGCAACTGATTGCTGTGTTCTAAGCCTCTCTCTTTCAACATCCATTTTAGCTTTAGACTCTTGTTGCTTCATGATATTTTGATCCCGCTGCATATTCATTTGCTCTCTATATCTAGAGCTTTCTTTCATATCAGCCATTGCATCTCTAAAATCAGATACTTGGTTTTGATCAATATCACTTTGAGCTCCATAACCAGCAGCTCTAATTTCAGCAATCATTAGATCATTTTGTCTATCTTTTTCATTTTCTTGTTGCTCAAACTGCAATTTCATTTGTTCTTGCTGTTGTTGAGCTTCAAGTTGTTGTTGCTGCATTTGCTGTTGTTGCTGCATTTCTTGCTCTCTTTGTTTTTGAGTTCTTATTTCAGCATCTTTAAGTATATCAGAAACTTCAGCAATAGATTCTGCTTTAATTACATTTCCTAGATCATAGATGCTTGCACCTGTAGTATTGTTTTGAATAGCCATTTGTTTTAACTGATCAAGAATAGCTCTATGATTTGTTTTAGTTGTAGTAAATATGTTAAAGTCGCGTAATAATAAATCTGTGCCATCAATAACAAAGTTCACCTTTTCAGCCTCTGTTGTAATATAACTAAGTCTAACGCTAGGATTAGTGCTGTGATAGAACTGAGCTAAGTCTGTACGCATTTGATGAACTCTTGGCATTAGTTGATCAGCATGCTGTGTGAAATATAATTCAGTTTGTGCATATGACTGATTTAATGCTTGAACTACACCTGTTGCAGTTTCTTGTCCAATTGGAGCTCCCAAACGTTGAGCATTTACACCAATAGATTCAAATGCTTGTTGTTTAAAGTAATTGGCTAATTGTATTCTAGACATTAATCTTCCAGACTGTTCCATATTTAAAGTCTGATAGTGATTAAAGTTTGTAGCGTTTTCTGTATTTGTAATTGAAGTATCAAGAGGTAGCATCTGAAAATCTTTCATTGCTACATATGCTTTAGCATAATTGTGTTTACCCCAATCTTCACCCATTGAATGTCTTGGTAAAGCATTTTGATCAAACATAATTACAGTACCAAGCTCATCCACTAAGATATCTGCAATCTGATTGTTTACCATATTATATCCAATCTGATATGCTTTCATTAGATCTACCAAAGATGTTGATCTTGTATTTCTATCTGAGAATACTCTACCTTCAACTGGAAGCTTGCATCCATATAATGTTTTATCTCCTTTAAATTGAAACGGTATTCTTCCTGGCTTAGTTCTATTTATTCCAAGATATATTGGATTAATATTATCACCCATATTAGATCTCCAGAATGCAGGTAAGTTAGGTCCAATCTTAACACCACCGCATACTTCATTTACCCAAATCCAGTCTATATGCTCACCTTCAAGTAAATTTTCTTTTGTTTTCTGCTTATAGATTGTTGTATCATATACAGGTGTTTCAGTGACTTTATAATTTTCATCAATGATTTCTTGAATTATCTCACCATCTTTTTTTATTCTAGTTAGATGTCCAAGTTTGCGTTGTGTTTTCCAGTATGTTGTTGTAACACGCATAAGCTCTGATTCACCCCATATACCTACATCTTCACCCTCATTAAGAATCATACTTACAATATCACCTCCTCTTTTTGGATCATCATTCCAGTTACTTACATATTGTCTATATGCTAGTCCAGGCATTTGGGTATTCCATTCATGTGAACGAGAAGGATCATAATATGAACCATCATTCTGCATGCCATTTACTTGATACAATGCAGATCTTGCAGGATATATCTCTTGAAGAGAATGTAGTTGAGGTTCTGTCATTAGATAGCCATACTTATCAATGACATCTGAAACAGTCATTAAATCAATTTTACCGGCATAATTTGCATTAGATATATATCTAACATCTGGAGACTTCTGATAGAATGTTAGAACGGGATTCCAAAGCTCTATATCATAATCATCCTCTAACATTTTAAAATGCCAAAATTCTCTGTCACAAATAAGCATATCACGGAAAGCTCTTTCCTCAAGCTCTTGCATTTTGAATCTCTCTTCATCTACTGCAAGCTGATGAGAAGCCCACTCTTCTATCATAGATCTATAGTCTTTAGAAAAGAAGTCTTCTATTTCTGGAAGTGTTTTTAAATTTTCAGGGCTTAACTGTTGCTGAGATTCCTCTGATTCCAAATCCGCTCCCATCTCAATCATTCTAGCTGTTAACTTAGCTGATGCATCTGCTAGTAGATTCTCTTCTATCATAGCTCTTTTCTGCTCCAACATTTCATTATAAGATGTATCATCAACAGCTCTAAATTGAACTTTAGAATAACGGTTAGAAAACTCGCCAGTAAGTACATTAACTACATTAGGAATAATAGGATAGAACTTTAGCTCTAATGCAGATGAGTCCTCTTTTGTAAGGACATCCATTAAATCTTTGTAGTCATTATCTTCCTCTACAATATAATCTGTCTTGTCAATAATACCTTTGGCAAGCTTATAGTTTTTTAAAAGCTTTCTTGCATTATGCCTTAAAAACTCAATACCTTGTAACTCTAACCAATCTATATTCCAAGCATACCAGTCATCATTCTTTTTCTTTGATGGTAAAAACTGTATAGGTTGAGTTAAGCTTGATGAGGTTGGATAACCTTCACCTTTTGCACCATTTTTAAGCTGTAATGCATTAAATACTTTCATTATCTAAAATTTTTAAATCCGCTCCTTTTTACTGTTCTTGCTAAAGTTGACTTACTACGTCCTATATTTTTAAACGGACTATACTTTAATTTATACAAATTTTGTGACTTTTCCAAGGAAGAATCTGTTTCTTTAACTTTCAAATAACCTCTATTTGATTGCTGAACTTTAGCAAAAGCAATCAATGCTGCAAATGAAACTAATCTATCCACGTTTACTCCCGGTTGATATGCTAGCATCTCCTTTAGTAACATGGGATCTGGTATTCTTTCTATACCCAATGTAGAGCTTATAGTGTTACCTTCTTCATCAAGATCTTCATCTATTTCTTCACGTAAAAATTCAATAGCATAAGATATAAGATGAGATTTAAATAATGTTCCTGTATTCTTCCAACCATATTCTTGATAGACCGTTTTGTTAGACCCAAGATCTTTTAAGAAGAGTATTTGTTGTTTAGGTACAAGATATTTTTGTTTCTTTTTAGATATCATGTACTGGATAAACAATGATATGTTGTTCTCAACTACCGTCCAGGCATTATACCACTCAATAATTAATTGAAGTTGCTCATGTGTTTTGTTTACGTCATCATATCTACCGCACCATGCAGCAACTATTTTGTCCTGTTCAATTATTTGCTCTACACCTTCTGGAGTTTCTCTTGTTATCTCTACTGCATTTTTGTAAACATAAATACTACACAATGAGTCTGACGTTGTAGTTTTACCTTCAGATACGGGGTCAATAGAAGCATAGTATGCACCCCACTCTGGATTCTTAACAGGTCTTTCCCAAACAACAAGAGATCCTGATTTATCTTGCATCTTTTTATCTACAGGAAAAGTAGATATTGGAAGCTTAGATGTTCTTTTTGCTTTTATCCCATCATGAGTTCTTTCAAGCTCTATATGCTCATAATGATATTCTTTATCTTCAATCTTTTTAAGTTGCTTCTGGATAAGCCCTTGTGGAAATATTGATTCCTTCCTATAGGCAAACCCTTCTGCTATATTAGTTGGTTTCTGAGATATTCTTAACTGATATTGTTCAGGGTTTAGTTTAATCTTCCATTCAGCACGCTCTTTCATAATGGCATCTAAAGCTTCCTCTACTTTAGAGTTGCCATAATCATCTATGTGTGGAGGCATTGACCATTGTTCTGGAATAAATAAACCAGACAACCCTTTAGTACCATCAGCATCCATTAAATCAGTTTCTACAGCATATATATCATTGTTCAATGGATTTAATATCATATCCTTTAATGGAATACATTGATCTAAATCACCCACAGATCCAGCCGCTATAAACATACCGGTAGTCATCATACCTGAAGACATTGCAGGTCTAAGGTATTCATAAGTGTCCATCATCTTAGGTGCAATACCAGCTTCCTCATGAAAGAAGTAAGTTGTCGGTCCCCCTACCCCGGTTGTTGCATTCTTTTCAAATGATGCACCTTGTATTTTAGACTTTAAACCTTTACTAGTTTTTCTATTACCAATTTTAACTTCTATTTGCTGCTGCCATAACAAAACCTTTTCTGGATTACTAGGTCTATACCATGCCGTATGCTCATTTAGAAAATCTCTATATTCTTCTAAGAACTTCCAAGAACCTTTATCATTGATATAGTCTTTAAGACTTGCCCCAATCTTACACACAGATCCTTCTTCAAACCAATATGTGTTTATAATCTTACCCATATGGAAATAAGAAGATGCTATCTGCCGTTTCTTAAATATAGCTGAATGTTTGTGGTTTAGTTCTGCCAATAGTTCATAAAGAGCCATGTGATATTGAGCATCACGTACTTTAGCAAAACCATACGCTTTTTCTTCTTTGTCATAGATAGGAAGAAAGTTTAACCACATGTAGTAGTCTCTGCAAAGATACCAAGTATTACCATTATTCTTAAATATTACACCTTTTCTACACTTATCTTTCTCCTCATCCCAATATTTAATAAAATCTTTAGATCTAAAAGGTTTATTGCAATAGAATCCTTGATCATTAAATATTCTAGCTTGTTCATTAAACAAATAGGAGGTTTCATCAAAGTTATATTGACCGGGTTCTTTAAATAACGGCAATAAAAAGTCCAACCACTCCTGATCATTCTCAAAAGTGGTTGTAGTCCATTCACCATTATCATATGTTGGAATAACCTTACTCATCTACAACTTTAGCAAATATCATATCCACATTAACTAGCATACAGTCCTCACCATCATGTTTCATGTCAATACCTGTTGCGTGTTCATGGTATTTCACTCTATCCCCAACACTTAAGGTACTAACATCTTCACCTACAGCAATTACTTCCGCTAGATATTCTTTTTCAATCTCCGTCTTTATTATTGTTGTCCCTGGATAGTATTGAGACGGTTGGACATCTTTTATCAGAACTTTCTTTCCTAATGGTATTATCTTCATTTTTATTTTGTTTTGTTGGTTTCTCTTTCCATATTGGCTCATCCCAGTAAAGGAATGTAAGCCTATCTTTTTTATTGGTCATAAGCTAATCCCTGTCCTCCCCTAACTGATGTTGTTTGTTCATCTTTAAGATCTTTATATGCGCCTTTAAATGATTGTCTAATTGCATCAAAGTCTTTTGCTACAGCCCGTATTTGACTAATATTACCATCTCTACCATCTGTAATTTGAGTATTAGCCATATATGTAGCCATATTATCTAATGCTTTTTTGATACCCATATAAGCTCTGTATGTAGGGGTTTCATACATCTTCATACACATATCCAAAGCATATCTTATTTTAGGATCTTCAGGTGATTCTTCCAATCCTACTTCATCTATAACAATATCCTCTTTTTCATGCTCCGGTAAATTAAAAAATGGATTAGACTCTGGATCAGGAGCAGTCATATAAAATAAGTATTGATAAATACTCATATATGTTTCAGGATAATCATCCATTATAGATTTTAAAAAGTTTAAAGTATAACAGTGTTCTGTTACAACAACCTTATCATTTTGTATATCAAATAACTTTGTAATCATGTTGTTAAATCATTTTCAACTGTAGATACTGAAGCTGCAACTGTCACTATTGAACCATCAGTCATAGTAATATCTGTTCTAATGGGACTTGGAATTGTACCATTTATTAATGCTGGAGTAAAGCTAACTACAAAATTTCTATTTATGTATCCTGTTACAGGTACGTCTATTTCATTTATTTCCGTTGTATTATAACTATAACCAGGTATTGTCTGGGTTATAAGTGCTCCACCTGTTGGATCATTTGGATCCGGTGTCTGGAAATTTATAGGTGGCTCAGTTGTAGTATTAGTAGTCTCATCCTGGCCTTTTTTTATAATAGTATATTGGATTAAATCATTTGGATCAATTGCTGGCATTTTATTTTGTTTTTAACCAATTAATAATACTTATCACTTCATTCTTTAAATAAGGAAGATCATACATTACAATTTCATCTAGTACAGGCTCTCCATTTATATGTTCATTAATTGGATACCCATTTTTATCTTCTCCTATTTGTTTAAACTTTACATGTTGTATTTGAAGTTTTCCAATTTTTAATTTGGGATTATGCTTCTTAATAATATACGCATAAATACTCAATTGTAAATTATAATGGTTTAAATTACAATCATCCAAATGTGAAACTGGGTTATACATCTTAGACGTAATGCCTTCCCAATTAGTAAACCCTTTTTCTTTTATTTCTTTATTTGTCTTATAATCTGTTATGTTTATCGTACCATCTATGATTTCAACTAAATCAGCTTGACCACAAAGTTTTGAAGACTTTAAATACACCATATGTTCAGGATATACACCATCCTCAAGCTTTTGTTCTGGTGCAATTTTAGCTCCTGTATTCTCATTGTACAAAGGTTTTATTATTGGCACTTCTATCCCATCTCTTTCAATAGTCTCAAAGTCTAATAGGTCAGCTTCTCTTTGATTATGATAAAAGTTTCCTAATTTAATTGCTCTATTGGATTCATTATCCCAAGCTTGCAGTATTTCTTTTGGTGTCATACCATACCACTTAGATCTTTTATTTTTAGATGATTTTTTAGCTTGTTCTTCTGCATCAAATTTTGGTTTAAGCATTCCTATCAGTGAGGTAACACTTCTCCATTCAATATTATCACTATCTGTACTTTCATACAAGTGACCTTCTTCTTTAAATTGTAATGCCATATTTATAAGTTTTGTATCCCTGGAAAAGTAGTAACTTCTTTATTTAAAAGTCTAGCAACAGCTTGACCAAAATCAGCATCATTGGGATATTCAGTTCTTAATTTTTTTACTTGTGTTCTAAAGTCAACATTCTTTTCAACATATTTGTATTCTACTTTTGGAGTAAAATATTCTTTAGTTTGCCTATGCTTATTTAGATCATTCTTGTCCATCATTTAAATTTTGAGTTAATTCATCTTCCTCTTCATCAGTCATTAAAGCATGCCATTTATTTAATGGACATGAGCTAGATAAAGATCTTATTTTCAAACCTAAACTGCATCCGCATTCTCCACAACAAGGTTGTGTTCCAGGAACTGTACATTTTTTACCATCTCTGTCCAATGATTCACATCTCACACAATGTTGTTCCCACCTTTCTTTAGCAACAGCTTCAACATGTTCTTGCTTAAATATTTTATTTTTTAATCCTTCAAGGATTTGTTTTCTGTTTTTAAATATGTCTAATAAACTCATGATTTATCTTTTTTAAACTGCTGTCTACTGTTTATAGAATCTTCAATTCTTTGTAAGGTGAATTCAAGCTTTTCTATTTTCTTTTTTGTTTCTAAAGTTTTCTCATAACCATTATAAGTGTGTTTTTCTAAGTTACCCAGATAGCTTTTATTTTTAATTATAGCCTTTTCTAGTCTAGCTTTTCTTATTGCAAACGTACCTATAGCCTCAATATAAATTCTTATATCATCTATATTAGATAATGATTGCCTTACTTTAGAATAATAAAATGATATAAGATCCTCCACCACAGAAGGATGTACACCAACTTCATCAGCTATATCCTCCTTAAATATTTTGTGGCTTTTAGGTTTCATTCACCAAGAATCTTAAAATCTAATAATATTATACCATTTGAAACTTCCACTTCTTTTGAAATTTCAATTGTCTTTTTACTCTTACCATTTTTTATAATCAAACCTTTTTTAGCGGCTTTATTTATAGCATTACGTGCCGACTGTGGGCTTTTAAATATTTCATTTGTTACAGCTATTTTACAAAACTCTGTAAGCTCATGTTCACCCATAACAGCAAGCAGACCTAAACAATCTAGATCTGCTGTGCTGATTTGGATGTCATTAAAAAAACAGTAAGTGAGTATTTGATATTTTAAAGTCCGATCTAAACTAGTTCTGACCTTCTTTGATATTTTAGTTACTTCTGCCATACTTATAGTTTTAAAATTACTTCAACAAGACGTTCATCTGGATAACAGTCCATCTTGGTTTTTCTGACATTTGTATGTGTAAGCAATCCTTTAATTTTTCCATAGTAAGCATCTTCTTGAAATTCAAATGCTTTTTTGGGTCCAAACTTTTTGATCAATTGCTGCAATCCTAAGCGCATATCAATCTCATCTCTTTCAGCAATGTACCTTAGTAGCTTTTCTGTTTCAGCTATTTGCCTATCTGAATACTTATGCCAGTATTGACGTCTTCTAAATGGAGAGTCTAACTTAATTACTTGGTCTTCATGTACAGGTGACTTGAAATAAGTGTAGTAATTACCCATATCTTCTTCAACATAGCCGACAGAACAGATTTCTATACCAACAGAATGTCTATTCATGTGGCCCGATCCAGTTTTACCTAAATGCCAACCATATCCACTCTCAGGAAAAGCTTGTACTACAACACCATCATACTCACTTGGACCGCCCGTATGAGATTGACCCCCTATAACAAATTCTGTGGCAACTCTACCCCGTGTATCTTTGTTCCAGTGATCAATTACCCTATATGGGTTTTCTCTACCTGCTGTATGATGCAAGAAACAGTACTCATTCTTGCCTTTTCTTTGAAGATATTCATTCTTATCTAGATAATATCTGTGAATAAGTTGATCATACTGTGTTTCAAAATGCTGAGACATGATATCACTATCTTCATCAATGGCTTCACCATCAGACTTAGATAATGACAACATATGCCAGGTATTATTCCCAACAATACCATCAACAACTAATTGTTTCTCTAACTGAAAGCGCATAACAGCTTTTTCAGTCTGTGGCCCAAATTTACCATCTGGTATAACGTTAAGAATCTTTTGTAAACGTACTACTTCTGGTCCTTTATCACCTTTCTTTAGTAGCTTATTCATTTTCAACGACTCTTTTTAGTTTTTTCTTAGGCGGCTCCTGCTTATTCATAGCTTGATTAAACTCTTCTCTAGCTTCATTAGTTGTAGTAGATGAAGTATCTTCTTTTGCCCCTTCCATTTGCATGTATGCATCAGCCATAAAAGCTTGAGCTTGCACTCTCTTAGCGCGATTCTCTTCAATCTCCGTCATTAAGCGTTCATATTCTGCTTGCACTTTTAAATGGGGAATCTGTTCCTTATAAAACTTAGTAATTTCAGCACGTCTTGCTTTTGCCTCCTCTGGAGTCAATTGTTTGTTGGTTTCTTCACTCATAATATTTGATTTTTAAATTAAACTTTTTGTGTAACGCATTTTGCGTTATTTTAATATACTGATATAGTTACTTCAAAGTTAGAATGTCTATCAGCAGTACTAATAGTTTTACAAGATACAAGATATCCGTTGTAAGATTGAATATCCTTAACTTCAAAATGGGTTGCGTAAGGTTCATGAAACTTGATATAACCTACATAGGTACCATCACTGTTATGAAACTTAAGTTCAAAGTTTGAGTTTTCTCCTGCCCAACAAACTCCACTTGATGTTGTACTACATGTTGCTATTACATCGTGACTAGGTGTACACCAAGTAGGGTTGATAACTACATCTTTAATACACTGTTCATAATCAGAACTTTTTTGTACAAGGATTGAATCATCTAGGTTGCTGTTTCTAAAAGCAGATTGATCAATACTTACTGTAGCTTGTAATGAAGCTGAGCTACCTTTTCTCCAGTCACCCACACTATTGTTAGGTGCAATTAAATAAACAAGTAAAAATGCTAGTGCTAAACCAACTAGTACACTTTTCTTTTGCAGAAGGTTTTTAACCTTAGTTAAAATTTTTTTCATAATGATTTTTTTAAATTAAAACCAAATATATAAAAAAAGTTTAACTAATTAAAGTTTAATATTTTTTTTATACTACCGTCTGACATTAATACTATCACAAACCCTTTGTAGTTATCATCTACATCTTGTCCTAATTGGTTGTATCTTCTTATTATATAAGCTTCATCTATGGTTACGGACACTGGTTGAAAGATTTCAGTTGTCCCGTCATAGTCTGTTTGTGCTAGCCGGTAGTACGAAGTACCTAAATACGGTTTAGGATCTTTTATATTGTAGTTTAATGTTGAGGTACTATTCCCAGCTCCTTTGATTTCTTTTAGATTTTCCCACGTATATGCGTCTTGACTACGCTGAATTGTAAAATAATCATTATTTGCTTCAGATGCCGTACTCCAATTTATATCAACGATACCCCGATCTAGTGTTACTGTAAAGTCTAATAACTCAATTGGTAGTACAAACCCCGTATATATCTCTAAATACTCTACATGTGCATATTTGCCATTGACATTTCCGTTTGAATTAGTATTTAAATCAAAGCTTAACAATGTTGCTGTGTTAGGAATGGTAAAAAACCGCGTTCCTGATATACCAGAGATGTTATATCCTGTCCATCCACCAACTTCCTCATAATACCAAAAAGAAAATACATCTCCGTTTCTAAGATTAGAAGATATCACCATGATCACCTCAACGCTTCCCCAAGAACTAAAGTCTAATGTATCTGATTCAAAGCTATAGTATGTATCATCTATGTACGTTCCAGATACGTTGTAGCATAACTCCCCTCCATGAGATCCTGTGTTGGGTTGTCCCGTGACAAGCTCCCACTCATCCGGTCCACCAAAGCTATCAAACTCCTCAACATACGGATTTGGGGTTTGACTGTAAACAGTAGTACATAACAATAAGAAAATACTAAGCAATCTCATCATATATCTTTTTTAGTTCCGCGCAACGTAAGTAATACTCAGGCTCATCCTGATCAATGTAGAACCTAATCATATTATCCAATTCCTCTTTGCGGATACCTGACGTAGGATCATATGCCATAATAGCACTAATACCAATATTGTTCTTCTCCTCCACTAGATCAGCAAAGTCTATTTTATTAGTTAGCACCCTATATGAGTTTTCATATGCGGCAGCTAACATTATTTCTTCCAGTTGGATTTTTTCTAGGTCAGTTAACTCCTGGTCATCATCCCATTCTTGTGGTTCTTCCATGGTTACATCTTTATACAATAATATACGCATTTCCCAGCAGTCCCCCTAACCTTTCCCCCAAAAGTTTACCCCACCCCTGTTGGTAAATTGTGTGTTTTGCATTCTGTGAGGGTCCTATAAATCTGCTCCCCGGCTATCGTTTGACATGGTGGTAACCCCACAATTTATTAACTAAAATTTTTCAATTATGTCAGATAAGGGTAAACTAATCAAGACAAGTAGTCTTGTTGACTTTTTAATCAAAGTCAATGCAAACACAATAGATGTGTTTGAAATGAAGAACGCTGAAGGTAACACTGTCAGGTTCTTCAAGGTGCCAGGCACAGAGGAATCTGGCCTGATCAGCAAGAAAATCCAAGAGGACTTGGATGCTGATAAGCACGTCATCAGCCTCTGGATGAGACCAGATGCTGAACCTGCTTTGTTGATTCACAACAAACCAACAGGTGGACCAGCCACCCTAGTGACCTCTTACTCGAAAGAGTAATGTCACCAGGGCAACCTGGTTGTGACAGTGCTTGGACACTATTGCTACTATACAGTAGCCGGGCTTAATGCATGTGCCTGGGAACAGAAGCATTTCTTTTTTTTCTCATCAAAACCAATTAATTATGTACACAGAACATAATGGGGTAATCACTCTTCCTGAGTGGTTAGTAAACCCTAATGCATAGTAATATGTATTAATATCTGCTAATAATAGCGGAGTTTAACCAGCTTGGCAACAGAAATGGTTTATTTTTTTTTATTTGTGTGTGTCATTTAATAAGTGACTCCTCATTTGCCAATAACATAGGGTTATTTGGCTTCAAGAAATTAGTTAGTCCATTGTATATATATGGCTATTGTTACACCACTAAAACCACAAACCATGATAAAAGATATATTCAACAGATTCAAAAGAGAGTACATTGTTTCTACTTATACTTCTTATGAGTGGATTACTACTCAGAAGGCTTTTTGTAAGTTCTTCTTAAGAATCCAGCTACATCGTAGAGGTTTCTCTGCTTTGAGAGATATGTTCTATCCTTCTCGTAAGGTATCTAACTTTCTCTACAAAAGGTTTAACCTGAACACCTACAATTTCAATAGTGATTGTTCTATTGAAAGACACCGTCCTGGTACAGGACAGGTAACATACCACAGCCCTTGGTCAGATTGTATCTAGCCAAGGGAATATTGTTTAACCTAAATCTAATGCTATGAGCAAAGAAACTGTTTACTGGACTATGAGAAATGGTCAAAAGATCAATGTTGATCACATGGACATTAATCATCTCCGCAACACTCTCAAGATGCTTATCAGAGCAAAGAGAACTGCACCTGTATCTAAGTTTAAGGTACATGGTGAGATTGCTAGTGAGTTTGCTGATATGGCAGAACTATATGCAATTAATCCTGAACTTACTTGTACTTGTGATGAAGTACACATCTGTCAGCAGTGTTATACTGATAGATGAAGAAACTAAGTAGTTGAAAGAACATACATTTGAATTGATTCTTTACTACTCTTGGAATAGTCTTAGTACTATTTCCTCTCTCTAGGTTTTTAAGAGTTTTCCTAACCAAACCAAAACTCTTTCTTTTTACTTTACTTCTCTGTATAAGAGAATCCAAGATATTATCCCATGTTGGCGGGATATAAAACCACAGATGTTGAACTGTGGCATAGTTACTATGATAGTCAAAACACCGTATGATCAGTACCTTTCTTGTAGGGGGAGCAGTCATACACAAGGGTGGATAGGACAAAGGCCTTGCAGGGTTCTAAAACTATCAGTGTTATGGACAAAGAGTATTGCCTGCAAGCAATATGTGGTTATCTATAAAATCAGGGATTTGAGCTACTATCCTGGTAAGACGTAAAATGCTAAGTCTCAATTAAAAAAGAGAACTGGACAATGGTGTAACACCTAAAGCTTATGGTATAGTTGGAAGTGCCTAATCATTATGTAGCAATACATGATGTCATCCCGAAAGGGGTTATTGATTCTTTGTGCCAGCATTGATGATATAACACTTAATCAAAGTCTTATTGGCCAATAAGATGGAGAAAGAGTAGAACAACTATATCTTATTCTGTTACTGTGCAGTCAATCATAGTATGGCAAAGTTAATGAAGGGGATTTTCTCTCCCGTGTGCTAACTATCTCCAAAGGATAGGTCATTAACATTTAGAACCGAGTAGTGCTAGGTTCTTTTTTTTTAATCAGGCAGTACCACATAAAGATGATAGCCTTTATGATGGATCTGGAATTTATAGGTTCGAATCCTATTACTGCCACTATATTCACTCAAAACCAAACATTATGATTTTAATTATTATTCTCAACTTAGTATTACTTGAAGTAGTACTAAGCATAGATAATGCTGCTGTATTATCTACCATGGTAAATGACTTACCAAAGAATCAACAAAAGAAAGCCTTAACATATGGTATCGTAGGTGCATATGTATTTCGTGGCTTGGCATTGTTGTTTGCTGTATATCTTATACAACTTACATACCTCAAAGTTATAGGTGGATTATATCTCGTATATCTTTGTATAAGTTCATTTAGAAACTCTGATAATCCGGAAGCAAAAACATTTAAGATACTATTCTTAAATAAATTCTGGTCAACAGTAGTTCTTATTGAGTTTGTAGATATTGTATTTAGTATAGATAATATATTTTCAGCTGTAGCATTTACTGATAACTACATTCTAATTTGTATAGGTGTGTTTATTGGTATACTTGCAATCAG